TTAGCAAATTCTTTTGCAAAAGAAGCTGCATGCTTTTTGTAAATACTATCTGTATCTTTTCTATACTTCATAGTAGTTTTACTTGCTATAAAAAATTTACCTGTCCATCTTCTGCTATTTTTTGAACTAGGTACACTCCCTGGAATAAACCATTTCATAGTTTTAATGTTTTAGATAGCAATGGTGCTATGATTTCTTTTATTTTATTTATACCGTGTAATTTTACAGCATCAGATAAATCTTTTTCTATTTCTAAAAATGTCCCATGAATATTATAAGCTTCCTTATATTTCTTTATTGCATTATGACCTGCTTGATCATTATCAAATAAAGTAATAACTTTAGAATATTTTTCTTTTAAGTTATTTATTACATAGGGTTTTATTAATGTATTTTCACTATCTGGTGCTATTACTTCAACATTAAAGTTAAAGTGTCTTAAACACATTGCATCTTTTAATGATGAACATATTATAAGATTTGGTTTTTGATATTTAAGTTGATCTATACCTTGTGTATATGGTGTTACTTTTATGAATTTATAATTTTTTTGAGCAGGTTGATATATTTTATATATATCTCCGTATTTATTAAAGTAACCATACATTTGTTTATTTTTTATAGTAATTTTATCAAATGTATTTTCACCTTCTTTAATCATATTATAATATTCAATTGGGTAAACATTATATTCTTTTAGTATAGATGATCCTATATTAAATGATAACCAAAAATCAACATCTGTTTGATACCAATTTCTTTTCTTAATAAAGTCAACTTTATATCTTGCAGCAGGTGTACATTCTATTCTATCATGTTCTCCGTGCTTAAGAATATATTTATTATAATCTTCTATTATATGAAACAATGCTTGTGAAAAATTTAAATTAAATATTTCTTTAACTAAATCAATAGCACTGCCCTGTTTACCAGAACTAAAGTCTTTAAATTTGTATTGACCCACATTTTTTGCAAAGTATATAAACATACTTGGTGTTCTCTCAGTAGGATTAAAAATAGATTTAACTTGTAAATCTTGTCCAAATAATCTTTCTGGCAGGTCTAAATAAAATTCAAATACCCAAGCACTGTCAACATCTTTTTGATCTGATATAAAATTTTTTGTGCTTATCATAATAATAAATAGTTTAGGGTGCTACTAGAGCACCCCTTACTATAATTTAGGTAAATGTATTAACGGTTATTGGCTTATGCCTAAGATACCTAAAGTTCAAAATCAGATCCTGTTGAACCATTTTGTTTTGGTTCAAAAGATTGATTAGCATTATCTTTTTTAACCACTGGTCTAACATGAACAGATACATCAAACTTTAATAATCTACTGTTTTCTACATCAGTTTTTTCTAAACCTACACCGTCTTTAGATATTCTAGGAATATATAAATCATTATTTACATAACCTTCTTTATTTTCCCATTCACGGCTAGCTAAACAAGAGTTCATAAATTTACTACCTTTTTCATTGCTAGTAAATAATGAATTACATTGACTTACAAAATCCTCTATTGTTTCTGCCTCAATAGAATCTAAATCATCTCTCATTTCAAGTACTTCACCAAGGAAAATCATTGACTTAAGAACTTCTTGATCCTTATTTATTTCTCTACCACTAGGTAAAGTAGCATCTTTATATGGATATGGTGTCATTCTAATTCTTCCTACCTGACCTTCATATCTACCTAATGATGGATTATTTTGATCAATTAGAAATCCTTCAAACTCACCTCCAAGAGGTTTAGTTTCTACATGTAACATAATATTATGAGCATCTTTGTCATATGGTGTTACATCATAAGTAATTTTATTAATTTTGATTTCATGATTACCTGGTCCAAGAACTGGTCTAGCTTTACCAGATCCTACTTGCATGTCTTTAGTGTTTAACATAACTTTTGTTTTTAAATTTAATTCACTCATTTTACTCTTTTTAAGATTCATACTTTGTTATACAGTCTTTTACTAACTGTAAGTCATTTTCTATAAAGGGTTCATCAAACATTCCCATTGGTGATTTACATGTGTTTTCACCATTGTTTACTGTATCAAACCCATATTCTAAACTGTCTTCTGTTTTCTTTACTCTACCAAATAGAACTATTGAAAACAAACCTTCTAGTGTTAAAGTATTGTCTATCATTTTACCAATAGTTTTAGCTTTAACTTTTCTATGTCCATTTACATCTGTTGATTCTTCTGAATGAGTTAGAAAAAATACGTATAAGTCTTCTCTCAGATCTTTTGGCATTTTAGCAACTTGTGCTAAGTTAGCTGCAATCTGTGTAAACTTATCATAACCTTTTTCATTAGCTCTATCAAAATATTCAAATGAACTCATATACTGCCAATCATCTATAATTAGATTTTTTACATTTGGCATTTTATCATTTACATGTTGTATAGCTTTTACTATACCAGCAGCTGAAGAAGCTGAAGTCATATTACCTTTAGGATTATCTTTACTAATATTTGTATAATTTTTTTTCCAACCTTTAAACGGTAGTGGTTTATTAGCAATGTTAATAATAAAAGTTTCTTTTGGATCTAGGTTTCTCATACTAGTTGATTTACCTGTACCTGAGTCTGCAATAATTAATACGCTTTGTGCCATTTATTTACTTAATTTTTGATTAATACTTAATAATGCTTTTTCTATTCCTTTTAATACGTCAACTATATCTCTTTCAGTCTCTGGATTTGGTAATGCATCAAATGCTTTTTGTTCTACTTCAGGATCACCACTGTTTAATGGTAAATTCCTACTAGTAACATCATTGATTACTTTTAATTCAGATACTGGAACTATATGTCTTTGAAATCCTGAGCTACTTGTAATTAATTCATATTCTTCTTTCCAATGTGGATTATGTTTAATTAAATACAAAGTTCTTTTAGGATCTTCTGATTCATACTGAATACTTACAAATTCAGTGTATATATCTGCTCCTTTTTCTAGTTCACTAGGAAAGAATGAGACATGTAAATCATCTTTTCCAGTTGGCCTATAAGCCATCTTTGGTATATATAGAGCATTGTTCTTATTTGATTTATCAAAATAGGGCTGATGCTCTTTTCTTAATTCTAATACTTTTGCTTTACGTTCTGCTGGGGTCATATATTATCTTCTTTGTTGTTGTGGTGGAGTATTCATTTCTTCTATTTCCATTCTTTCAAATGCTGCTTTAAAGAATGACATACGTGCATCACCATTTCTTGCTTTAAGAAAGTGTAATACTAATGTTTTATCATCTTCAATGATAAATCTATCAGGACCATAGTTTCTAATCTTTTGTTTAGCTGGACGGTTAATACCTATTAAAGTATCAGCATGTTGTAACATTGCATCTGAACCAAATATATCTGATTCAAGTACATAATTACCATATTTACCATCTATTGCTCTGTCAGGATTATCTATATTCCTATTTAATTGTGATAATGTTATAAACATCACGGGATATTCACGCTTAACCTGTGTAAAAAATTCTCCTAGTTCAAATAACATATCTAATCTATTGTTTTGATATGGTGCTCTTTTTACTAGAAGAGTATGATCAAGAGTTATAATAGTCTTTTCACCTTTATGTTCATTCATATACATGTCTATTTGTTCACGCATTTGATTTACAGTCATAGGTGTAGATATAACATCTACTGGATTTTTTAATCTTTGTTTAGCATATTCATGACATCTATCAAAAATTTCTGTTTCTAATATAGATCCAGCACTACATAATTCTTTATATGTTTTACCTGTAATAGAACTAAACTCTCTAATTGCTGAAGTTCTACCTACCATTTCAAACTGAAACTCTAATACTCTGTATTTTTCTTCTGGATTAAGTATAAATGATTCTCTTATTATTTGATCTTTAATTAATGTTTTACCTGAACCAGGTCTACCACCAATTACTGTTAAAGTATTCCATTCTAATCCATCTGTAACTGCATCATTAAATTTAGGCCACGGAGTTTGTATGGATTTCTCCTTACCACTCTGTCTATCAAGCATATATTTAAGTGCTTCATTAAATGATTGATATTGTCCATTCCAAGCTTTCATACTACTTTATCTTTAAAATGATTAGGTCTATCTACTACTCCATCTTTAATCATATCACAGTAATCTGCTAATTCTGAGTGCTTTACTTTATTTTTATCTTGTTTTGATATAAAATATTGACTGTTTTTCATATATAAATATTCTTTATCTCTAAATTCATTAACATACATTTTTGTTGCTTTAATTATATCATTCCAATCAAAATCATATGTTTCAAAGAACCATCTAAATGCAGTCTCAAGACTTCTAATGTTTTGTCTTGCTGGTTTTCCACTAGGTAGTTTACCTGCAGGAAATACTTCTCTGTATAAATTTAACTTATCTACAAAGTTTTTACCCATTAACTGAATATTGGTTTTCTTTTTTGCTTTAACAAAATAGTTATCATATTTTCTAATTATTGCTTTGCCATCCTTAGTAATACTATAAGTTGTTTTGTTATCTTTTTTATGTTGAACTACATATCCTGCTTTAACTAAATAACCTACTTCAAGTAAAGGTTTTATTTGTGGCACAGATATACGTTCATGTATAGAATACAGTAATAATAACTGATTTGGTGTTATGTTATCTTTAAGGACTTTTTGTAATAATTCCCACATATGTTGGTTTAAATATTTTGTTTTGCAAATATACTGATTAATAACTTTTTTTCCTATCTTTGTAGTATGAATTTTACATTAAATGACATAAAATTACTGGAACAATCCAGCCATATTAAAATGCTTAGAACTAAGCCTGATACTAACCTTAATAAATTATTAAAATCATGGAAGAGAACAAAAAACCAAAATTAGTTAAAGGTAAAGAACTTTTAGATAAGATTCCTGAAGATAGTTTTATTAAAATAAATAAAAATTCTGTAATCTGGACACCTATAAGTTCTAACTATATGGATCAGTTAGATGAAACAATAAGTTTTATACTTAAAGATATGTCTGAAGAAGAACAATTTAAATTTTTTACTAAGTTTAAATTATCTGAAGTTAACCCAAATGAATTTAATAAGCAAATTAAAGATGGTACTTTAACTATAAGTCCAGCTGAAATGGCTTTAGCACCTTTAATGGAATTATATCATTTAGTTAGATTTTATGCTGCAAATCAAGATGATGTAGAATATCAAAAAGTTGAGGCTATTAGTGAAAATGTTGCTGAGTATGTAAATGATACATTAAATAAAGAAGAAGAAGAAAATGAAAAAACTTCATCAGGTCCTATAGTAATACAACCTAGCGAAGATTAGATCCTACATTGTCTCCTATTTCAATAATGTTTTGGATCACACTGTTTAATTCAGTTTTATCACAGTCACCAAATGATTTACAATATTCTTGACCATCTCTGTTAAAACATAAACCTGATTTTCTTTTTACTATAAGTTTCATTTCTTCTAAACTATAACCTATCTCTCCTGCTAATTCTCTTAGCATTACATAAATTTTTGCTATTTGTGCATTAGATCCTTTTGGACCAGTTACACTTACAAAAATTTCTACTTTAGTGCCTTCTGGTAAACTATCTACAAATTTATTATAGATAGTTTCCCTGGCTTTAATGGTATGCTTTAACTCTCCATCTTTTTTAATAAGATTAGAGAAAAAATTTTGCTTACTCATTTTCTTTTTATTCTTCTTTTTATGTCTTTTTCTACTTGTGATGCCATATATAAACCTGTTACAACACCTAAAACATAAATTACTATATGTGTTATTACATAAATACCATTCATAATTAATCTTTTAAATCTTCTAATATATTTTCAGCTAAAAACTCTTCATCTACTTCAACATGTAGATATGGTGCAATGTCAATTTTAACATTATTACCATTTTCATCTTCTGTTGTAACAAACATTTTATTTATTACAACAAAAGCATCACTACCTGGATCTAAATAAGTTTGTCTTTCAGCTGCTTCAAATGTAAATTCTACTTCAAAATCTACACCATCTATTTCTATTTCTTTAGTGTCTTTATAACTTCTTTGTGGTAAGGCCATTTTTCTTCTTTTTTTTATCAATTTTTTTGGCTTCATTTTCTATCCACCATTTTAAATATTCTTCAGGAGTACCTTTCCAATTGGACTCCTTCATTGCTTGATATACTGATTTCATTTTACTCATGCTTGTGATTTTAAAGGATTATATCTGCTTATTTTAGTTGAGTCAAAACTACTTAATGCTGAATCAACCCATTTTTCATCTACAGTGTTTTCATAACAAAGTATATGACAAATAGCTGTTTCATTAGGATTAAGTCTTAATAATCTACCAATACGCTGTGCTGTTTTTCTTTCATTACCATAAGCATGCATTATTATACCTTGTTTTAATCCTGGTATTGTAACACCTTCTGATAATTGTAACACACATGATAATTTATCTATTCTACCATCACGAAACAATTCTAAATTTTCTTCTGATTCATTATTTTTAGAATGATAACTATGTTTACACATTCTATCTGCTTGTTTTTGTGTGTTAGCAAATATAATACATTTTTCTCCTATATTTTTAATTATACCTTTAGCATATTGTTCTTTAGTAGGATATTCCATCATAGCTTTCATCCTCATAATAGAAGCAAACTGTTTTTGTTTTGCTGTTTGTGCTTCTACTACTCTAGATGTAAAGTATTCATAATCTTTTTTCTCTGATGTAAACCACTTACCTCCTGTTGTTTTATTAACTTTTGCAAGTGTAGATAAACCACTAAGATTTAATTTATGTACTATAATTTTATAATCATTAAGAATATTACTATCAGTTGCTTGATCAACAGTAAAATTATATACCATTGGACAATATTTTTGTACCATTCTAAATTTTTCTGTACCACGTCTTTTAGGAGGTGTACCAGTAAGACCTAGTATTTTTCCTTTATATGCAGACAAAAAACTTTCATGATTATCTAATAAACTATGACATTCATCAAGATATACTATATCATATTCATTAGGATTTTGTTTGTTTATAGATAAATATGTACTAAATGTTATATGATCAGATAATTTATCTGTTAAATCCATTTTGTTTAATTCATCTTTCCAAGCATCTGTAACAGATAACTTAGGAACAACAACTAATGCTTTTATAAAAGGATTGTAATTAGCTAACAAATGTTGTATACCAATTCTAGTTTTACCAACACCCATACTAATACCTAACCCACATCTTTTATTTTTTATAGCAAGATCTAATGCTTTTTCTTGAACATCATTTCTTCCCATTGTTCTCTTTTAAATACCTTATAGTGCCCATTGCATGTATTAATACTTCAATGATATGTTGCTTATCAGTTTTCATTAACTGATGTACATTTATACTACCATATTTATCTATATTAGTATAATCTCTAGCGTCAGCTATCTCTTTGTTTAATACTTCTTTATATTGTATCTGCTTCATAAACTCATTAGCTTCTTTATATTGTTTGCCTTCAAGGCCTTGTGCTGCGTTATCTAATTTGTTCATCTGTTATATTATTTTTTTTCATTATACTTTTTAACTTACTCTTTAATAGATCTTTAGATGGTCTATGTGTAGCAAATATATTATTATCACGTAATGTAGAATTACCTAAAGCTGCTGGAGGTTTTTCCATATTATCTATAGTTCTTTTTAAATTTTTACAAGTTTCTATTGCTTTATTCATAATTATGTTCTTTTAATTGAAAATCCTAATTCTATTGCTTCTGGTTCATTAAGTTCTATCCATGTATGACAAGATCTACATACAGAAAGCCAGGTTGTTGTATCATTATGATACTTACCACGACCTTTCTTATGATGTATTTCAGACGCCCTTAATGTACAACCAGGTAAACTGGCCATACAATTAGGTTTGTCTGTAAGGAATTGTACTCTAAGTTTAGAATACTCCCTATTAATTTTTGCCATCTTTTTAGATTGACTATTCATGTAGCATTTTTTAAAGTTAAGAAATTCTTAGGTAGTAAGCCTTCTGCTATAAATTTTATAATAACATCTTCATATGTTATTCTGAGTTGTTTGAGTGACATTTTGTTAATAAATGTTGGATCAGTCTCTTTAGGATCTATTGCTACCAATTTTTTTGCATCTTTACTGTGTGTAAATATAGCAAAAATTTTGTTAGCTTGTCTATTACAGATCTCTTGTTTCCAACAGTTTAATACAGATTGGCCTCTTTTCCATACCTTTGATATTCTTTTCTTTTTATCTCTATGCATATTAGCTAGTTCATCTTTGCTATACATATTAAAACCATGTAACACTCTTTTAAATAAAAAGTGTTGATGTTGATTTAATTTAGAATAATTTATATGTTGAGTATAATTTTTAGTAATTGTTTGATATTCAGATAACATACCTAAGTACATGTATCTATCTTCTCTGAGTTTTAATTTAAGTTCTTTTAATTGTTGTTCATTAAGCATTTTATTTAAGTGTATTTGAGTGAGGTTATTAATTTAATTAATAAACATATCAGAGGGAGAACATGGGTTGAAAAATTTAAAATTATCCCAAAACTCCCTCATCAATGTTTTAAAAACAAGTATTACAGATCAAAGTTGACTTCTTCTTCCACTTCTAATTCTTCTTCAACTGTCTCTTCAACTGCATCTTCTACTACAGTTTCTTCATTAGTAACCTCCTCAATAGCTTTTTCAAGATCTATTTGATTAGGATCTACTTCTTCAGTCTCTGTAGTTTCTTCTTTTAATTTGTTATAAATTTCAGAAGAGTTTGCTTCTTTAATTTCTTTTGCATTAGTATGAGAAATTAATACATCATCTTTTGTTCCCATTGGATCATAAAATGATTTTCTATATATAGGTGCATCTATTTCACCTGTTTCAGTATTTGTACCTTTACATATAACATTTGTTTTACCTGCCATTTTTAAATCAATGTCAGGATTGTTAGTTGAAAATGGGTCAAATGATTCTACAACATATATATTACCTGGTAATGTTTTCTTCTTTTGAATGTTGTAATCTTTTAAATCTTCTACAGTACCATGTAATAATGTACTTTTAGTTACTTTTTTTATCCAACCAGTCTGTGTAAATGTTGTTCCGTCTTGTGTTAGTCTAACATGTCCATATTCTGGATTAGTTTTAGATACTCTAATTACATTGCCCATTTCATCTGGAACAATGCATACTTTACCCTGTTTTGCCATAAGCATTAATAAAATTTAGTTAATAAAATTGATTGATTAATTGTTAGATGTCATCTCTATGAAAGTACTCATCACTGAGTTTTTCTTCATTAGATGCATTGTCAACTCCATATTTGACATCTTCTTTTTGTTTTTGTCTTGGAGTTTTACCTTTAGAATAAGGTTTATAAAATGGATCATTCATTTCCATAGTATATGAATCACTAAGACAATCTAATTCAGATAATTCCTCATCAGTCATGTCTAGATACGTGTCTATTGGTATCTCTATAGTTCTTCCACTAGGTAATTGATATAACATTTTATACGTAAATTAATTATACAAATCTACGTAATTAAACCATGTGATATACATAAAAAATTTGAACTATGCAAACTTTTCAGGAGTTATATAGCTATCTAACTATAAAATAATTAGAAATTTTCCTGATCTTTTTACATAATTTTTATTTTTTAACTCTTTTATTTTTCTATCTACAGTTCTTTGGCTAACATTTGCTGTGTCAGCTATAGTAGCTATAGATGGAAAACATTTCCTATTTTTGTTTGCGTAAGTGCATAAAATGCTATAGATACCTTTGGCTTGTAAACTAAGTTCAGGATCACCTATAACTTTATCATTTACAATACCAAATTTATCTATATCCATTTTGTAATTAATATTATTATAACGGTAAAAAATATACCTATAAAACCAATTGCTGCACCAAACATACTAGAACGGTAGTTTTGGTGTCCCTTGTATGAGTGTTTCATAAACATTTTTACATTTTTTACGAATAGTATTATTCTTAGTTAATATATTAAGATCTTCCCATCTTACTTCTTTTTTAACAAGTACTAGCTCACCTTCAGAATCATTGCTAATTACAGATACTTTAAACTTGTAATGCCATGGATTAAATGTGTCATTATATCCAGTATCACTAGTAATAATAGCATAAAACGTTTTTCTATCAGGATATAACATACATTTTTCGTCACAATATACATTATTATCTTTTAATACATCTGCTTCACATGAAATTGGATCATATTTATCTTCAGTATATATTATAACATCACCTACTTTAGGTAAAACAGGTGGTTCTTTATCAGTCATAATCTGTAGAAACGTAGTTATACTGTGTTCATCTAGTGATTTAAATAATAGATCTACTAAATATTTTCTATTAATTGTATCTTCTTTAAATGCACTTAGCATAATATGTGCACCTACATCTTTTGTTATATTAATTTTGGACATGTCTCTCATGATATAAAATGTATTATTATTTGAATAAATGAATATAATATTAAAATTGCTGTTATAGTACCAAGTACTCTTTCTATTACTGCTGGTACTCTACTATTTTCTTTACCTATCTTTTTCATGGTAATATTCTATTATTAATGAATCTTTTTTATACTGATAATCTAGATATAATTTATCTATTTGATAGTTTAGTTCTCTTTCTTTATCTGTTATTGGAGATAGTATACTACAAGATGTAAATAGTAGTGATGCTATTATTATAATTATTTTTTGCATTTTCTTTTCTTTTTTAATGTATCCTTAGATACCCATATTCTTGGTTTAGGATACTTTGGTCCACTAAACCATCTTGGTATATGTGGTTCACCAACTGTATCTAATTCTTTTTGTCTATAATGTTTTTTAATTTCTTCCATGCCGTAATACTTGTTTTGGTTTTAAGAAAAGAGGAGACTTTTACATCCCCTCTTTTTCCCACTCAAATGCAGTTACGTGGTTTCCCACCTAACTACTCTCACTTAAACTGTATGTAATAATATAGTATTACAATAATGGTACTGTTAGTACGTCACCATTGACGTAAATCTGTACCTTTCATAAACTTATCATATGATATAACAAAGTTTGTTGAGAGTTGTTGAACATCATAAAATTCAAAGTCTTCATGAAATGGTTCATTAGCTTCACAATCTAAATACAATTGCCTAATGTCTTTGATAGATTTTATTCTATTTCTTAGATCACGAATTGTTTTTTGATGTTCTTTAAGGATATTTAAATGATCATAACTATCTTTCAGTTTTAAATTATCTGTTTCAGTACGTATATTAAAGTTATATATTCCTGTACAGAAAGTAAAATCTGCAGTATCATTTCCTTTAATAGTAAAATGAGTATTTCCTAATTTGTATCTTAACCATTTAGGTGCATCATAATAACCAGTGTACTCTGTAGATACTTTTTGATCTACATAATTTAATGTTTCACTTACATGCATATTATAAAACCCTTTGTTAACTATTAATCTATCTGTCTCAGATAATACTGATACCATTATGTTTGATGGTTGTTTTATCTGTAAGTTAACAATGCTACTTGCTCTAAACTTTTTCATATCCATGGATCTTTAGTTGGTGATACATCTTCCCATCCAAATGCTATAACATAGAATGGTAATACAATTCCTATCATACCAGCTTGTGCTCCAATTCCTATTGTGCACATTGGTACATACTCACCCCGTATTCTAAACTTATATGCTGGGTGATGATGAAATAATATAAAGCAACAAGATAATGCTGCTAAATTTACTATAACGGTTGCTATAGATCCTAACACAGTAGTAAAGAATACATCTACATGTAAGTAGTTAAGGTATAAGATTGATAATGGCACTATAATGCCTGATAATAGTTTTTTAATAGTAACTTTCATAATTATTATTTTAAGTGATTAATGATTTGAGTTGAATATAAAAGAGAGTACAGATCCTAGTCTTATTTCTGTATTTCACTGCCTATAGTAGTATCAGGATGGTAGCTATGTGCACTAGCTAACTCTCTTTGTGATTTTTTAATATTGCGGATACTAATATGCTCATTCTATAGAGAGAGAAGAGACATATAGTAATAGCCATCATAACCAGAGTCATTATGTACCCTTGTAAGATACAATCATCAACAAACAAGTTATGATAGCTATATTATTTATTATGTACCAATCAGTTGTTATGATGTGGTAAAAGGTGGTTATATGTGGGAAATAAGACTATCACACACAACTTAATACACACAATTAATTTTTTTTGTAACAAATAAATTGTTTTTATGTCAATTCTTTTTGTTAAGGACAAGAACTTGGTAACATATAGGACAAGTAACTACAATCTTGTTAGATTGCGTTACATTGTCTTATGTTTACTCACATTGAGAATAGTTTGAGTTTGTAAACCAGTCAAGGTAAAACTGAGTGACTACATTTGAGTGAGTTAAATTGCGTAATGCCTTAAGAAAGGTTAAGGATACACTAGTACCCTTAAACACTATTACTTAGGTGTTACCCATTGTAAGGTTGTGTCTTTGAAAGAACCGTCTTCATTCTTTTCATTACGGTCTTTTACAAAGATACCAGACATTTTAAAACCTTTTAGTTCTTGATTAGGTTTAAGTTTTAAAGACCTTGGGTTAATATCCACAAGACACAACAATCCAAATTGGATGTTTTGTTGTGTTCTGGATTGAACCACTTTAGGACCGTCTGGTGTTTGGATGGTTACCTCTTGGATGTTTTCAACTGATGATTTACACACGATAGTGTTAGATCCCTCTGGGATTTTGTGAAAAAATACTGACATAATATAATTTTTTAGACTGTGGACCCAATGGGGGTACACTTCCGTCTTTTGTAAGCTGGGGAGCAGTACAGTAGGAGGTAACGCACATGCCATATATACAACTTTTCAATTCACGGACTTTCATATGTGGGGGGATTTTTGTATATTAAGTATATAGGGGGGATACCCTAAACAAGCCCTCTTTTTTAAAAGAAAGATTGTATGGCAAAAAATAATTCATTAAAACTATCCCCAATATTTAGATTTTTTTTTATTAATTTTGACACAAAAAAAATAGAGCATATGTCCGTAAATGACCCACTAGAAAATTATGATAAGCTGACTGAGGCACAACAATGGGAGGCTGAACAAATAATAATGGATAGAGCGTTTAGAAATTCCTTTATGATCGTAACTAAAAAGAAAACCTTTGATCAAGTAATGCAGTCAAAGAATGGTGCTTTATTAGCACATAACCCTGATGAAGGTATAACGGACTATGAACTTGAAAATATGATGCAACATTTCATTGATGAAGAAGAATATGAAAAGTGTGCAGTATTAAGGGATCTAAATCCTAAATTATTTAAATCATAAAACAATGTATACATATAAAGCAAAATTAGAAAGAGTAGTTGATGGAGATACTCTTGATGCTAGTATTGATCTTGGATTTGACGTAACAGTTCGTAAAAGAATCAGACTAGTAGGAATCAATACTCCTGAATCTAGAACAAGAGACTTGGAAGAAAAAAAACGTGGCCTAGCTGCAAAACAAGCGTTAATAGATATGTTAACCACTGATAATATAAATGACTATTTTATTTTAGAAAGTGAAAGTGTAGGTAAGTTTGGTAGAGTATTAGGTAAATTACATATAGAAATAAATGATGAAACTGATCCAAGTTGTTGTATTAATGATCAATTAGTCAAAGACGGCCATGCCGTAATATATAATGGAGGTAAAAGATAATGTGGGGAATATTTAAAGATAATAATGACTGGAATGAAAAGAATGTTGTAGGATTTATAGCATTCTTAGTAATGGTACTTTTTGCACTTCTAGATTTAATGACAGGCTATTTAGGCAAAGATTTAGTAATCAATGAAACTATTTATGATTCTTTTACATGGGTAGTACTAGGTTGTTTTGGTATAGCTGGTGCAGAAAAATTTGCTAAACAAAAGTAATCATATGACAAATAAAGAAAAAACTCCTCCAAAAGGGGCAGTAAGATTTTCTATAAGTTTATCTGCAGAACAAAAGAAAGCTAAAACTGAAATATTAAAACATCCTTTTAATTTTATTGTAGGTAAAGCAGGAAGTGGTAAAACCTTATTGGCAGTACAAATTGCGTTAGATCAATTTTTTAAACGTCAGTATAATAAAATAATTATAACTAGACCTACAATATCAACAGAAGACAATGGATTTTTACCTGGATCTGAACGTGAAAAAATGGAACCGTGGTTAGTTCCTATACGTTCTAATATGCGTAAAGTATATAATAAAGCTAACATCTTAGAAAAGATGGAAAAAGAAGAAAGTATAGAACTTGTATCATTAGCACATTTTAGAGGACGTACATTTGATAATGCTGTAGTTATTGTAGATGAGTTTCAAAATTTAAGTAGATCTCAACTAGCAATGTGTATAGGTAGATTAGGTAAAGATTCTAAAATGATATTCTGTGGAGACTCATATCAAATAGATCTTAAAGATAAAAACTGGTCTGCCTATCATGATATGGCTAAATTAACTAATTCAAACTACGTATTTAAAACAGTATTAGAAGATTCTCATAGACATGATGCTATAGATGATCTATTAGAACTGTTAAATGGTTATCATTAAATATAAAACGTCACCCATGACGTATTTAAATAAAATTTTAATTTAAACTTTTTTTATTTAAACTTTTTTTGTATCTTTGTCATATAATTAACTTAATATTAATTTAAAACCAAATTTATGGCAACAAAAGTTAACAACTCAGAACATACTGAGGAAGAAGTTCAACTTTCAAAAGAAGAACTAAAACAAAGAAGAGCTGAAATTACAGCTTATTACAAAGAAAATATTAAAGATTTAAAAGTTCAAAAAGAATATGAAGAACTTTTAAGAGATATTGAAAAACTACGTGCTGAAAGAATTCAAGCACAAATGTTTATTGCTCAAACTATGGCAGGACCTCAAGAAGGTACACCAGAAGAAATTAATGCTGCAAGATCAGCAGCAGTTCAACAAGCAGCAAATGATTGGAATGCAGACCAAAATACTGCACCCCCTAGAAAAAGAACTTTAAAAAGAACAGAATCATGAAATACGGAAGAGAATTATTAAAAAAAGTAATAGACTCTAAAGGTTACAAGTATTTTGAAAATGGAGATCTTAATTTAAACATTATTGGAATTAGAAATTCAAAAACAGCAGGACAAGTTACAAACAGATTTGATGATACAATTACATTATCATATAAACAAGATGGAGAATGGAAATATCATGAGTTTGATTGTACAACAGATCCAGGTAAATTTTACATGGAAGATCCTATTGTTGATGAAAAAGGTACAGCAATTCTAAAAGAAGGACAATACAGAGGTTCTCATAAATTAAGATTGCATCAAGGTAAATACTTAGCTTTAGGTCAATGTAAACCAGTAACAGTTTACAGAGATAATAACAGAGATGATATATATAATCTTAATACTGAAAATTTAGATACAGGATTATTTGGAATTAATATTCATAGAGCAACTAAATATGCTGGTAAAAAATCTACACAAGTAGATAAGTGGTCAGCAGGTTGTCAAGTAATTGCAGATAATGATGACTGGCATGAATTTTTAGATATATGTCAACATGCTAGAGAAGTATGGGGAAATAGTTTTACTTATACTCTAATAGAAAGTAAAGATACTGACAAATTAAAAACTTATATATAATGAAAGTAAAGAAAGTAGAAAAAAAAGTTAAAACAAGTAAGGATGAGGTTATTAAATATCAAATCCTTACTTACTGCTTTCTTAATGATATACAAATAAGTTTGTCTGATTTATTATGTTTAACTGAATTAGCTAAATTAGAAAAATCTGAACTTACAAAATTTTGTTCTTTTATTTCTAAAAAAGAAATATTTAAAAGTCCACAATCTTGTAGAAATGCAATTACAAAAGCAAGCAAAAAAGAACTTATAATAAAAACAGGTGTAAATAAAAAAATTATTGAATTAAATCCTAAAATAGAAATTCAAACAGAAGGTACTATATTATTGGATTATAAATTATTAGGAATTGAAACCAAAAAATTATAAAGATTTTTATCCTGAAATTGCTGAAGAATGTAATGCTCATATAGATTTAGTTAGTGATTTAGTAGCTTTTTATTATGGTAGAGTTAGAAATGCATTATCAGAACTAAAAGGAAACAAAATATATCTTCCAAATTTAGGAACATTTTCATTAAGAAAACAAAGACTTGAAAAAAGTATAAAAAGAAATAAAGATATTTTAGGTAATATTCAAAAAAATACTTACAAAGGCTATGGTAAGCATTTGCCAATTAAAGAAAAATTAGAATCTATGGAAAAAGCTTTAGATAAATTAAATGAAGAGATAAAGATAAAAAAAGAATTTAAAGATGAGAATAGGTAAATTATTAAAAGGCATAAAAAATGCAGATCAAATATTAGAAGGAGTTAAAAATAAAATTTTTAAATCTGAAACTGTAGAAGCTGTTGCTGATGAAAGATGGTTATTATGTAAAGAATGTGATATGTTAGATAATGTTGGTTTAAATTGTGCAGCACCAGGAACACAACCATGTTGTGCAGATTGTGGTTGTTCGTTAGGATTTAAACTTAGAGCATTATCTTCATCTTGCCCAAGAGGTAAATGGGATGCAGTATTATCTGAAGATCTTGAAAATAAATTTAAAAATGAAACAGGATATAAATAAAAAGTTATGGCTGTAATATTTAAAGAAGAAGGACACATATATGAAAGTTTAGATGAAAATCTTGAAAAAGATAAAATTAACTGGACTAGTGTTACAAGTTTTGTAGGTAAATTTAAACCAAAATTTAATGCAAAAGTTCAAGCAAAAAAATCTAGTAAAAATAAAAGATCTAAATGGTATGGTATGACTGAAAAAGAAATACTAAATGCATGGAATAGTGAAACTGAAAGAGCTATTAAATTAGGTAATTGGTATCATAATCAAAGAGAAGAAAATATTTGTGAGTTTAATACTATAGAAAGAGATGGTGTAGAAGTTCCTATTATAAGACCTATAACAGATGATAATGGTATTAAAATTGCACCAAATCAAAAAATTAAAGATGGTGTATATCCTGAACATTTTGTATATCTTAAATCATTAGGTTTATGTGGACAAGCAGATTTAGTTACTATTGTTAATGGTAAAATAAATATACTTGATTTTAAAACAAATAAAGAAATTAAAGAAACTGGATTTACAAATTGGGAAGGTATTACATCTAAAATGTATAACCCAGTTTCTCATCTTGATGATTGTAATCTAAAACATTATAATTTACAATTAAGTTTATATGCATATATAATAAAAAAACATAATCCTAAATTAAAAATAGGAAAGTTACAAATCCAACATGTATCATTTGAAAAAGAAAGTGAAAATAAATATGGTTATCCTATTACTAAATACAATAATCAAGGAGAACCAATAATTAAAGAAATTAAAATGTATGACCTACCATATTTAAAAGATGAAATAACTAGTCTTGTAATGTGGTTAAAAGATAATTCACAATGCTAGTAAAACTATTTGACGTACAAAATGGTAAAGTAATACCATCAGAACATTGTTATTCTATTAAATCATTAAAAGGTATTATGGATAAATATCCTGATACATATATGCAAGTATATTTATTTGTATTTTATATGACATGTCCAGATCCAGATATGAATCCTTTTTTTAATATGCCTGAACATGAAAAAGAAGATTTAATTATAGAAGAAATAGAATTAGAAGAATCACCAGAAGATGAAGCTATAAGAAATGCTATAAAACTTTGTGAAGATCTTTATCATACACCAACTTATAGAGCTTATAAAGGTATTAAAACAATGTTAGATAGATTAGCAAGATATATGGAAACTACATCTATAGAACATGGTAGAGATGGTAATTTAACATCATTAGTAAACACTGCAGCTAAATTTGAACAGATAAGACAATCATTTAAAGGTGCATATAATGATATGAAAGATGAACAAAAAAGTCAAGTACGTGGAGGACAAGGACTTGCTTATGATCAAATGTAAATATGTATAGTATAGAAGAAATATTTGCTTGTCTTTTATTAATAACATTATTAATCTGGAGTATGTTTACAGATCACAATAACAATAATTATTAATTTTAAAAATCAACAAAAATGAAAAAAGTTATTCCAATGGGTAAAAGGGTTTTAGTTAAACAAGATCCAAAAGTAGAAACAATTCAAAATGGATTAATCTATGTACCAGAAACACAACAACATCAACCACCTTTAGGAACTATTATTTCAGCAGGACCTAAATGTGAACAAGCTAAAGAAGGTGATTATATTCAATGGCCTGAAATGATAAACACTGTAGAAATGATGCATAATGGTGAAGAGCATATTATTATTGATGAAGCTGCTATTATTGCTATTATAAAAGATGTATAAAAAAATTCCAAAATATCAAGATGGTAAATGGGGTTATAAAGAATTTAAAACTAAAGAAGAGTATACTAAATATCTTTTAAATCTTTTTAAAGAACCAGGTGAATATGATTTTGATGAGACTGCTTTGTTGTTTAATGAACAAGCAGTCTCATTTAATTCACAAGGATTTTATTGTGATAAACCATTTAGATCTAAAGACTATATTAATTATTGGAATTTTGAAAAAGAAAAATGTAGAGAAGGTGTATTATTTATAGGTAAAAAAAATACATGGTATTTAAGTAGAGACTATTATATGTGGTTAAATTTTTTACCAATCTTTGATAAAGAAGAAAAAAAATATGGTTTTGCTAAAGTAAGAGATGCACAGTATCATATGGCATTATATGAAATACTAGCAGAATTACATTACAAACATGCAGCAATATTAAAGAAAAGACAGATAGCTTCTTCTTATTTTCATATGGGAAAAATTATAAATCAATTTTGGTTTGAAGAAGGATCTATATGTAAAATGGGTGCATCACTTAAAGATTATATAAATGATAAAGGTTCATGGAAATTTTTAGATGAATATAAAACATTTCTTAATGAACATACTGCATGGTATAGACCTTGTACACCAGAAAAAGTATTATTATGGGAACAGAAAATTGAAGTTAGAATAAATAATAGAAAAACTAATAAAGGACTTATGTCAAAAATACAAGGTGCATCTTTTGAAAAAAATGCAACAACAGGTGTAGGTGGACCTTGTACTTATTTCTTTCATGAAGAGGCTGGTATTGCTCCTAAGATGGATCAGACATATGAATATATTAGACCTGCAATGTCATCAGGTATGATTACTACTGGTATGTTTATAGCTGCAGGATCTGTGGGTGATCTTGATCAGTGTAATCCATTAAAAGAAATGATACTTAATCCACAATCAAATGATATATATGCTGTAGAAACCAATTTAATGGATGATAAAGGTACTATTGGTGTTGCAGGTTTATTTATACCTGAACAATGGTCTATGCCTCCTTATATTGATAAATATGGTAATTCATTAATTGAAGAAGCTTTAAGTGCAATTAAAGAAGAAAGATCAACTTGGCAAAAAGATTTAGCTCCTGAACAATATCAATTACGTATATCACAGAAACCAATTAATATTGCAGAAGCTTTTGCATATAGACAAGCAGCTATATTTCCACAAGCATTAATATCTAAACAATTAAAAAGAATTGAAGATAAAGAATATGGGTATGAACATATTGAATTAGAAAGAACAGAAGATGGAATAGAAGCTAAAAGAAGTAGAAAGTTACCTATAATGGATTTTCCTGTTAAAAAGAAATTAGAAGATAAAACAGGTGTTTTAGTTGTATGGGAAAGACCTATTTCTAATCCTGAGTTTGGAACTTATTATGCATCTATTGACCCTGTGTCAGAAGGTAAAACTACTACATCAGATTCATTGTGTAGTATATTTGTATATAAAAATGCTTGTGAAGTTACAAGAACAGATAAAGATGGTAAGACAGAAACATTTATTGAAAGAGAAAAAATAGTTGCATCTTGGTGTGGTAGATATGATGATATAAACAAAACACATGAACAACTAGAACTTATTATAGAATGGTATAAAGCTTGGACATTAGTTGAAAATAATATATCATTATTTATACAGCATATGATTGCTAAACGTAAACAAAAATATTTAGTGCCTAAACAACAAATATTATTTTTAAAAGATTTAGGATCTAATCAAAATGTATTTCAAGAATATGGTTGGAAAAATACAGGAACATTATTTAAAAGTCATTTAATTTCATATGCAATAGAATATATTAGAGAAGCTATAGATGAAGAATTAAATAGTGATGGTGAAGTATTATCACAAACATTTGGAGTACAAAGAATACCTGATAAAATGTTATTAACTGAAATGATGCAATATTATCCAGGACTTAACGTGGATAGACTTGTAGCATTTTCAGCATTAGTAGCATTTGTTAGAATACAGCAATCAAACAGAGGATATACCAAAAGAAGAGAGAATCAAGACTCAAATAACTTGGATAAGTCACAAAATTTGTATAAATTAAATATGAGACCTTTTAGAAATATTGGTAAGAGAAATGCTTTGCATAAAAATAAAATAAAAAAATCAGCTTATAAAAATTTAAAATAAATATGGAAAATTGGTTTACAACTACAACAATGGGAGATATGCATTTTGTTTATTTATATATTCAAGATGAAAATGTTATCAAAATAAAATATTAGAAAATGCAATTATATAATGCTTTACAAATAAAGAATGGTGCTAAATTAAATGGAGACAAGCTAACTAATAGCAGTCTTACACAACCTCTTCAGTTTATAAAAGCTAAAGATAAAAATGAAGAGTGGGCAGCATGGAACCTTGATTGGATGGAAATGAGAGGTATGGATTACCTTAGAAAAAATGCAAGAAAGCTTTTAAAAAATTATAAATTAGCAAAAGGTATTATTGATAAAAAAGATTATATTGTTGAAGAAGACAATGAGTATAAAGATTTAATGGATATTTTAACTCAAGAAGATGAATCAGCATTAGAGTTAAAGTTTTATCCTATTATACCAAATGTAATTAATGTACTAACAGGAGAATTTACTAAAAGATTTCACAAAGTACAGTTTAGAGCAGTTGATGATTTATCATACAATGAAATGCTTGAAGCAAAAAGATTACAAATAGAAGAAAATTTATTAGCTGATGCAGAAAATAAAATGCTAATAAAAATGCTTGATATGGGATTAGATCCTAATTCTGATGAAGCAAAAGAAAAATTATCAAAAGAAAATTTAAAATCATTACCAGAAATAGAAGATTTCTTTTCTAAAGATTATAGAAGTGTAGTAGAAGAATGGGCTTCTCATTGCCTTGCTGTAGATGAAGAAAGATTTAATATGAATGAACTTGAAGAAAGAGCATTTAGAGATATGCTTGTTTCAGATAGAGAGTTTTGGCATTTTAAAATGATGGAGGATGACTATGATGTAGAATTATGGAATCCTGTTTTAACATTTTATCATAAATCTCCTGATAGTAGATATATATCAGATTCTAATTTTGTAGGTAAATGTGATATGATGTCACCTGCAGATGTTATAGATAAGTATGGATACTTAATGACAGAAGATCAATTAATGTCTTTAGAAAAAATATATCCTGCAATTTCTGCAAGATATATGCAAACAGGTGTACAAAATGATGGTTCATTTTATGATACAAGCAGATCTCATGAATGGAATGTTGGCGCACCATCTTTACAATACAGACAATTTATAAGTAATTGGGATTCTGATCCAACAACAGGTGGAGATATTGTTAATTGGATTTTAAGAGAAGGTGATGATATATACAATTGGGGTGATGGAGATATGATGCGTGTTACAACGTGTTATTGGAAAACTCAAAGAAAAGTAGGACATCTTCTTAGAATTAATGAGAATGGAGATGTAATACAAGAAATAATAGATGAGACTTATAAAATAACTGAAAAACCAATTTATAATACAAATTTATTTAAAGAAAAAACTAAAGATAATTTAATACAAGGTGAACATATTGATTGGATATGGATTAATGAAGTATGGGGTGGTGTAAAAATTGGTCCAAATTTACCTACGTATTGGAGAGAAAATATACAAGGTAATGAATTTAATCCTATTTATCTTGGTATAAATAGAACTAGACCAGGAAGATTACCATTTCAATTTAAAGGAGATAACAACTTATATGGTTGTAAACTTCCTGTTGAAGGTAGAGTATTTTCTGATAGAAATACAAGATCAACATCATTAGTAGATTTAATGAAACCATATCAAATTGGATATAATATGGTTAATAATCAAATAGCAGACATCTTAGTAGATGAACTAGGTACTGTTATTATGTTTGATCAAAATGCATTACCACGTCATTCTATGGGTGAAGACTGGGGTAAAAATAATTTAGCTAAAGCTTATGTAGCAATGAAAGATTTTGGTATGATGCCATTAGATACTTCTATTACAAACACAGAAAATGCTACAAATTTTAATCATTATCAAACATTAAATCTTGAACAATCAGGAAGATTAATGTCTAGAATACAATTAGCTAATCATTTTAAACAACAAGCATTTGATGCAATAGGTATTAATCCTCAAAGATTAGGAAGTCCTATATCACAAGAAACAGCAACTGGTGTTATTAATGCAATGAATCAATCATATGCACAAACTGAAATATATTTTGTACAACATTCAGATCAATTAATGCCACGTGTACATCAAATGAGAACAGATCTTGCACAATATTATAATAGTACAAATCCAAGTGTAAGATTAACATATATAAATTCAGAAGCAGAAAAAGTTAATTTCCAAATAAATGGAACAGAATTATTAATGAGAGACTTTAATATTTTCTGTACAACTAAAACAAATCATAGAGCTACTCTTGATCAATTAAAACAATTAGCACTACAAAATAATACTTCTGGTGCAAGTATATATGATCTTGGTAGTATTGTTAAAGCAGATTCCATTGCAGAAGTTACAGACATTCTTAAAGATGCTGAAACAAAACAAGAAGCTATGCAAAGACAACAGCAAGAATCTCAACAGCAAATGCAACAACAACAACTTGAAGCACAAGCTGCTGAAAAACAAGCTGAACGTGACTTTGAAACGCAACAAAAAGAAGCAGATAGAAGAAAAGATCTTATGGTTGCTGAAATCAGAGCAGCAGGTTACGGAGCACAAACAGATATTGATCAAAATCAAATGAGTGATTTCCGTGATGCAATGAAAGATATGCAACAAAGAGATCAATACAGAGATCAAATGGACTTTAAAAGAGAAGAAGCAGTTAACAATAGAGCAACAGCACAAGATAAATTATCTGTAGAAAGAGAAAAAATATCTGCACAACGTGATATTGCACAAACAAATCTTGAAATTGCACGTGAAAATAAGAACAAATATGATGTACAATCTGCAAAAAATGCAAACAAAAAAGATACTGATAATAATAAAAAATAATACTTAGCTATATACTCCTTAAAAAATTAATTTCATTTAAAATTTTTAAGGTTTATGGTAGAATTTTTTGTATATTATTAATGTAATAATTAGAAACCAACAAATTTAAAATTATGGCAGATATAGAAAAAACCGTAGAAACTAAAGTCCAAGATGTAGATATTAACTTGGATGAAATCTTCAGTGGAGCACCAGGAGCAAGTAGTGTTACATTACCTGAAGAAACAGAAAAAAAACCAAATGTATTTTCAAGAGAAGGAAAAGTAGATATGTCTTTCCTTAATGATAATGATACAGGCAAACAAGAAGAACCAGTTATTGAAGAACCAAAAAATGATTCAACTGATTTAAATGAAAAATCAGAAAAAAAAGTTGAAGCTACAGAAGAAGCTACAGAAGCTAAAGAAGGTGAAGAAGTAAAACAAACTGAAACACCTATAGCAAAAGATGAAATAGATGAGTTATTAGCTCCTGAAACTGATGAAGTTATAGAAGAAGAACCTAAAAAAAGAGGTAGAAAACCTATAACAGGAATGGCTGATGTATTTAATAAATTAATATCAGAAGATAAATTAGTAGGATTTGATGATGAAAAACCATTAGAAGAATATTCTGCAAAAGATTTTGAAGAACTAATTGCAGCTAATTTAGAAGAAAGAGCAAATGCAGTAAGAAGAGAAACACCAGCACAGTTCTTTAATAGTTTACCACAAGAATTACAAATAGCAGCAAAATATGTTGCTGATGGTGGGCAAGATATGAAAGGTTTATTTAAAGCTTTATCTCATGTAGAAGAATCATATCAACGTGATATTAAAAATGAAAAAGATCAAGTGCACATTATCAAAGAATATTTAGGTGCAACTGGTTATGGTAGTGATTCAGAAATAGATGAAGAAATAGAAATTTGGAAAGATCTTGGTAAGCTTGAACAACAAGCAGCTAAGTTTAAACCAAAATTAGATAAGATGCAAGAAAAAGTTGTTGCTGCAAAACTTCAAGAACAAGAAATGAAAAAGAAACAACAAGAACAAGCATCTCAAAATTATATGAAAAACGTATATGATACATTAAAAGGTGGTAAAATAGGTGATTTAAAAGTAGATAAAAAAATACAATCACTTATTTATAATGGATTAGTTAATCCTGCATACCCATCAATTAGTGGTGAAAATACAAATCTACTAGGACACTTATTAGAAAAGTATCAATTTGTTGAACCAAATTATAATTTAGTATCTGAAGCATTATGGTTATTAGCTGATCCTAATGGTTATAAAGCACAGATAATGAAAAAAGGAGAAACTAAAGCTGTTGAAAAAACTGTAAGAAAATTAAAAACAACTCAAACAGACAAGAGTGCATCAAACACAGGAAGAACAACATCTTCATCTTCTAGCAAACCAGCTACAAAAAGAAAGATTTCAAGAGGAAATATATTTAAAAGATTTTAATAACATAATAAAACAAAAATAAAATGGCAGTAAACGTTAACACATCAAATCTTATCAATAGTGAGAGATGGCTTGGTATAGAAATTGAAGGTCGTTCAAATCTAATGTGGATTTCAGCAACAGATATTGTATTAGTTGAACAAGATGAATCATCAAATACAAAAACAAATATATACTATAAATCAGGTAAAGATACTAGTACTGTACAACTTTTACATTCAGCTGATGCAGCTAAAGCAATTCCAACAGAAATAATGGAAGCAATGTGGAAATTAAATAGTAGAGAAGATATAGTAAAAGAACAAGCAATTCTTAGTAAAGCTGTATCAAAAGTAACAACTGGATGTAGTCTTTGTCCAGAAAAAGATAGAAATCAAGCTGTAAGTACAGGAGCAATAGATCCTAAAATTCCTGTTGTTATTTTAAATGTAACAGGAACTAAAGCTTATACATTAGCTGATTCTACTGAATTAGGTGCTACTATATTAATAATAGTAACTGTTGCAGCAGATACACCAGCAGGAACATTAACTCCAACATCAACAGCTGGAGCTTGGACAACTGCAGGTTTTAATGCGGTAGGACAAACTTTATCATTAGTATGGACAGGTGCAGGATGGGCAATAGAAGGTAGAGAATCTGGTGCAGCTGCAGGTAGAGGAGCAGTAGCAGATCTAGTAGAAATAGTAGCTTAAAAAATATAAAATAAAAAAACAACAACAACAATTAATTATTAACTAAAAAAGAGTGAAATTATGGCAACTCCAGTATTAAACAATGGCTTGTTCTTAAGAGACACAAGCTATAAAGCGAGTTCACATATTGATTCATATCACTTAGCAAGTATGTTAGGTAACGCAGAACCAATGGACATGGGTCCAGTTGATCTGTGGGCAATGACGCAAAAGGTAGAAATGCCTTTATATCAAATGGCATCTTTCGGTGGTAAGAATACAATTATGGTGGATAATGCAAGAGGTGAATACAAATGGCAGACACCTATTGCAATTGACTTACCTTTCATTACTGATAATATAGCAGGTGAAACTGTTGTAGGAAAGGATGGTCAAAAGTTTAGAATTAAACTTTCTAAACGTACATTTGGGCACGGAGATATTATTACTTATGATAAGTATAATGGACTTGAGCTTTACATTACAGCTGATGATATATTACCAGCTGGTAATGGATTTATCTATACTGTACAACTTGTTAACAATGCAAGTAATACAGGTTTAGATGCAACTAAATATCTTGTAGCAGGAACTAAGTTCTTTAGAAAAGGTTCTGCTAGAGGTGAGTATGGTGAAAGATTTTCTGATATTGAAACAGGAGCAGGTTTCCGTGAGTTCTACAACTTTGTAGGAGGAGCTGAAGCACACGTTCATTATTCAATTTCATCAAGAGCAGATTTAATGATGAAAGGTGGAATGAATGCTGATGGTACTGTACCTGTTACAGAGATTTGGAGAAACTTTGACAAAAACATTGATCCATCCATTTCTACATTAGAAGGTATGGTTACAGCTATGGGTAAAGATTATATTAAGAGAGCATTTGATAATGGATCTCTTTCTAGAACATTCTTAACTTCTATGGAAGCTGCACACCTTACTAAAGTAGCAAATGACATTGAGACTTACTTAATGTGGGGTCATGGTGGTAGAGTTAGACAAGACGGTCCAGATGATATTAGATTATCAGTTGGTCTTTGGAAGCAGTTAGATAACTCATTTAAGAGAGTATATAACAAAGCTTCATTTGATCTTGACATGTTCAAAAATGAACTTTACAACTTCTATCAAGGAAAAGTTGAATTAGAAGGACCAGATCCAGGACGTACTTTAGTAGTACAAACAGGAATTGGTGGTATGAAACTTATTAATGAAGCTATTAGAGCTGAAGCAGCTGGATTAACTGGTACTGGTGCGTTAGGTACAGGTGCAGTTGTAAATGCTGATAACTTAGGAATTATTAAAGGTAATCCAATGGATTTAGGTTTTGGATATGCATTTACTTCTTATGTGATTCCATTCTTAGCTAATGTACAGTTTGTATTAAACCCAGCGTTTGATAACTTGCATACTAATGACATTGAGAATCCATTAGTAGATGGAAGACCTTTATCTTCTTACAGCTTTATTATCTTTGATGTAACTGATAATGTTCAAGATAATATTTTCTTATTAAAATTATCTTGGGATAATCAACTTAAGTGGTTCTACCAAAATGGTACTATGGACTATATGGGACGTAGTCAAGGATTTGCTTCATCAGGTAACTTTAATGGATACCGAGTAATGATGACTCAAACCATGCCAGCTGTATGGGTTAAAGACCCAACTAAAGTTCTTAAGATTGTTATGAAAAATCCTGTAACAGGAGGATCATTCTAATCTTAATTAATTATATGAAAGAAGGGGGAGCCTAGTGCTCCTCCCTATTTCTTTTAAACCAATAATAACAAAAAACCAAAAAAATTAGTTATGAGCACAATGACAAAAGATTTTACAATTAATGAAAAATATCAACAAGGTAAGGATCAAGCAATTGCTATCCGTCCTTACTTTGATGATCAAAAAGAAAACATGGGTTTAGAAAAATATGGTATGACTTTACATGATGGAGTATATCATCAAGAAGACCTAGCTTGTTTAGAATTAAATGGTATCAAAAGATATGTCACAGGATTAAATGAATTTGCTCCTGATGTAAAAATGTTACCAGATGCAGAAAAGAAAGCAAAAATAAAAGAAATTAGAAAAGTTATAATACAATTAGAAAAAGAACTAGCAGCTAATGTATTAGATGAAAAAGATCCAGAGTTTTGGAATAAAGTTCAAGTATTAAGACCAGACAATCATAAATTTTGGGGTAAAATACATATTAAAGTTGGAAATGATCCATACTTTTTAGATCCAAAAAAAGATCCATATGATCTTATAAAATTATATGCTATTAAAGCAGGAGGATTTTCTATTGTAGCAAAAGATTATGAAACTGCACAATCAATACCAAATTGTAGATTTTATTTAGATCAGGTTAAGAAAACTGTTAATACAAGAACTAAAACTTCTAAAGTTAAAAATAAAGCATTAGCTATGCTTCAAAAATTATATGATGAAAATCAAGATAAATTATTTTATGTAACAAAAATGATTGATGCTCATAGTTATGAATATGTTAGAAGTACACCTATTGATGTATTATATGAAAATATGGATGCTTACATTAATGGTTTAGGTGATGAAAAATCTACAACTACAGCTGCAAGTACATTTATAGCTGTAGCAAATGATTCAATGGAAAATCTTACATTAAGAACATTAATTAAAGATTCAACATATTATCAGTTTATGACAAATGATAATAGAGGATGGATTATAGAATCTGAAACTAAAGTTAAATTAGGTAAAAGTAATGAAGAGATTTTAGAATTTTTTAAGAATCCTTTAAATGAAGAGATATTAGACAGAATGTTATCACAAGTTAAAAATTATTGGGAATCATAAATTATGTTAAATCAAACTATTCAAATAAAATTTAGACAAAGGCTTAATAAAATAGCAAGCAATGACTATGATAATATAGAGTGCTGGCAAATTGTTGAAGCTTTTAATAAAGCACAAGTTGAATGGTGCAGAAGAAATTTACATGGTAACAATATGTTTCAAGAAGGAGATGAAATGTCAAAGAGACGTATTGATGATTTACAAATATTATTAACTGATTTACCTTTAAATATTGTAGATATGGGAGACCGTGTAGTATCAACTAACTTTCCTGACAATGAAACATTTTTAGAGTTTAAAAGAATTAGTTTAGATGCTACATCAGAATGTTGTCCAGAACCAAGATCTATGACTTGTTATTTAGTAGAAGAAGCAAACATAGATTTAATATTAAGAGATCAACTAAAAAAACCTGATTTTGATTGGGGTGAAACAGTATGTACTATTGCTAACAATGTTATAAACATTTATCAAGATGAATTTAATATTGTTAATCCAACACTTACATATTATAGACAACCAAGATTAATTGAAATTCAAGGTTGTGTAGATCCTTATACAGGACAAGCTTCTGCTGCAGATATTGAATGTGAATTTAAAGATGATCTAGTAGAATTATTTATTGATGAAGCTGTTGCAATAATAGCAGGTGACATAGCTGATGTAAACAACTATGGACGAGAAATGCAAGCAGCAGAAAGAAACAATTAAAAATTATGATATAACAAATAAAAATGTTATATTATTATATATGTGTTATCATTAAATACTAAGTCCAGATAACACATTAAAAAAATGGACATTATTATTAATTAAAAAAAGTCCTCTGAATACATAAGGAGGCATAAAGAAAATGGCTTATTTTAATCACGCGTTCCAGCAAACATTTGCTCCAGGCTCATTTGCAGCTCACAGTGGTGATGAAGATTCAAGTGTTTTAGTAGCAAATGAAGGTGCTTTTATACATGCAGATACTTATAATACTGCTAACCACACTGTTCTTGCTGCTGGTAAAACGAATCTGATTTTTGCAATGGGTTCACCGTTAGGAAGTGCTACAGGTGTTGCTGGTGCGGCAAATGATATTCTAGGTGGAAATAGATTCCACGGAGGATATGCAGAGTCTTGGAAATCAAAAATTATTAATCCAAGATATGTAAGATTTATTGGAAAACAAGCAGCTGTTACTGCTGTACCTGCTAAAATTGTAGTAGAAGCTACTGGTACATGTTTCCCATGTTCTGATGAAGCATTGTATAGAATAGATCTAAAAGGATCTCCAGTGCTTAGAGCAATGAATAGAAATGCTTACAAAATTTTAGGAGGAGATGGATACTGTTGTCCAACAGGACAAACACACAAAGATCCTGCTAAAGTTTTAGCTGACATGGCTATTCAATTACTTAAGGATCCAATTCTTAGTCAATTAATAGATGTAAAAGTTCAGGAAGATCAAAATGCTGGTTCATATACTCCTATTACTGATTCAGCAACTGCTGCTGGTAATACTAGATATGAAAAACAACAAACTGCAATAGCTGCTTTACAAGCTTATACTGCAGATACAACTGTTGTTGCTGGTAATAAAGGTGAACTTACTATTACTGATACTAGCTCTATGACTGTATTTGGTGACTGTTCTTTTGATACTAGAGACTTTTATCCAACTGAACCAATGCAAATTTTTGGTTCTCAATTAGATGAAAGTGGTGATCCATGTACTTCATCTTGTATGACTACTACAAGAACTGTAGGTAAATCATCTGAAACTAAAGGTGAATTAGTTCTTAGAGATGTTATGATGATGGATAGATATAGACAACATCCTACTAATCAAGGAAACTTAGATTCAGCTAGAATCAGAGAAGTAGAAAAAGTTGGACCAAATGATGCTGGTTATGGTATAACACGTTCAGCTAATTATACTTGTTACTATATTTTACATTCAGTTCCACGTTTTAACAACCCTACTGGCGTTTTTGATAATGATCAATATTTAATCAAAATTTGTACAAATGGTGTAGTTGCTGCTTGGGAAACAACTTTAAACAAGTTTGCTGAAGGAGTATTTGGAGCAGGTTCTGCAATGACTGATATGGGTGGTACATTCTTACCAGGTGAAGGATTTGGTGTAAATCCTCCAGTTTAACAGTTAGTTAAATCATATTATTTAAAGAGAGTGAGATTTAAACGTCTCACTCTTTTTTTATTTTATATATTTTTTGTATATTATTATTGAAGAGTGGTCCTATTTTAAACATTATATTAATATGGCAAATAAACATATACTTAGTCTAGAAGTTCCTACAGTAGCAAATTGTGAAATTTTTAGGGTAAAAGATACTAGTCAATATACAGATAGTTTGTATGTAGATTGCGGAGAGTTACTTATAACTCCTCCTGGATTTAATCAAGGTAATTTAATAAAAGTTCAACCAGGTTTTGATCTTGCAATAAACTCATGTTCATTGGGAATTCAAACATCAGGTTGTACAGGGACATCACAATCAGGTCAGTTAACATCAACTACAGATGCGTGTGGTAATACAGTAACTACTGTAGCAGCAAATGCATTAACAGGGTCAAGTAGTAGAGCAGCTATTCCAGATGGAATATATGTTATACGTTATAGTGTAGCTCCTAATGATAGAACATATGTTGAATATAATCATTTGAGAATTACAGCTATTATGAAATCTTATTATAAGAAACTTTGTGATATGGATATAACACCTTGTGAACCAAAAAGCAAACAAAAAGATTTATATAGAGAATTAAATTTTATTAGACTAATGATAGATGCTGCAAAAGCAAAAGTAGAATATTGTCAAAGTCCTAATGAAGGAATGCAATTATATAATTATGCAAAAAAGAAATTAGAAAAAATCACTTGTAGTAGTGAATGTTGTTAATTAAACCAAAAAAATAATGGCAAATTGTGCACACTGTAATAAAGCAATAGGATGTGGATGTCAACAAGCAACTGCAGGAGATGGTAAATATGTACATAAAGGATGTTTAAATATTTATAATGAATCATTAACAAAACCTAAAAGTACTGTAGCAACACCATTTAATCCAGGACAAGTAGTAATTCCACCAACAACAGCAAGATAAAATTAGGACTTATGCCAACAATTTTTACATCATGTTATCCAACCATTTCAGGTAAATGCAATATTGAATGGAAAGAAAATTGTACTACACAAGGTAATCAACTTACTTTAAAATATGATAATTCTGTGCACCATGTATTGATAGATAATAATGGTACTATGGATACTTCTCAATTTGTGGATCAAACACAAATGCAAGCTAATTATTTATTTCAAGCTATACAAACATCATCAAATCCAATAGTATGGGGAACTGTTACAGTTCAATGGGTTTGTGGTCAACCACAATTAAAAGAAGTATTTAATGGAGATGGTGATTTATTACCATGGCATCAAGGATGTTCTAATTCAGGATCATCTGGATTACCATATGATAAAGTATATATTTACTATAGAGGAGGTAGAGAATATCAAGGAACAGATATTCAAGATCAATATTTTGGAATAATGATGTGGCTTCAAAATAATGGATGGGTAGATCCTGCATATCAATATACATCATTAGCAGGAGAAGTTTATCATACAATAATTGGTGGTGGTGGTAACCGTTGGTTAGATTGGGCAACCTCAGCATATACAGGTGCATTAAATAATTCTGGTACAGGTTTAGGTATGGGCGTTGCAAATATATATAATGGAGATTGTGATACAAATTCATGGGATGAATACAATGGTCCATTTGCTGCAGGTGCATTAGGTGATACTCTTTTATGGTCACACAATACAGCAGGTATATATGATTTTTATTCTAGTACTGCACAAAATTTAACAACTTCTGCAACATCAACAGGACAACAAATTACTTCACTTGGTTTACCTCCAGTAGCAGATAATGGTGATAAAGTTTTAGTTATCATTTTAAATGATGAATCAACATGTACTTATCATGGTTCACAATCACCACAAACTGCAACAGTGAATGCTACAACTTATCAAAACGTAATAACTTTTGATTCAGGATGTCAAGTTGGAGGAGATATAGTAAATGAAGGTAATGTATTTGTATGGAAAAATGATTATGCAGCACATATTGCAACACTTAGTCAACATACAGGAAATGGAGGAACTCATAATGGAGTAAACTGGCCAACAATGCCATCTGGTGATATGACTCAACCTAAAAACTATTCATATGCTTTACATGTAACAGGTTGTATAACTAATGGTAATCAAGGAAATAATCAAGGTGTATTTAATTCTAATTCTAGAAAATACCATCCTACTGAAAATACTGCTTTATGGGGATTAGATGGTATACCACAATGGAACCTGCCACCAGGTGGTAATTTATCTTCAGATGGTAATCCTTCTATGAGATATTTAGAAACAGTTAATCCTTATGCATCATCAGGTGCAGGTAATTTAGAATTAGATGGTTGGACCTTCCCTAAATTTTATGGAGGAACTGAATGGAATAATACAACTAGTCCTGATACTATAACACAACCTGGAATTAATCCTCCTAATAATAGTTATATTATACCTACATTTCCTATACAACTTCAAGAAACAATAAATTTAGGTTTTGGAGTAAGTACTACAACATGTAATCCACCTATAGATTGTATAACAGTACAAGCATGTGATGTATCAAATGCTAATACTTGTGTTCCAATTGCAGGATATTTAATTGATTTTGGTACTTTAGGTTCACAAATAACAGATGCTAATGGATATGCATTTTTTAATAATATAGCACCAGGAACATATGATTTATTTGGAGAACAAATTACAACTCAAGGTCAATGTCTTGAATTTTTATATCAAGTACAAGTTGGTACATGTATAATTAATCCAAGTGAACAATGTGCATGTGGATGTACAGATCCAACAGCAATCAATTATGATCCAAATGCAGCTTGTGATGATGGTTCATGTAGATATGATGTATTAGGATGTACAGATCCAACGGCTTGTAATTATAATCCATTAGCTACAATTGATGATGGGAGTTGTACTTTTCCAGGTTGTACAGATCCAGCTGCTCCTAATTATAATGCAACTGCAGGATGTGATGATGGAAGTTGTGAAGAAGCTTTACCAGATTGTGATATAGCTTATGGACAAAATGATCCAGGAGAACATTTAACAGATGTTGATGTTAAAAGAATAGAAACAGAAGCTTTATTTGCAGATGATGTATATAAACATTTTCAAGCAATGAGATTTGGTATGACAAGTCCTTGTGCAAATAGTATAGATAGAAGAGCTGCAGAAAAATATTTATGTTTTTGGGAAGATAAAAAAGAAAAAGAATATACAGGGTTTGCATATGAAAGAGAAGTATTTAAACCATTAGAACCTGGTGTTCCACCAGAAGCAGGAACACATCCTAATTGGGTAGATCCTTTATGTGGCCTAACAGAAAAAGGAGAATTAACAGTTTATTTTTATTATGATGGAACTTCTTTAGGAATTAATTCTGTAAAAAATATTCATGCTGCTTCAGAATTATGGATACAAACATTAAAAGGTAAAGGCTTTAATGGTAAACATTATCATACTGTCATACAAGGTGAAAGATGGCTAGACTGGGCTACATCTTCAGTTACAGGTCAACTTAATAATGCAGGTAAAGGTTGTACACCTTTAGCTCAACAATCTAATAATCCAGCATGTCAAGCTCCTAGTGAAAGAGCATGTGCAGGAGGATGTTACGCATTTTCAGAATTTCATACAGGTGGTTGTGGTTGTCACCAACAAACTAATTTTGGTGTAGGTTTAGCAGTACAAGTTGCAGATTGGGCACAAAACGGAGATTGTGCTACTAAATGGTATGATGGAGCAGTTCCAGGAACAACTTGTAATTTATGGGCTACAAATCCTGGAATACCAGGTGCTTATACACCTATAGGAACTTCAGTATCATGGTCAGGACCTCCTCCAGCAGCATCAACAGAACAAGTATTAGTAGTAGTATTTGCAGATGAATCAGATAATAGATTAAGTGCTGTTAACAATGATCCTGATTTTATGTGTTATCATGTAAGAGGATCTTTAAATGGCACTGCTACAGATTGGAATCTTGCTACAGTACAAGGAGATCCTTCTCTTAATTTTAGAAATGATTATGATAAATATTTAGAAATATATAATGATTTTACATCAAGATCATGTAATCATAAATTAAATTGTTTTTTATATCCAGCCAAACCAGATAATGAAAATTCAACTCATAGACCGTTTCCACTACATGCATTAGGAGCAATATCAAGTGGTAATAAACCTACACCAGATGGGACATTTATTACAGGAACAGCACCAGTAAATGGATTAGTTGGTGGTACTAATCCAATGACTGCAATAGAACTTTCAAATCCATATTGGTCATATCCTAATCCAAATAATTTAGTTTCTGGTTATGGAGGTCTTGATAGATTTGGATGGGGTGTTAATGTTGCTCAAGTTTCTTTTACAGCAGAACGTTTTACATCAGATTTAGATGACTTTTTTGATTTAAATCTTTATCAATGTGATGATAATGAATGTTTAGTATTTGATGTTGTAAATCAAAATGGTGATGCAATAAAAGATTTTGAAATATATTTAGATGGTAAAGATGTAGGTAAAACAAATGAGTTTGGAAGATATACCCATATAATTCCACAAGCATCTGTTAATACTGATCATACAGTACAATTATGTGAATGTTTTAAAACATCAGGAGATTGTGCACAACAAAGAATTAAAATAACTGCAACTGAATTATGTCCTGATGCAGTATGTACAGATCCAGATCCACAATGCACATGTAATGCACCTGGTAATTTACAGGTTACAAATTTAACTCATGAAACAGCTACATTAAATTGGTCTGCATCTACTACTACTGAAACATCAGTTAGATATGATGTAAGATATAGGGTTGTTAATACTACTACTCCAAATACATGGATTGAAGTAAATGATATAACTAATACATATTATGCATTAACTGGATTAGGAACACAAATAAAATATGAATTCCAAGTAAGAGCAGAATGTTTAGATGCTGATGGTATTATTAAAAAAACTTCTGATTGGAATGCTCTACAACAATTTACAACAACAGGTTTATGTCCAGAAGTTAAAGCATTATTATCTTTATGTAATAGTGCTACTACATATGTATTAGGATGGATATTAACTGAAACAAATAGTTTAAGTACAGCTGCTGTTGGTGGCTCAACTGGTAAATGGGGTGTTGTATGGGGTACTAGCTCTTCTATATCATATGTAAGTGGTGCAACTCCAACAGGTGGTGGTGTAATTGAAACAACAATGGTTCCTGGAACAGCAAATACTTATCCAGGAGGTGGTGTAGCAGATACAATAATAACTCAAACTACAACAGGATCTTTAGTATCAGGAACAACTTATTACTGGAGAGGATTTATTGATATGGCAGGATGTACTTTAATACAAACTGAAATAAAATCATTTACTGTTGCTTAACTTGGTTAATAAATAAAACTTTTGTATATTATAATGTATAGTGATAAAAAATAAAAACAAACTATGATTCCTTATAACTCTAATAAATCTGGAGGATGTAACAACGTTTCATCCAACTGTGTTGTCTGGCAAGGTCCAGATTTACCTTGTATTGATCTTTGTCACGGAGATACTATTAGTGACGTAATGGCTAAGTTTTGTGAAGAATTAGTAAAATTAAAACAAGCTCCAGGAGTCAACCATGGAACAATGGAAATGGCTAGAATAAACCAATCAGGGTTAGAAAATGGATCTGGTCAACAAGCACAGCCTGCAACAAATCAAACAGAGTTAACAAATTTAATTATAGAAAATGTTGTACAAGCACGTCAAGCTAATCAATCTGATTTTGGTTCAGGAGATGTTTTAACAACTCCTGTTACATTACCAACATCAATGCAATATACAGATCCTAATACAGCATCTGTTGTTAGAGCATTACCTTTACAACAATACGCAGAATTAGTAGGAAACAGAATAACAGAAACAGTTTCTGAAGTTACAACATTACAAGGACAAGTAGGAAATCATGAAGGAAGAATTGTTCAGCTAGAAAATGCTGAAAAGAAAAGAAAAATTAATCCTACAGAAAAACAAATAGTAACAACTTGTGTAGGAAATCCAGGAAGACTAACAAATTTAAGTACAGCATTATCAGAAGTAGAAAGAGCATTTTGTGGATTACAATCTAGTACAGGTCCACAATCAGATTTAGCAGCATCAATAGGTTATCAAGGTGCATCTATGGGTAGTGCAAAAAAATTACATGGAACAGGAACATTAAGTACTGTTACAGGTTTTGTTAATTCTCCATCTACATTAGCACAATCATTTACAAATGCATGGATTGTAATTAATGATATGAGACAAGCATTAGAAACATTACAAAAAGATGTAATACCATCTGCATGTAGTGATATTACATATGGTTTCTTTGCAAATGCAACAGGTGATCCAGGTTTATCAACAAGTATAAACATAAACTTTACACAAACTACTGTTCCATCATCTTTTTATGATTGTGATAAATCTAATGGATCTAAAATAACAGTTACAGATACATACGGAGCTTCAGCTGTATTTAATAGACAAATACATCAACTTCAAAATACAAATGAAGGAACAGCTTTAAGTATAACTAATTTAGATGGTTCAAGTGCAACATTTGATGTAACAGTAGAATATTGTTTTACAAATGGTGCAGGAGTACAATGTGCTAATACAACAACTAAAACAATTACTAATGTTGATATATGTCCAACTATGTCATTAACAGCAGGAACAACTACAATATCATTTACTGTAGATGCTTCAAAATTACCAAGTAAATATTCAGCTAGAATAACATTAATGAATTCTAAAGGTTCTACTCTAGCTAGTCAAGTAAGAGATAATCCATCTAATAGAGGTCCTTGGACTGGTTCATTTACAGGTTTAACACAGGGTCAGCAATATCAAGTACAAGTTAGTTATGGTTTAACACAAGGAGGAAACTTTGAACACAGTTGTAATAAAGAACTTATAACAACTACAGGAACAACTTGTGCAGATAGTACAATATTAGCAGCAGTATTTAAAACTACTCCAACAGATTTAGCATATTCAACAGCAGGATCATTTATAGCAATGGCTTGTGATGATGTAAGAAATCCTGGTACAAATATGGGAGATATTTATATTGCTGGATTTACAACTGCTGATGGTGAAGTTGCTGGTGTATTAAAAAATAATACAATATGGGCAGAAACATTAACACCATGTGCAGCAGGAAAAATTACTTCAACAGGTGTATCTTTAGATTATAATAATCCAGTTAAATCACTTGTTACAAATGGAGTTACTACAGCAAGAACAGATACAACAACTAATACATTAGGTGATGGTTGGAGATATATGGATGGTATAACATCAACAAATGGTAAAAATTATTATGTTTATGCAGAAGTAAATACAGATGCATCAGCAGCACCAATTATACCACAAACATATTTTTCATGTTTAGGTGATGAAGTAAATATAAGTCAAGCTGCTTGGACAAATTGGGTACCTTATGCAGATTTACAATATGCATTTAATACTAGTTATAATTATCAAATTGCGCATGGTAATACTGTACAGGCTTCAGATTTAATATATGATATAGGTGCTGCATCATTTGGAACAAATAGTTTTACTCCTAATCCAATACCATCAAATACACAACAATTTGCTTATGCACCTATACAAGCTGGAAGTTTTAAAACTACAGATTCTAATACAACTAAATTAACTATAGGATCTAAAAACAGTGGAGATTATACATCTTCTTTCTCAAGAGGATTCTGGGCAACACATTTAACAACTGATCTTGTTGTATTTATTGATACAGATAAATATACTTCAGCAGAAGGAGCAGCTATTAAAACATCTATGACTGCAGTTCATACAGAAATAACAAATAGATATTCTGGTTATACAGGTAAACTATATATACTTCCTTTAAAAGCTGGTGGTTTTGATGGAACAAAACAAAAAGTAGGTTCAGAAGCTGCATATTTATCACATCATAGAATTATAGCATTAAGAGGAGATGGTGTAGCATTAAATACTACAGGAGACTGGAATACTATTAAACAAGTATATACATCTAGTACTACACCAACAGGATGGTGGGGTAACACTGCAAATTCACTTTCAACAAACTTTATGTTATTTTCTTTTGTACAACAATCTTATAGATCTATAGTTGAAGGATCTGAGGAAGCAGTATCATTATATACTACAACAAATGCATCAGCAGCACCTAGTGCTCCAACTGCAAGATTTAAAGATGATTATGATGATGTAATGAATATTCTTGTAGATAATAATAGAAATACTACAGGAGATGCAGGAACATTTAAAGGTCCATCTACATGGGCAGCTTCAGAAACTGTAGCTCTTAATTCAGAGTATCCAATACTTACTAATGCAATTTATAGATGTGATGGCCATTATGTAATACCTAAACAAACTGGATTACATGCTGGTGCAGATGCTAGTGATAAAGCATTAATAAGACAAATGATATTAGCTTGTAATGCAACAGCTAATGGAACTACTGCAGCTCTTACTGCAAATGAATATAACGCTTATAGATTTGGATCAGATTACTTTAATGTAGAAGGTATTTCTAATTGGAAAGCTAATTTAGATACTAATGCTAATCCATATAATGCTACAGTTACTACATCAAATAGTAATGCATTAGCTCCATTAGTAAATCTTAATATAACTATTGTTCCTTATATGGATGGTTATTTTGAAATTCCTGTAACAGGTGCTAACCTAAATGATCCATATACAGCAGAATTAAAAAAATTACTTTGTTTAGATTCTGTTGTAGGTGCTTCAGCAATACCAACTGCAGGTGCATATTCTCAAATGGGAGGTGCAGGTGCTCAATATGGAACTGCTCCAATTGGAACTAATACTGTAGCAGGTGCTTGTGGTGAAGCAGCAAAAGGTGGCGGATCTTGTATAAATATGTATAATAAAACAGGAACACAATTTGACCCTACATGTAAAGTTTATACAACTACAGCAGGAGCAACTGGAAAAGATTATAGAGTAGAACTTATTCATAATAGATATTATGCTAGATGTGATGGTTCAGCAGGTAAAGCAGTAGCTCAATACTCTAGAACATATCCACATTGGAAAAATGAAACTGTATGTTCATAATATTAAAAAATAAATAAAATGGCTTGTAATTGTAATTCTAGTAACTGTAAATCAACACCTTGTGCATGCAATGACACAGGATTAACAACACCTTGTGCATACTCACAATGTACAGGAGTTAATGTAGAAAAGTGTGCAGAATGTTTATGTATGGAATGTATAACTTGGTGTCAAGATACTATTGAAGCACAAGATGGTGCAGGTAATATATTTACTATTGCAAAAGGAGAAAGGTTATCTGCTATAATGCAAAGAGTAGCATTATTCTTAAAAGATCCAAATACAGCAACTAAATCTGTACAATATTTATATGTAATTAATAAAACATCAACAACAGTAACATTAGGATGGGCAGGTGTACCTACATCAGCAGCATCATTAAATGTAAAATTTAAAATAGCAACGGCAGGTGCATATTCTGCAGCTCCAAGTGGAACAGGTATAGCAACATCAACAGCTTCATTTACTGTAACTGGTTTATCACCTAATACAAGTTATAAATTTCAAGTAGATGCAAGTGTAGGTGGTACATTATATGGTTCTGTAGAAACATACTGTTCAACAACAATATAGCAAAAGTAAGTAGTGTTTTGTTGGTTTTCATTGCTTGTTTGCCGAAAAGGTCCTGTGAAAATGGGACCTTTTCTATTATATATTAAACTTTTTATATCTTTGCAAACATATTAACTAAAAAATAAAATACATGGATTCATTATTTGACAAAATCAAAGCATCATTTAAATGGAAAAAAACATCAGATTATTGTGCTGATAAATTAAACATCACAATAGAAGACTATGACAAATTAAAAGATTATGTTAAGTCACAAGAATTATTAGAAAATTCAGCTACATCATATGAATATAATATAGAAAAAGGAGAAGCAAAAATGGAAACAATGAGTTCTTCTGAACCAAAATCTCCTGAAGAAATAATTGATATATTAAATATAGATACTACACAATGGAAATTATCTAGCTATTGGAATAAACAAATGGGTGATCATTGGCGTGTATCAGCAATGGTTACAAAATTAAAAGATAATGAAGTAGATAATGTAGCAGAATTATTAAAAGATTTTAAACCAAAAAAACATAAATTAGTTAAAAGAATAAAAACTCCAGGTAAAACTAAAACAGCTGGAGTTTTATCTTTACAGGATATACATTTTGGTAAAGAAGGTAATGAAACTATAGATAAAGATTTTGAAGAAACTATTATTGATCTTGCAGAAAGAGCAAGTAAATCTCATTATATAGAAAAACTTTATTATGTAATAGGTGGAGATTTAATAAATATGGATACATGGAATGGTACTACTACAAGTGGTACACCTTTAGATAATTGTATGACATCTACTGAAGCTTATATGCAAGCTTTTGATGCTTTACAATGGAGTATAAATTATTTAAAACAATTTTGTGATAAGTTACAAATAGTATATATACCAGGTAATCATGATAGACTTTCATCATTTCATTTAGCACATGCACTTTCAAAATGTTTTAAAGATAAAAAAATATTATGGGATGTAGTATATCTTGAAAGAAAAGTGTTTACATATGGAGATAACTTTTTTGCATTTGAGCATGGTGATGTAAATACTAAAAATTCATTATTATTATATTCTATGGAATATCCTAGAGAATGGGGTAAGACATTATATAGAACTTTATATACAGGACATTACCATCATAAAAAGAAAATAGAATATATTACACAACATGAAAATACTGGATTTACTTTAAAGATTTTACCAAGTCTTTCTAAAACAGATTATTATCATTATCATAATAAATTTGTAGGATCTAGAAGATCTGGAGTATTATCTCTTCATACACCAGATAAAGGTGAGATTTGTGAACTCACATATTCACCAGAATAAACTTGAATAAATCACTTATTTTTTGTAAATTATAACTGTATAATGTATGTTAAACAATTTTAAAAAACCTAATTTAAATAAACCTAGGTATAGAGAAAAAGTATATGGGCTGCTAAACTTAAAAACTTTAACTGATTTTAAAGAGAAGTTTCCTATATATTCAAACATAGATGATGATAAACTTAAAAAAATAATTAAATCTTTTAATGGTAAAATATGGAATAATGTAATAGATAATAGAAACGGTGTTAAACTACCTGATAGTTTAGGATATTTATTTATAGGAACTTGCCCTCCTCCTAAAAGTGTAAACACTAATTATTCAGTTTCAAAAGAATACGGTAAAGTAATTCAAAATAAAAACTGGGAAACAAATGGAAATATAGGTAAGATTTTTTATACTAACTACTCAACTAAATACCGTTTTAAAAATAGAGAGCTTTGGCAATTTACCGCAATAAGACAATTTAAAAGAGCTGTTGCAAAAAAATATCCAAAACAATGGAAAAAATATATTGTAATGGGTAATAAAAAAAGAGTAGCGGACATGTATAAAAAAGAATAAAATGACAACTATAGGAGATATTATATCAAGAGTAAGAAATCAAATAAAAGGAAATGTACAAGATGCATTTGTAACAGATAGATTTCTTTATAGCATGGTAATAAAGTTTGCACAAACACTAATGAGAAGGCAGGATAATGCTAATAAACTTATGAAATTTAATAGTGTGTGGCAAACTTTACCTTTTTTAGAATTAATAGATGTAGATAAAGTTGAAGCAGAATGTGCAGGTATAAAAAGTGGTATGACTATAAAAAGAACAAAAGACAAATTGCCTACATTTTTTGAAGGTTATTGGGGACCTTTAATTAGAACAATATCATCTATAGATGGATCAATAGAATGTCATCCTACACAACCAGGTACTTTTGCATCAATGAGTAAAACTACTTCTTTTAGATATAATAAATATAAATACTTTTGGTTTTTAAATGATTACATTTATTTACCTAATGTAGATTGGGATGCAATAAAACTAGAAGGTGTTTTTGAAGAAGATATATCTAAGTTTACAGATGATATAGAAGATGATTGTAGACCTAGATATAAACAACAAATTAATATACCTGAATTTCTTTACACTGAAATAGAAGCTCAAATAATGCAAACATTAGTTGCTAGATTACAAATACCTCAAGAAGATTCACAAAACAATAAAAATCTAAATAGAGAATAAACATGGCCATATCACATAAATATAGAACATTTGATCAATTGCTAGAAGATGTTAAAGTAGATTTTTCTACATATGATCTTGAAGGTATGATTGAACCTCAACAATTAATTAAAGTAGCAACAAGAGTTAATTATGATTTAGGTTTAAGAATACATCAAAGTAAAGAATCAATTATTGATGTTGAACATAATAAAGCACAAATGCCTTCAGATTTTAAAACTCTTAATTATGCATTTGTTTGTAGTGAATATCAAATAGTAAATACTGCACCATCTGGAACTCATACTGACACAACACAACCTAAGTGGACACCAGATCCAAGTCAACCTCATGTATGTACAAAACCAGAAGATTGTGAAAATGTATGTGTTGTTAAAACATGTCCAGTAGATAGAGGTAAAGGTGTTACAACATTTAGTGGAGAATATATAGTTCTTCAAAGAATGAATGAATCTACAGTAAGAGAATATACATCATTCTTTCCTTTACGTATAACTAGTACATCTCATGTAAGTTGTGAATGTCCAAATTTAAATACACAATCTCATAATCTAGCAGAAATACAAGATGGGTATTTATTAACAACATTTACAACAGGTAAAGTATATTTAAGTTATCAAGGTATATTAGAAAATAATGATGGTGAACTATTAGTATTAGATCATCCTTATTGTAATGAATATTATGAATATGCACTAAAAGAAAGAATATTAGAAAACATGATTTTCCAAGGAGAAAATGTTGCACAACAACTTGGATTAATTCAAGTTAAATTAAGAGCTGCAAGAAATAATGCTCTTGGCTTTGTAAATACACCAAATTTTGAAGAAGTAAGAAAAATTTGGGAAGTAAATAGAAAAGCACAATATCATAATTATTATGATATGTTTGCAAGTCATGCACCAAGAAGAAGAGTATAATTTAGATAACAATGGCTAAAAAGAAAAAGAATCAAAATCCACAGTTACCACAAAAGACCTCATCTGTAGAATCTAATCTATTTATGAAAGGTATGGTAAAAGATACCTTTGCATCTATAGCAAGTAAAGAAGTATGGGAGCATGCAGTTAATGCTATAAATAATTCTATAGATGGAGATACAGGTGTAATAGGTAATGAGCCAGCAAATTTTGAATGTGCAGAAATACCATATACAATAATTGGTTCAATACATATTTATGGTGATCAGTGGGCTGTTTATTCAACAGATAATATATCTTCAGAAATAGGGGTGTTTGATGATAGTAAATGTGAATATACAAGATTAATAAATGATCCTTGTTTAAATTTTAGTACTGATAATTTAATTATAGGTGCTGCTAAAGAAAATTTTGAATGTAAATGGCAACTATATTGGGATGACGGTTTAAATCCTTCTAGAACAATAATATTAGATGAACCTCCTTATGTACAAATAATAACATCAGCTCCTGGTGCTGCTTGTGTAGTAAGAGAAAACATACAACCATTAACATTAGATTGTGAAAGAATTAGATTAGCTCCATTAATTGATACACCATGTCTTGATTTACAAAAGGCTCCTGAAGGAGGACAATTAAGAAATGGATCATATCAAGCATTTATAGCATATACAATTAATGATCAAGTATATGGAGATTATATAGGTATATCTAATGTACAACCATTGTTTGATCATGATGATACTTCAGGGTCATTAATATTAACTTTATCTAATTTAGATACAGAATTTGATCAATATCAATTAGTATTATTAACAGATGTTGTATCAGAAGTAAAAGCATATGTTGTTGGAAATTATAGTACAGAACAAACTACTATTAAATTAGATTATTTAAATCAAGCATTAAAATCACTTCCTCTTGATTTTCTTCCTTTAAGAAGACCAGCATATGAAAAGTCAAAAGGAATGTTTGTTGTAAATGATTATTTAGTAAGAACACAACCTACAGAACAATTTGATTTTAACTATCAACCATTAGCAAATCAAATACAAACTAATTGGGTATCTGTTGAATATCCTGTAGATTATTATTATAATGGCGGTAATAAACCTTCATTTTTAAGAGATGAAGTATATACATTCTTTATAAGATTTATATATAATACAGGTGAACGTTCTTCTTCATATCATATACCAGGTAGAGCATCTGTACCTTTTAATGCAGGTGGTATAGCTGTAGATGAACGTACAGTTATAGGTGGTGATCCAAATGCATTAGATCCAACAGATCCAGTATTTAAAGTATATAATACAGCATTTCCTACTTCAGTTAATATAAATCAAACACAACCAGATGGTGGTATTATTAGAACTAGAGGTGCAATGGCTTATTGGGAGTCAACAGAATTATATCCTCAAGATCAAATAAGATATGGCGGTTTATGTGGTCAACCTATTAGACATCATAAAATGCCAGATGATAATAGTGTACCAGATGGAACAACAGCTACATCTTCACCAGGAGGAGCTTCTATATTTAATCTTGCAGTAGAATTTACAAATATACCATGGCCAAGAGATAATGATGGAAATCTTATAACTAATATAGTTGGATATGAATTTTTAGTAGGAACACGGGAAGGTAATAAATCTATATTAGGAAAAGGTATATTAAAAAATATGGAAGCTTATGCTCCTACAGAAACAGCATCAGGAGATGGTACAACACAATTCTTTATACCTAACTATCCATTTAATGATCTAGGAGCAGATCCATATTTAAGATCACCTGGAAATCTTGGAACACCTACAGATCCAACAGGAACTGTTTCAATTCAAAGCTGGGGTACTGGTATGCAAAACTGGTTACAAGGAACAGATCTTGGTCCTCATACAGGTAATTTTGGTGGTCAAATTAATACATTTTCAAATAATGTACATACATTTCATTCACCTGAATTAATGTTTAATAGACCATTTTTAAATGCATATGAATTAAAATCATATGGTGTATTAACAGGTAATGCTAAAGGAAGATTTCAAAAATCTGAAAAGCATCCAGGTGAAAAATTATTACGTAATTCAACAGCTATCTTAGCAGCTTTTATAGGTATAGGATATGCAATGTATGAAATGAGAGGACCAATTGATAGAAAAATAACAACTGGTCAGTCTTATAATATGGGTCAAGAAAGAGGGCAAGCACAAACTGGAAATAGTACTAATATAGTTATGACACCAGGTAATGCATTTGCTAATGGATGGTCAGCTACTGCTAATGCAACAAGTCCTAGTTTTAATGAAACTACTACTGCAAGAAGTGGAGGTCAAACTGGAGCTGCTCCTCATGCTTCAGGTTGGGCTGGGGGTAATGGTAATTGGTTAACAAGTGGTGCTATTACTGATAGAACTAATGCAACAGGAGGAACACCTGGTATGGGAACTGGTAGAACTTTAGGTGATGCAGCTTTAATAGTAGGAGGAGGAGCTTTTGGTAGTGCTGCTCAAGCAGCAGATCAAGGAGCAATAAATTTAGCACAAAATACACGTTGGAATACAGCAGGTACAATAGGACCAAAAGCAGAAAGAATTTATAAAGGAAGTAGATTTACTCAAACACCTGGAATTATTGGTCTATTAGGAGGAGCTCAAACTTTTTTAAATTATGTTGCTACTGGTGGTCAGGAAATTATAGATTTAATTTATAATCTTTGTAGTTTTCAAGATTTTGCCATGAAATATAACAGTCATGGTTGGTATAGAAATATGAATCAATTACCAGGAGGTACTGTATTTAGACATTCTATAGATACTGCAAGATATTTAAAAGGTAGTATATCTCAACTTAATGCTAATATTAGAATTAATAATTTAAATAGACCTACAACTGTAGCTGTAAATCTTGATGGTGCAGGATTACAAAATCCAGCACAATTAGGTTTTAATGATAATTCAAAGTTTACAATTGGAACTGTACCAGCTGGAGCAGGTATAGCAGATCATACTAATCCTGGAAGTCCTAGTACAACAAATATTGCAGCACATTATTGTGCTATGAAATTTAACATTGATAATCAATATGGTCAATTAGATAGTATAAGACAAATACCAATGCGTGGATGTGTAGAATTTTTTGCTGATCAACTACCAACTGATGCAAGTGGTAATCCTATTATTTCTACATTAACAAGATTTAATACACAACAACCATTATTTGGAGGTGATGTATATATAAATAGATATACAGAAAAAGCTATTATGCCTTTTTTCTGGGATTATTTAGATGATAATGAAAGAGATGGTTTTGTATTTGATTATAGAAAATATCCTAATGTACCATTTCCTACGTATTGGATGAATACAGAACAATATAGATTAGATGAATTAACAAAAGCTATTGGAGGTATGGGTTGGTTATTTGGTGGTGCAAATACTTTTCAAAATGCAATGCCTAATGATTATTATTATTTAGATAGAGATCTTAATGCTTTAGGTACTCTTGGATTTTTTGGTGCTACTGGAGGAAGAGGTAATTTATTTCATATAACTGAAGGTTTTATGTATTTACATTGTAATGGTGTAAATGACTTTTTTGTAGAATCAGAAATAAACTTAGCCTTTAGAGATTGGGGTGAAGATATGGAAAAAAGACATTATGATAGATTAGAGTATTCTGATCTTACAAGTCTATTCCACGTTGATCATATTAAAAAAGGTAACTTCTATAAGTATGACAAAGCATTAAGTATAGATCAATTTATTACTAGAACAACATCTTTTGGTAATATACAACCTAGATATTATGATCCATTAGTAGCAGAAACTTGTTATACTACATATGAAAAACGTTTAATATATTCTTTACAAGCAAAAAAAGAAGCAAAGAAAGATTTTTGGAGAGTGTTCCTTCCATTAAACTATAAAGAATTTAAAGATACAATTAATACTATTAAACCTATAAGTGGTTATGGTGCTATGGTATTATTTCCTAGAATGTCACCAAAAATATTTACAGGTAATGATCAATTAACTACAGATGCAGGAACAAAAATAACTGTTGGTGACGGAGGTTTATTTGTAGATAGAAACTTTAGAGAAGTAGTAAACTCTGATGTATCTCATGAATATGGTTCATCTGAAAGTTCAAGAGGAGTTTTAAATACACCAATGGGATTATTTTATATATCTCAAGAACAAGGAAAAATATTTCAAACATCAGGTCAAGGTTTAATTAATATAACTAATACAGGAATGAAGTGGTGGTTTAATAAATATTTACCATCTCAATTATTAGCTGCATTTCCTGAGATAGAAGATTGCCCTCAAATAATTGATAACCCTGTAACAGCAGCTGGTTGTCAAACTGTATATGATACTAATAATGACATAGTTTATTTTTCTAAAAGAGATTGGAATGTATCAGAACAATATACAAACTCTCCATGTATTGAGTATGTACCATGTGATGGATTCTATTATAATGAAACAGCATGTAGTGGTGTTGCACAAAACATAACATGCCCTGATGGATTTACATATAATCCAGCAACACAAATGTGTGAAAAATCTTATACAGATGTTCCATTTGGTCCACCTGCTCCACCATGTGAATTTGATATTATGATTGTAACAGATGCTTCTGCTTCTGTAAATACTCAAAATAATGTAGCATCAATGAGAAATTTAGTTACAGGTTTAACTAATGCATTTAGAAATAGCATGGATCTAGGTTTCACAAAAATGGGGATTATGGCTTTTGGTACACGTGCTTGGGATGGTGTATATAGTCAATTACCAATAGATGTACAACCAGGTAATATAAATGATGCATTAGCTACTCCGCAAGGATTAACATTTAATGATAATTTAATTTCTCAAACAGATCCTTCTGCTGTTACTCCAACAAATCCTTCTGGTATTATGGGAGGTTGGATAAATAGTTATAATGTTGGAACAGGTCAAACTATACGACAAGGTACAAATGTAGCTGATGGATTATGGTCTGGTATAAATGAATTATTTAATCCTGCAAATGCAAGAGTTGGTATTCCTAAAAAACTTGTTTTCTTATATGATGGTTTTTCTAGTGTTGCAAATGTTAATAATACTTGTTATCCTTTTCCAGCACCTAATCCATTTTGGTTTGTAAATAGACCAAACCAATTAACAAGCCCTCCTATGTGTTGTCCTACTTGTCCACCAGGAGCAGGCGCACAATCAGCTATTAATGCTCCACATGTAGCTGTGCCTGTAACTCCACCTATGGTAAATTTAGGTGGTAACTCTCATGCTTCATTTGCATCACAAGGATTTGATGATGATATTATACAATGGTTACAAGCTAATGTTCATGTAAATCCTCAATATCAAGATTCAGCAAATCCTAATTTTATTGGACAATTAGAAATAATTCCAGGATGGTTAAGAAATAATAATGTACCTACACAAGATCAATTAGATTATGCACAAGCAATGGCAGGTAATGATTTTATGACAGGAGATCCAAATCCATTTATGGCTGGAAATTTTCAATTTGATAATATACCAGGTATTGTTGCTGATCTAGCAGAAGCAATATGCCCAGGTGTAACACCTGAGTGTGGACCTAATTGTTCATATAACTTTGTAACAGAAGAATGTGATTGCTTTGAACAAGTAGATCCTATATATGAAGATGTATTGACTTACATACCTTTTCAATTAGATAACCCAACATATTTCCAAGATGTTTCTTGGACAGTTAGTTATGATCCAAAAGCAAAAGCTTGGATCTCATTCCATGATTGGCACCCTGAATTAACATTCAATAGTATTAATCATTTCATGACATCTAAAACTGTAACTACTGAAATACCACAATGTCCTCCAGGATATTCATTTGATCCTAGCGTTGGTGAATGTTGTATTACTGTTACTGACTCAGATCCAGCATTTGTTGAAATAGATTTTACAGAAAGTATAGTAACTTCAGTAGATACAGAAAGATCTGCATTTAGTGAAGATTTAGATGTATTCTTTTTAAATGATTATTCTGGATCAACTAGACCTGCAGCTAATAATACACAAGTATTTCAAAAACAATTTATAAATACTTGCATTACTTTATTATCTGGTGGAATGGATGGTGGTTCTGCAGGTACAAATAATGTACAAGTTGGTGTAGCAAATTGGTCTAATAATAATACAGCAGGTGGAAATCCTTCAGATTATATTGTTTCACCTCTTAACGGAAATGCAGCAACTGTAACTGCTGATGTTACTGCTATTCCTAATAATGCAAATGGAGCAGCTACAACTTATCAAGCAGCTTTAAATAGACTTAATGATGCTAGTATGTTAGGTGCATCTACTGCAACTAGACAAGTTGCTATTTTTATTACAGATGCTGATGTTGCATGTCAAAATACAGCTAATTTTCCTCCTAATGTAGAAGTATATGCTGTATTTGCATCAGGTAATGCTCCTGCTTGTGGTAATGCATGGGAAAATACTATTAATTGTATGCCGCCAAGAGGATTTAATGGTAATCAAGGTCCTTCTGTTTGTAATGTTAATCATTTTGCAGTTGATGCAAGTAATTATGGTGATGTAGCACAGCTTATAGTTGATTCATTAGTAAGTTGTAATTGTCCACCTAATACTGTTCCTGATACGCCTGCTACTATACCATGTGATCCAGATCCAAGTGCACCTTTACCACAGTGTGTATCTTGTGAATGTCCACCTGGTTATACAGAAGTACCTGCAGGTCAAGTTTGTAGTTCATTTAATCCACCAATATGTAAAAGAGTTTTATGTGAGTGTCCTCCTATACCTGTGCCTGATCCATCTCAAGCAACAACTTGGTTTGAGCCTGGTACTCAATGTGATGATTTATTTTTAGCAGGAACACCAGGTTATATAAATCCAAATCCTTTAATATGTAATTATGAATATCAACAATGTGTACCTGCAAATTATGAAGTAGGTGGTATATGGAAACATAATGCAAGAAATGATTTATATGCAAACTTCTATGGTCAAGATTATCCATGGGAAATTACATTAATTGAAAACTCAGGTCAAGTAGTAAATACATTAAGAAGTGTTGAATATCAAATGGAATCTTATGTTTATAAAAACTTTAATTTACCAAGACCTCAACAATTAATAGGTACAGATAAATGGCATGATTTAGATTGGAATTTTGATGAAGCAGTTATATTTAATTCAGAACAAGTATCTGGTCTACTTACTTTAGATCTATCTCCTAAAAATAATGTACCTTTGTTAAATCAATATCCTATAATTAATCCTCCTACTGATATACAAATTTTATATTCTAAGGAAGAGCAAAAATATAGATTTAATCAATTCTGGGATATTACAGATGATAGAGGTGAGTTTAGTGGTATAGAAAGATCTATTTGGATTACAAGATTAAATGGTTATATAAAAGATTTAAATCAAGCAAATCTTAATTATAACAAAGCAGAGTTACAAAGAAAGAAGTTTAGACATTACTATAACATGTTAGTTCTAAGAAAGAATGTTTCAGGTGATAGAAAAATGTTACTTAAGTTAAATAACAGTAAAATGAATATATCTTTTAGATAATGAAATTAAGTAAAGACGGATATAAAAGAAATAGTAAGGATGTAAATAATCCTTATAATATTATACCATCTGGAGATATAACTATGAAAGGTGTAGACTTTCCAGTTATGGGTACAGATAATTTTGGTAATCAACAATTAATGCAACCTGGTTTTAATTATAAGTTTCCAGGTAACATGGTATTTGAACAACCTGTTCAAGACAAACCAACAAATAAAGTAAAACAAAGAAGAACAGAAAGAGATAATAAATTACTTCCTAATTATAATAAACAAATGGGAAATGTATCTACACATCTTATGACTACTATTGAAATGACAGATGATGATGGTAGTCCTATTTATATGGTTATACCAATGTTATATCCTACTGTAGAAGGACAAGAAACTCCAGATCCTACATCATGGACAGAGTTTCAAAAAGGTCAAGAACAAGATGCTTTTAAAATGGCGTTAGAAAGAGGAGAGGTTTATTATTTTAATTCTGAAGAAGAAGCTGATGCTTTTGCTAAAGGAGGTTATAAAACTCCAAATTTAAAAAAGAAAAAACATGGGGGAGAAGATTCTGAAGATAATACTGATCAATTAGGTATAAGAACTGCATTGCAAGCTATAAAACCACTTTTAGGAAAAACTCTTTCAAAATTCCTTCCTTTAGTAAACATGTTTACACCATTAGAAACTGGTAGAGGTTCTACTTTAAGTGGCACACATTTTTCTAATATACCAGATATACTAGAAATGAATAAAGATGACATACAAGTATATGAAATATTACTTGGTAAAAAACCTCCTAAAGAAGGAGTGTTACTTAACTCACCAGAATTTGATGAATTTAGTAAAGCGTTAATTTTAGCTAATCAAGCTGACTCAATTGAAAATTCAATAGCTGAACAATTTAATATACCTAATTATCAATCTACTGGAGAAGTATTACCAAATACACTTACTGATGAAGAGATGGCAATAGCAAATAAATATCAACCTGTAGTAGATTGGTATGGGTCATATTTAAAAGGTAATACTTTTGATCATTTAAAAAACAAAATAATTGATAATTCTGATAAACCAGGCTGGACTAATCGTTTTTTTAAATCAGGAACAAAACAAGGTCTACAATATATAGATGATTATCCTTATAGAATGCAGCATGAAGATTCTATATGGCTTGAACCATTAGATGAGCCAATTATTCTAGGACCTTCTATAGAAGAAAAGTTTACTGGATCACTTGGACAACATAAACATAAGAAGGGATATTCTACTAAAACTAGAAGTTCAATTACTATAGATCCAATAAATAATTATATTGGTCCTTTTACTGAGGAACAACAGAAAGATATTATGGCTCATGAATTAGGACATACTGAAGGTGGATTTTTTGTAGGAGATCAAAATTTACAAGCTAAAATAAATAAAAGAAATAAAGCATTTCAAAATGTATGGAATCAATTATCAGAAGATGAACAACAATACATGACAGAAAACCCTAATGAAATTAAACGGTGGTTAGATAGAAATTATAGTACAACACCAGGATTTCATAATGCAGATCCATCAGAAGTTAGATCTGATTTAATAGAATTTAGATACCAAGCAGATAAATCAGGTATATATGATAGTTCAGGGGATTATAAAAAATTTACAGAAGAGGATTTAAAAAAGATGAAAGAAAAGCATGGTTATAATAGATTATTTAAAAACTTTTCAGATGAAGATATTATATGGCTTATGGATAATGTTGCACAACAAACTCCTCAAGGGACTGATAATCCTTTTGAAATAGTAGATGATTTTGGACAATCTAATTTTATGTCTAGAGACGGTGGTCAGTTACCAAAAGCTCAATGGTATAATCCATTTGATCCAAAGTATAAAACTTTATATCAAGGTGTTAAAAGTTTTTTTTCACCATCTAAAAATACACTTAATTTAAATTATAGATCAACAAGAAACCCATCATTATTTACTAATAAACCAACAGGATCAATGGGACAATTTAATACAGTGTTAAGACAAAATTGGCCTTATGCAAATTGGCAAGATTATATAGCAAGCCAGCAAATTCCACTTCAATCTTCTAATATTCAATTACCTACAATTATAAATGATAGTGAACTTACTAAAATAATAGATAATAAAGGGGATATAAACAATAATTTATTTTTACAATATCTTCAAAAAATTAAAGGTTTATCTCCTCAAGAAAGATATGACAGAGGAAAAATGTTAGGAGTTTATGAAACAATGATGCAAAATAATAGAGGTAGAGGTGCAATTAATTATAATGCATTTGCAGATGAAGTTCAACAATCATTAAATCCTACATTATTATTTCCAACAATGTATACATCATTACAATCTCCTACTTCTAACTTTACAACTTATTGGCAAGGAGATGAATCTAATATTTTTAAAGGTGACAATTCTGCAAGAGGAAATCTTTTATTAACAACTATAGATGATGCAGGTGTAACTGATTATAGTAAAACTACAGGTTCTGCACATTTTGGAAAAAATTTAACAGATAAACTTGTATTAGGACATAATAGAGTTGCCTTTAGTGATGAGTTTCCTGATGCAACTATTTCAGTAGAAAAACAATCTGATTATGCTCAAAAATATAATAAAAATCTTCAAAACCGAAAAGATTATTTAAGTAAAGAAAATCCAGTAAATTATGACGGACATTTAAGAAAAATAGAAAATTATAATTATGTTTTAAATTATATCAAAGATGTAGATACAAATCCTGAAGAAGCTTATCATTTTATAGATGCTATGTTAGAAACAGAAGATGGCATGCATTGGACAAATCAACACTTAATAGGAACAATACGTGACTTTATACGATCATCACCTTCAATACGTGCAAATGCAGAATACCGTGGTCCAAATGTATCAGATAAAGATTATCAAACATCTGTAGATATATCTAATCATAACTTTTTTAATAATGAAGAGTTTAATTCAATTATGAGAAGTAATGTAAATGCACCTAATATATCAAAAGAATTACAATTAGAAATAGCACAACATCCTGCATTTAAATCATTTGTTGACTCAAAAATAAAATATGAAGAAAATTTAATAAATAAAAGTAAAAAACAAAATAAAGAAATAAAGGAACAAAATAAAAAAGAATTAGATGAATTAAATAATCCATCTGAAGTAGAATTAAATTTAAAAGAATTTAGAAAAAATCCTCAACAAATATTATTATCTGAACTTGCAGATTATTCAGCAAAAAGTGGTAAAGATTATTTACATTTACCATTATCTTCAACAGTTGCAAAAACTCAAGGATATACTGCAGATAAATTTGGAGCACCCAATCCTTTATATACAGAATATAATTGGACTGGTCATAGTTGGAATGATTTTCTTAGTGAAGTAGATCAAACACTTGGTAATTTAATTAAATCAGATGCTGTAGGTAAAGAAACTTTAGGACCTTTTACTTTTGATAAAACTAATCCTAAAAAAATGATTGTTACTTATAAACAACCAGATGGTAACACAATAGAAATTTCAGGAGGTTTTCAAGAACAAAAAAATAAAATAGAAGAAATTAGAAATAATTTTTTAACAAATCAAGGATATAATCCTGATGATGTAACTGCTATTAGTAATCCATCTGCTTATCCAAAAAGGTATCAAAGTATATTAAATAAAAATACTGAAAAACAACTTAAAAAAGATATTAATAAAGTTTTTGGAAAAGATTATCCTTATGAAATTATTACTGATCAAAAAGGAAATCAATATATAAGAGTTAAAGTGCCTGATAGTTATTTATCTAAATATAATTTAGATATAGAATCTCCAGGAATAATACCTATTAAAGGAAAAGATTTATATAAACTTGGTGGTTCATTACCAAAAGCACAATATAAAGATTTGTTTAATCCTGCAAAAATAAAAAAAACAATACAAACAGTAAAAGATACAAAAGATTATCTTCGTAGTTATTTACCAACTTGGTTAGGTGGCACATCAAAAAATATATCAAATGTTGGAAAAGATTATTATAATGCACAACCAGGATACTTTCAAAATTATCATGGTTTAACAGGTAATACTTTTACAGATATAGTTGATCAAAGTAAAAAAGATTTAGCATTTTTTAAAGATGATCTAGATGATGATTTAATAAGAATACATAATGAAGCAATAGGTAGAGAAGCTAGGGGAAATGTTAATTATAATGCATTTGAAGATCTTTATGGAACAGGAGAGGTAGGAACACCAACAACAAGTTTATTTGAAGATTTTTCTATGGTTCAACCATTAGATTTAAAAAGTCTTATATATAATCCTGAATATATAAGTACACTTCAAATGGGTAAACCAGTATTAGGTGCAGGTAGTCATTCAATGGACGTTAAAGATATGTCTAAAAGTTTAACAGGAAATACATCTTATTTAAATATAAGAAATGATATTCTTGAAAGAATGAATACTACAGAAGGACGTAGAAGAATAAAAGAAAATTATTTAGGTCCAAATGCAAGTGATACAGATGTAGATAAATTTATTGCAACATATAAACAAATACCTATTATAAATAATTTTAATTCATATGGTCCAGATGATAGTCCGTATTTCTTTTCAGGTGAAAACTATAATCAATTAGAAAAAGGTATATTACCTTTTGTAAGTATGAATACAAATGCATTGCCAGAAAATTGGTTAAGAAATATTTTTAGACATGAAGATCAACATGCACTGGACTATGTAGGAAAATTAATAAGAAATTCTGGCAATACTGAAAAAAATGTTTTTGGTTTTGGATCTACTACTATACCTATAACAGATGATGCAACAAAAATATTTGATCAAAGATTAGGAGCTGCAAATACTAATTGGTTTTCACCAAATTTAAAATTTGTTGATGATGGTGGTCTTACATCATCTGCATTATTAAAAAATCAAATGTTAATTGATGATGGTTATTCACTATGGGGTAATGCAGATAAAGGTTTTGGAGTAAGAAATAAAGAAACTCAAGATTATATGACCGAACCAATAAAAACAGTTACTCCAAAAAAAACTAATTCACCATCTTTTGAATCACCAGGAACTTTGTATATAGAGCCTACTGCTCATGTTGCAGAGTTACAACAATATCTATTAGATAATAAATATATATCAGATGCTTATGATAATATAACAGGAGATTTAATTTCTAAGGTACGTGCTGATAATGCTAAATTACTACCTGGTACAGATTATGATGGATATGTTATGAGAATATTAGATCAAACAAAAGATACTAAACAAAATAATAAACTTATTGCAAATCTTTTAAATAAAATGTTAACTGGTGTACCTATAACAGCAGCTACGTTAGAAGGTTTAGAGTTAAATAATTTAGAAGAAAAAAAGACAGGTGGATCAATAAAAGATAAATATAATAAAAGATTACCTAAGTTTCAAATGCAAGGTCAAAATAATCCTGGATGGTTAGCAAATAGATTATATAAATCTGTAACACCTATAGGTTATAATATGGATCAAGCAATGGTAGAAATGCTTTATGGAGAAAAACAACCTTTTATGTGGGATGGTGTAGAAACATCATTTGATGATTTTCAAAATCATCCTAGATTTAAAGATAATCCTAATGCTGGAGAATATATTAAAAATGCTTCAGAAGATTTATGGGGTATGTATTTAGGTTTTGATCAAAAACATAATACAGTTTCTAAATCTAAATTTAAACCTACATTAGGAGTAGAAGATGATAAGTCTGTTTATTATTCTTTTAATAATGTTGATGATATTATGGATGACATAATAGAAAGGGGTATTACAAAAGATGCATCAAAAGATAAATGGCAAATAAATGATTCTGCAGCAGGAGGTTTTAATCTTAGTAATTATCAAATATCAAGAGGTATGGATGATGAAAGAGAGCTTCCTTATTATGCTTATTATGATGAATATGATTTTGATATACCAACAGGTTTAGGTTTTAATATTGAAGGAGAAAGTATTGTAGGAAAACCATTTGATATATATGGAAGAATATATTATCATCCAGATACTAAAGAATTAATACCACCAAGTGAATTAGATGCAAATTGGGTTGATTTTGAAAAATTAAAACAAGGAGTTGCTTATGCAGAAAGTCTTAATGGTGAACTAATGATTAATCCAGAATCAACTGCTACAGGTTTATATGGACAAAGGTTTAGTGAAATTTCTACAATGTATGATGGAAGTAGACAAGATTTTGCTAATGATATAGAAGCACAGAATAAATATTTTGAAAATAGATATAGAGGTAAGTTAGAAGGTGTAAAAGGTCTAAGAGAAAGTGGTATAGATTTATATAAAATTTATAGCAAACAAATACCTAGTTTTCCATATACTACAACAGAAGTTGCAGCATTAGTAAACTTTTTAGGAAGACAAGGAACACGTGAATATTTAGGTTATGTACTTAGAGATGGTAATAGTTTAGAATCTGTATTTCCAGATAAATATGGAGTTAATGCAGGACAAGCTAATAAAACTCCTCAAGAATATATAGAAAAATTTAATGAAGGAATAACTAAAAAGCAAATGGGAGGTGAAGTTGATAAAGTAACAGATAGACTTATTAAAAAATATGAAAATGGAGATAAACTTACACCTGCAGGAACTAAACATTTAAAGTCTTTAGGTATGATATAAGCAGTAATATAATTAGAAAATGTGCTAATTATTTAGTATATTATAAATGTATACTGCTTATAATTAATTAATTAAGTAAATGGCAAAAAAATACCCTAACATACAAACTTTAGAAGTTTATCAAGAAGGTGGTGATACTCAACAAGTTACGCCATGTCCTGATGCTACTATTGATCAAGATTTAAATTTAGATAATAGAGAAAGAGCTATTTCTAGATTTAATTATGGTAAAGCAAGTTCAGAAGATAAATGTGGTATTTGTATATTTTTTGACATATCAAATAGAATGAAAAAGTGTATAAATGATAAGTCAGGTAATATTGGATATTGCTGGAGTAATGATTTTAAATGCACTGAACAAAATGTTTGTGATAGTTATGAAAAAGGGGGACCATTAAAAAATAATGACAGTTCTTATAGTAAACAAAATCAAAGTGTTTCTGATTATGAAGAATCAAAAGAAACTGTAGAACAAATACAAGAAGGTTTACAAATGCCTGGTTTAAATGAACCAGCTGTTGCACCACAAGAAGAAATGGTTATGCAACAACAAGCACCAGAACAATCTATGCAACCTCAACAAGCTATAATACCTCAACAACAAATGCCTACATTTGAATATGGAGGATCTTTAAAAAAATTCCAAGATGATGGAGATAATGATGATGTTGAAGGAATGGAAGATGCAGAAACTAATTATCCAGGAGCTGAAGATAACAATAAAAGTGAAGAAGATATAATAAATGAAGTTGAGTCAGAGGTTGCAAAAGCAGATGAGTGTGCTGCAAAAGGTGGAAATTATAATTCTTTAACAGGAGTATGTGAAGGATTAGATAATAATACAGATATATTTGATGCAAAAAATAATCAAGAAAATCAAATATTAAATAAATTTGCAGATTGGCAAACTAAACGTGGTAAAAGAAGACGTGATAGATCTAATAAAGTAGATACTAAACCTTTTATGATGTATAATGCAGGAGAAGATACTAACATATTAAGTGATATAGTAAATTTATTTCAAAGTGGAATTAAAGATTTTCAAAACTTTGATGTTGATCCAAATAAAATAACTAAAAAAGAATTTAGAAATTTTAAAAAGGTTTTAAGAGAACAAAATCCTGATGCCTCTAAAAAAGAAATAAATCAAATGGCAAAGCTTGCATTTCCAAGTGCAGGTAATAATAGATGGGGTAAAGAAAATTATCAACAATTTAAAATAACAAATCCATTTGATGAAACTAGATTCTTTGATCCAACACAACCAGATAAACTCATAACATACGAAGAGAAAAGAATGAATGAGTATAATCAATATGTTAACAATAGAACTGCTGCGTATCCTGATTTATATCAAATATCTAGTATGGATATGGATGGTAATATAACTTATCAAGGAGATAAGCTATTAGGTGATATGATTGAAACAGAATATGTACCTGATGCTGTTATGCTTGTTCATAATGAAGATAATACAGGCATACAAGGTTCTTATGTATTTGATGGTGTTGATGAAAGAGGACAAAAAAAATATAAGTATATTCCTTTTGATGCAGAAAATCCTACTAACATAACTTATGAAAAAAGTTCTCAACAAACTGCAAATGATTGTTTTGAGTTACAGGAAAAATGTGCACAGCTAACACCACCTGGAGATTGGGATGCAGCAAATTGTAAATGTAATGAACCTACATCACAAGAAAAAAATAATGAAAGTGTACCTGAAGATGCTAATCTTGATGATATGGAATTTGATCCTGATTTAAAATACGGTGGTTCTATCCCTACTTTTTCATTTTTACGTGATGGTGGTGATCTAATGCATTTTCAAAATAAAAGTGAAATTCCTGATTGGACAGATCAACAATTAGAATTGTGGTTAAAAATGCAAGAAGATTTACTTGCTCTTGGAGCAGGATATGGAGATGCTAGAAATTCTAATTATAGAGCTGGAAGTATAAATATTAAAGATAAATCTACATGGCCACAAGCTGATGAATTTAATCTTTATTCAAACATTATAAGAGACTTTCCAAATTTTCCTAACCCTTCAACAAGAGAAGGAAGAACACAATTATATAATTTAAATAAACAAGCACAAGAATGGAATTTATCAAGAGATCCATTTTTACAGTATGAAACAACACCAAATGTATTTTGGACTGTTGATAATGAAGGACAAGTATATCCATATAGAAATGAAACTGTAGAACAAAAAGAAGTAAGAACAGGAAATTTTTCTAACTTAAAAGATGTTATAAATTTTGCTAATCAATATAATTTAAATTTACAAGATGTAAGCAAACTTACTGTAAATGGAGAACCTTTAACTAGCATATATAATTTTGGAAAAGATGCTGAAATGGGTGATGAAAATAATTTAAATTTAGAAAATACTTTTTATGATGCTAATAGATCTTCATTATATGAAAATATAATAGCTAAAGACTATGAAGAATTAGTAAGAGATTATAAACCTCAAATTGGTACACCTGGTGTAAATTATCCTAACTTAGCTTCAGGAGAACAATGGACAGCAGATGGTAATATTAAAAGAATTAATAATAGTGATTTAAGTGGTGGAACTATTGTAAAAGCTAAACCTATATTAAATCAAAATGATGGAGTTCTTAAAGAAGGAGAACCTATGTCTTATGAAGATTTTAGGAATCAAATTGTAGCTAATTATAAATCAGATTATCAAACAATAACACCAGACAATTATGAAGATGCAGTTTTAACTAGTCTTAATCCATATTTTAAAGGATCAAAAGGAGGTTATGGTGGACCTACTATAGGTTATAATACAGGCAATGAGTTTTTAAGTATAGGTGATAACGAAAATTTATTAAACCCAATGTTTGTTGATCAAGGTCCAGTTGATTATGAAATGAATAGTTTAATGGGTTACATTCCTGCTTTAGTTGGTGGTGTAGGTGTAGTTAGAGGAGGTCTTGGTCTTGCAAATAAACTTGCACGTGTAACTGTACCAGGTAGTTCAACTATAGGAGCACCAGTAACATTTGGTCAATTAAATAATGCATATTGGTCACAAGAAGCTTTAAGAAATACATTACCTGAAGCTTATACAGATTTTTCTGAAGGTAGAACTGGTGAAGGTTTTGGTAATTTAGCACTTGGTGCTCTTGAGTTAAGTGGTGTAGGTAACACAGGTCTTGTTAATGTATTACCTAAAAACTTTAATCAATTAAAAACACTTAATAAAACTTTTCCTGCATTAAATCAAAAAGGTGTTAATTTAATTAATACTCGTTTAAATCAAGCAGATAATTTTAAAACACCATTATTTAATGTTAATCCTTTTAGCAAACAAACAACACAATTAGATATGTTAAAAAACTATAGAAATAAAGATTTTTCAAGTGCAATTGTAAATCCATTATATGCACCACAAAGATTAACCACTACACCTAGTATAAATTATAATGCATTTAGTAATTTTAAACAAACTGGTGGATCATTATATAAAGCACAAAATGGTGCACAAGATGCAGCAGCAATGTATATGGTAAATCCAGAACAATTTGATTATGAAGCTGGTATGCCTAAAGAAGGAGCTATTAGTTCATATGGTGATGTATGGCAAGGAGGTCAATGGGTAGATGCAACAGAAGAAAATCAAGGATTTAACACTCCTGATTCAGATCAATTTAATGTAGTAGGTGATGCATTTTCAGATGAGACTGGTACAATAAACCGTAATGTAGGTGATATGTTTACAGCTAATGCAGTTAATCAAGGAATGAAAAAATCTGCAGCTAATACATATGATGTTAGAAGAAGAGATATAGATATGAATACATTTAAACCAAAAGAAGGTTCTATCAATAGATCCTATGGTGATGTATTTAATACAGAACAAGATATGTTTGTTGATCAAGCAAATGTTACACCAGAGTTTGATGTTACTGATGATTTTGCATTTGAAGGAGATGGTAATACTTTAAGTAGAAGACAACTTAGAGGTGTACGTAGAGATAAAAGAAGAGAAGATAAAGCTATAGAAGCAGGTTTTGAATCTTATGAAGATATGCAAGCAGCAAAAGAAGAAGAAAAAGCTTTAAGAAAACAAAGAAGACAAGACAGAAGAGATAGATGGGGTGATACTTTTGGAGAAAGAATGAGAAATAAACTTAACTATGTTAGAGATAGTAAAGTAGTTCAAGGTTTTGAAAAAGGTGCAAAGTTTTTAAAAGAAGCAGCAGGTATTGGTAATAAAATATTTGATCAAATAAATGAAGGAAAAGAACAAGCTTATAATTTAGCTACTAGATCTTCAGATGATGCATACAATGTAATGGCAGCTGATACATTATCTAGAGGAGAAGAAGATGAAAACACAGGACTTATGTTTACAGATAGTAAAGTAATTTCAAGACAAGATGGTTTTAGTCAATATGGTAGTGAATTACCTAATGCTCAATATGGTTTTAGAGGAACAAGATTAACAAATCCAAGATTTGGTGTTGAATATCAAAGTGGTGAGCATCCGTTAAATTTATTTTTTGGAGCAGATATGGTAAATTGTTGGGGTGGTAGTTGCAGAGATGCAGGAGGTGGTAGATTTAAAAGAGGTGTTTATACTAACTTTAGCCCTTTTGAAACTACAGAAATGGATAATGAAGGAAATCCTTTTACTAAACTGACAGCTAAAGGTGACATAGGAGCTAGATTAAGACTTGATCAAGATTTTTATGGGTTACCTACTTCAGGACCTGCTGGTATAATGCTAGAAGGATATGGTGGTATTGACTTTAATGATCAAGAAATGGTTAGTCCTTATTATGGTGGAAGAGCAGGTTTACAATTTAAAACACCAGTTCCTCAAACAATTTATAAATCTGGTCTTGGATTTATGTATAAAGATAAACATGATTATGTTCCTCAAGGTCAATTAGATTTATTTGCAGATTATAAAAGCAATGACGGATTAAAAATAGGAGCAGAAGCAAGATATGGATTATTAAATGCAGGTGTTACTTATAATCCTTCAACAAGTAATTGGGAGTATTCAGGAGGTTTAGGATTCTTCTTTAAAGATGGTGGTGAACAAAAAGAAAAAACAGTAAGTATTGATACAGATATGTATTATGAATTATTAGCTGCAGGAGCAGACATAGAAATTATATAATTATGGGAAAAAAAGTAAAAGTAAAAATAGGAAATTTACCAAACGGATATAAATTTAAAAATGGTAAAATTGTAAAAGTTATGGCTACAGGTGGAGCACCTTATGGTAATTCATTAGGACCTATACCAAGATCCTTTGCTAATTTAGAAGCAGAAAAAGGTGAGACAGCATTAACTGATTTAACTAATGATGGTAACTTTGAGCTGTATAACATTGGTGGTAAAAGACATCCACAAGGTGGAACTGCATTAAGTTTACCTCCTCAATCATTTATTTTTTCAGATACTGCTAAAATGAAACTTAATAAAGATCAGCTTACTAGATTTAATATTAATTCTAAAAAGAAAATGACTCCTGCTGCTGTATCTAAAAAATTTCCATTAAACAAATACTATTCAGCTTTAAATGATGAATTTGTAGATGATATAACTACAAGAAGTGCAGAGTTAATGTTAGAAAAAAATAAAATGAAATTATCTGAATTAGCATTTGTATCAGAAAGTAAAAAGAAATTTGAAGATGGTGTGCCTTTAGCAGCTTATCCATTTTTAATGTCTAAAAAAATAGATCCAATGCAGTTTGTTCAAAAAGTAAATAAACTTAATGAAGAACAAGCTATGATGCAAATGATAGATCAGTTACCACCTGAAGAACAAAAACAAATATTATCATTACAAAACTTTACAGGTGGCCAAGGAGGTCCTCCATCACAAGGACCACCTATGGCAGGAGGAATGCCACCTATGCCACAAGCTCCACCACAAGGAGGAGGAATGCCACCACAAGGTATGATGGCACCACAACAAATGATGGCAATGTATGGTGGATCATTACCTAAAGCTCAAAATAGAGGAGAAGTTGCTGGTATGTTAAATGCTTATCAAAAAGAAATAGAAGATACTAAACAAGCATTAAATGAAGCAAATCAAATAAGAGTGATTAATAGAGATAGTATGTATCAACCTCCTATTGATAATAAATTATTTGGTGTTAATTATAATCCATCAACAGGTGAATTTAATCCCCCACCTCCTATGATATATAGACAAACAGTTACTCCTAGTCTATATGGACCTGGTTTTAAACTTGGTGGAGGATTGCATAAAGCTCAATTTGAATCTCCTGAAAGTATGCAAGTAAATTCAAAATTACCTTCAGATAGATTACAAGAAGTATCAGATATGGTACCTTTTAATCAACAAGATTTTACAAGTAAGTATCCAAAAATAAGTTATGGTAATGATATAAACAAAGGAATTAATCAAGGATCATTAGTTACATTGGCAGAACAATTAGTTAAAAAATCACAAGGTAAACCTGATCCTATGTATGATGGAAGATATAAAGAAGATGCGCAAGCAGACTATGCACAAAAAGGTGGTATGGTAGCTGCTGGATTATATAATGCAGCTTCACCAGATTCACGTAATATGATTCCTGCAGGTTTATATAATAATAAATTAAATGAATTTTTATATGGAGGAGAAGATTTTGAAAATAGATATGTAGATTATGAAGAGTTACAAACATTTGATGAAGGAGGAGAAAAAATTTATGGTATGGATAGATATAATCAAATGTTAGATTTATATAATTCTGAAGATTGGGACAAAGTAAATAAATTTGGATATGAATCTTATTTAAAAGCACGTGATAAATATTCTAATCTTCAAGCAATACCTGAAATGACTCAAGAAGAATATGAAGAAATGTTTATGCTTGATCAAAAGTTTAAGTATTTAATGCATGAAGCAGGAGCATTAGATGGTATAACAATTACTTTACCTAATGGTCAAACAGTAACTGGTAATGATATTAAACAACATGATGCATGGGATAGGCCAAGAAGAGGTGGAGGTTTTAGCGATGGAGATCCTAATGGTATGTATAGATTAGTCTATGAAGAAATAATGAAAAAATATCCTGATGCTGGCTTTGAACCATTACCTACAGATAAAGATGAACTTATGAATATGGTGTTAAATAAACAAGCTACATTTAGTAGTTTAGGTGGATTAAAAAAACATGCTGAAAAAATGTCTGCTGATGGAGATGATAGTTGGTCAAATTTATTAGGTAATGTTAATTTAGAAGCTTTTGGAAGTGATAAAGGTGGATCAGGTTTAATGGGAGAAGATAGATGGTCTGCTTTAGATGGTAAATATGGTGATACATTTAATAGTCAAATAATGCAATTAAATAATACACCAGGAGAAAAGAAAGTAAGAAATGTTGAAACATGTTATCTTGATGCAAACGGTCAAGTAAAACCTGATCAAGCAAAAGCTAAAGTAGATTGTGAAACAAAAGGTGGTAGATATGATACTGATGTTTGTCAATGTATAGAAAAAGGAGAATTTAAAATGCCAGATCCTATACCAAATGAATATTGGAAACAAGATATAATGAAGTTAGATGCATTATCTGATGTAGATCTTAATAAATATTATCCAAGTAGACAATCTTTTACAGGTAACTTTATGGATCCAGCTTATAAAGATCCTACAAGAGAAATTGCTGCAATAGCAGAACAAGCTCAAATTGCTGGAGATATGGCTATGCAAATGACTAGTGGTCAAGGATTAGCATCTGTACTTTCTAAAATACAAGGAACAGCAGGTCAACAAATAGCAGGAGCATTAGATAAAGTTCAAAATGATAATGTAGATATTTATAATCAAGCTCAACAATTTAATGCAGGAGTAGCATCAAATGTAGATGTATTAAATCAAGATGCATTAAAAAAGTATATGGATGAAGTTAATACGGTAGATCAAAATTATGATAATGCTAAAAATCAACTTAGAATACAAATAGCAGATGCACGTGCTAATGCTGAAACTAATAGATCTAATACTTATAATTTAAATACTATGACTCCTAATTATAATGTACGTCCAGGTTTTGGTGGAGATATACAAATTACAAACCCTAAAGATTTCTTTGCAAATAATGTAGTAGATCCACAATCACAAATGGATAAAAGAATAGCTTTAGAAAATCAATATATTGAACAAAGATGTGGTAATATAAGTACTGAAGCAGAAAGAATTGCTTGTATGAATAATGCACGTTTAGTTGTTAATGATATGTTTAAATCTCAAAATCAACCTAAAGGTAACCAAACCATTCCTGGTTATCAAGGAAATAATATAAATGTTGATAATAGAAATGTAAATAATAATAGAAATGTAAATAATAATAATAAACCAGATGAAATAACAGGAGGTTGTGGAAGTACACAATATGGCTGTTGTCCTGATGGAGTAACTCCAAAGGCTGATGAGATAGGTACTAATTGTGGTACTGAAGCTAAATATGGTAGTGAATTAAGAGCAGCACTAGCAGAAAGAAGGAATGGAGGATGGTGGTAAACATAAAAGGTTTACCTTTATAAATTTTAAAAACTTAATAAATTTTAGTATTTTTGTAACATGGCAACATATATACCAGGCTTAGAAGATAAATTACCACAAAGTCAACCTTTTGTACCAGATTATAAATTTTTATCTGATGTACTACAAGTAAGACAAGATAGGTATGATAAAAACTATCAACAATTAAATAATGTTTATGGAAAAGTAGTACATGCTGACCTAACAAGAAATGAAAATAAATATGTTAGAGATCAGTATGCAAAACAACTTGCTCCACAAGTAAAACAAATTTCTGGTCTTGATCTATCATTGCAAGAAAACGTTGATGCAGCTTATGGTCTATTTAAACCTTTTTATGATAATGAAAACATCATGAAAGATTTAACAGCAACAACTACTTTAAAACAACAAAGAAGAAAAGCAGAATCATTTAAAAATAGTCCTATAAAAGCTGTAAGAGAGAAATACTGGGATTATGGTATGCAAGGTTTAAAGATATGGGAAGATCAATTTAAAAATGCTGATCAAAGAAAAGCTATGTCAATGGGTCTACCACAATATGTTGAAGATGTAGATTTAGCTGAACAAGCAATGATGCTATTAGAAGATTCTGGTTTAGGTGATGTAGAAGATGTAATAATTTCTCAAGATAATAAATGGATTATTAAACAAAAGAGTGGATCATTAATTACAGCAGCACCAACTGGTAGAATAATAAAAGTACAAGATAAAAATGGAAAAGAAATAGAAGTTCCTGAAACAAAAAATTTAGCTTTGGAATATGTATCTGAAAGATTAGCTGATGATCCTAAAGTACAATCTGCATATCATTTAAGAAATTTTGTTGATATGACTAATTTTGTTAAAGAAAATTCTGAAAGATTAGGTGGAGAAGATAATGCAAAAAAAGAATGGGCAAATACAACCATTAAAAATTATACTCCAAAAATGGAAAATGAAATAGTAACTTTAGATCAAATGAAAAATGAAAAAGAAGTTACTGTTAAAAGTTGGGAAAGTTATGCAAAAGATATAGGTATAAAACCAGGATCAGAACAAGATATTGATTTTATTAAATCTTTAGATGAATTAAAAATATTAGATGAAACTATTAATAGTAAAAAATCTAAATTAGAAACTGTTACTGCACCAACTTCTGATTTAAAAGATTTATTAACTAAAGCTTATACTGTAGCTATGGGTCATCAAATGGGTTCTGATATGCTACAATCCGCTTCTGCTTATGCATTAAAAACAATGACAAGAGAACAGGAATTAAATCCTGAATGGAAAATGTGGGCAGAACATCAATATAGAAAACAAGAAATATTATTAAAAGACAGATTAGAACAATTAAGAAAAAGTCAAGAAAATGTTACTACAACACCAAAAGTTCCTTTATTAAGAAGAACTTCAGGTAATGAAGCTACTACAGGAGGTAATGTAGATTTAGCAACATCAAACATAGAAGGAGATCCAGAAGTATCAGATTTTATAGGTATTCAATACGATGAACAATTAGATGTAATGGAGAAACTTATGCAGCAAAGAAAAGAGATAATTAAACAAATGTATCTTTTAAATGCACCTAAGCTAGGACTTGAGTCTAGTTCTTTTACTCCTATATTTAGTAGGGATTTAATGTCAGGAAATGGTGATTTTATACCAGGAGAAATACCAGAAGAAAAAACAAGTACAACTCCAGAAGGTAATCCTAATTTAATTCCTCCAGATGTTACAGAATATGAAAATATAAAATCAATGTCATGGAGTGAATTTAATCAATTAAATGATTATGATTTAATTCACAATATGTATATGGGTATGAAGCATATGATAGATAATGCAGAAAATAAATTACCATCTTATGCTACTTTACCAGCTGATTTAAAAATAAAAGTTCAATCAGACATGAATAATTTAAAAGGAGACATGTCATTTTTTACAGAAAAAAATGATGAGTTTAAAAGTAAATTAATGGATGTACAAAAAATGCTTGTAGGTACTGATTCAGAATTTGAAGAAGCAGCCGTTGATGGTGGTTCTATATTTGATAACAATGGTATATTAATTAATAAAGAAGAATGGGTTAATAGATATGTTGAAAAATGGAATGAGTTAACCACTCAACAAATGAATAATGAAATACTAGAAGCTAGAAAAGAATCTCCTAATGCATACAGAGCAATGGATTATGGTGCAGACGGTATGTATGATATGAGCGTTGGATATGGAGCTTACATGGCTATGCCATTTGATTTTCCTGGTACTGATTTGGGTACAGATTCTGCTCCTGATCCACAAATGAATATTGGAACTGATGATATAATGCAAGGTTATGGGAAGTATTGGGAAATATTTCAAAATGAAGTAAAAAATGCAGATAATTATCCAGTTCCATTCCAAGATTTAAGACGAAGAGGAGATATGCAAGGAGATGCTGAAAAGTATTATGATTATATGTATAACAAAATAAATAGCACTGTTACTTCTAATGCAGAAAATTCAGAAAAGTTTGGATTTAATTTTTCTGCAGCTATGGAAGGAATGCCTATGATGGGAGATGATATGTATTCTTCTCCTACTTATACATTTCAATATGATCATGCTTCTGATGCTGATTTTAATGGTGGTGCTGTAGATTTCTTTAATAACTTGATAGCTACAATAGACGGTGATGCAGGAACTTTTAGTGTAGTTGGAGGTAAACAATATATTGCAGGAGAAGATGAAGTTTTAGGTTCAGTTGATCAAAATCTTATGCAAGTTTTAAATGAAGCATATTTTGATATTACATCAAATTATGGTAACCCTGATAATGCTCCTAAAAAAGATGGTATTAATTTTAGCATTACATATTCTAAAAATGGTGGTGGAGATAAATTAGATGCTGCATTATATGAAATAACATTTCCACAAGAATGGGCAGAAAAATATATAGAAAAAAGAAATGCAAGTAATCAAAAAACAAGTGGTATAGTTCCACGTACTAATCAATTTACTAATGATTATACAATAACTGTATTAGTTGAAAAAGAATTAGACAATAATATATATAAAACTGGTAATATGACTGAGCAAAGAATTATGGCTGAGTTAAGAAGCAGTGATGGAAGAATAACTAGAGCTGTTCCAGATGGAGGACAAATAACTGTATTTGAAGTATCACCAGGAGTTTATATGTATGAAGATTGGTATTGGAATGTTAGTTCTGATGGAAGTAGAGAAAAAGTTACATTAACTAATATGCAAATACCACAAACACAAATAGCTAATGTACTAGCTACTCAAGAAGCAAAGTTAAATGAAATTGCCACATCAAATCAAGAAATAATGAAGGCTATTAATTTAACAAATAATAATATGTTAGAGTAATATTAACATGGCAGAAATAAATGAAACTACACAAGAAGGTATAAACCTTCCGTCAGGTCCTGAATCACCTGTTAATAATCAAATGCCTGCTTCTCAATCTCTTGTGAGTACTGGCATGGAAAATAATGTACCTGCTGTATCTGATATTAATTTTGAAGATGTGGTAGATGTATATACACAACCTAATACTCCAGGTGATCTTTCTGCTTTAATGCGTCCTGATCCTATTTTTGAATCAATGCTAAAACAGGCTTCTATTCCTATTAATAGTGTAGCACCTATTACTGGTTTAAATAATATTAGAATGCCACAACCAGGATTAGCAACTCAAACATATAATCCTTATGAACAAAATACACCAGCAGATTTAACTACAAAAGATGGTAAAGCAAAATTCTTACAACAAGGATTTTATGATGCAATGACTACTCCAAATAAAAATGCATCTGCTCCAGGTTATAGACCAGATATGGAGTGGGGGATTAGAGAAACAAATTTTGATAGATTTTATGCTAGTAATTTATATGATCAATTAGGATTTCATCCTTATAGGAATAATGAAGAAATATATAATTCTAAAGCTACATTTTGGGATGAGAATCAAAGAGCTAGAAAACAGATGTGGAATACTTTTCAAACAGGTTTTACATCTACATATGATGCTATAGGAGATTGGATGAGTGGTAATTATACAGGTGCTGATACAGATGGAGGTCAAGCTTTTGTTGATGCTATGCGTATAGGTAATTCTTCTAAAAAAGGTTTAGGAGGATTTACAAATAGATTTTTATTAAACTCAGGATATACATTTGGTATTATTGCAAATATTGCTGCAGAAGAAATAGTATTAGCAGGTGTTACAGCACTTTCAGGAGGAGGTGCGGCTCCAGCAGCAGCATCAAGAACTGCGTTTAATGTAGGTAGACTTGGAAAAGCATTTACAGGTTTTGGTGGTAGATACAGAGATGCGTTAAAACAAAGTTTTTTTAATGTACCAGGAGGAAGTAGAATACGTGCAGGTGCACAACTTATGCAAGATCTTAAACAAATAGAAAATGCAAGACAGTTTTTTAGTGTTACTGGAAGAGGTGCTTTAAATTTTCTAGCTCCTAATACTATGCATGCCCTTAGAACTCTTAATACTACTAAAGGTACATTGCGTGGTTTACATAATGTTAAAAGTATTAATAATACATTTGGTGGTTTTTATAGAGACTTTAGAGAAATAAATCTTGCTATAGCAGAATCTAAATTAGAAGGAGGTATAGTATACAATGAAATGATAGATAAACTTTATCATGATTATGTAAGAGTTAATGGTGAAAAACCACCTATGGAAAAATTAGAAGATATTCAACAAAAAGCTCTTGCTGCATCTAGTGCTACTGTAACAGCAAATGCACCATTAATATATATGTCAAATAGAATTGTATTAGGTACAATACTTAGAGGTATGCCAGGTGGATTAGGAAGATTATTAGCAAGACATCAACGTGGTATGGGTAAAAGAATATTTGCTAATAGTAAAGTAGGACCAGCTCAATCAAGAGCTGCAAAAGAAGCGGGTGATCTTGGAGGAAGAATTGCATATGATGGAGGAGCAACTTTTTTACAAAGATTAAAAAACAGAGGTATTAAAGGAGGTCTTGGTGCTGCAGGTGCTTTTGCATTAAGATATACAGGTGCTAATTTTGCAGAAGGTTTTCAAGAAATATCTCAAGAAGTAATTGCTAAAACAGCAGAAGATTATTATACTGGTTTATTTTTAGATCCATCACAAGTAACAAGTACTTTATTTGATGCCAGTTTAAATGATGCAATTAAAGCACAAATAAGCCCACAAGGATTTGAAGTATTTATGTCTGGATTTTTAATGGGCGGGTTAGTGCAACCTGTACAAAGAACATTTACAGAATATTTACCTAGACTATATCAATGGACAAAAGGTAATTATGGGAGTCAAGAAACACAAGCAAAATATCAAGAATACAAAAAAAATAAAGAAGCTTACTTAGAAAAAGCAATTGATGCTTTTAATAATCTTGCAGAAGATCCAATGAGATTATTTGGTAAAACAAGATTAAATGCAACAGAACAAAAACAATTAAATCAAAGATTATTAGAATCTTCATATGCTTCAGATATGTTATCTTTTATGGATGACAAAGATCAAGCTTATTTTTCTCAATTACATTATTTATTTGAAACTGGAACAAATACTGAATTTAAAGGTTTACTTACTGATTGGTTAAAAATGTCTGATAAAGAATTAAAAGCTGCATTTCCAGAATTTAAAAATGAAGTAAAAAATGGTAAGCTAAGAGAAAGAATAGATAAGTTTAATAATAAAATAGATATATATGAAAATGCATATACTCTTGTAAAAGATAAATATCCTAATCCGTTTGATGCATCACAATATACACAAGGTAGTAAAGAATATAATGAAGAAGCTCTTAGACAAATAGCTTGGGATCATTCTACAAAACTTATGATGTATACTGAAGAAACATTTAAAAGAGCATTAGAAAGAAACAATAGTATATTTCAAAGATTATCAAACGATTCTGCTATAAGTAATATGAACTCTTCAGACATCAGTGTTCTTTTAGATCTTAAAGCTCTTAAGACAGAAATAGAAATGTTAGAGTCTGAAATAGCAGTAGAAGCAACAACAGCAGAACAAAATGAATTAATTGAAACAAAAAAAGAAAAATTAAAATTATTAAAAAATTACCTTGATGTTATAACTAGTCCAGAAAATTTTGTTCCTACTAATAAGGATGGTACTGATATTATATTAGGTGCTGAAGTAGAATATGAAGAAGTAGGTTCAGATGTGCAAGGAGATAACATTATAGAAATTGGTGGTAAAAGATTTAAAGCAAAAATTAGTCCTAGTAAAAGGGTTGGTACTTTTGATAGAAGAAAGATAGGAAAATTAAAACCAAGCTTTATGGCTTATTTAAATTTCTTAGCAGAACAAAAAGGAGAATTTATTACATCAGAAAGTTTAGAAGAAGTATTAAAAGATATAGTAGACTATAAATTTTTACAAGGAAGGTCTCAACAATACTTTAGAGCTATTGAAAATATTACTAATCCTGGTGCAATGAATTTAGTAGCTGAAAGAATTGCTGAAAGATTAAAAGCACTGTATGATACTAATCAAGCAAGAGTTGAAAAACTTGTAAAGAAACATGTTTCAGATTTAGAAAAGAATGAATTAATAAATCAATTAGCAGGTCAAGGAGTATATCCAGATGCAGAACAAGTTGTTTTATTTTTTAAAGAAGGTATAATACCAACTATATTTCATTCAGAAGCTGGACAAGTTACCCCTACAGATAATAGAGAAAAATGGGATACTATACAAAACTTAATTAAAACTTGGCAAAAAACTGATGCTTCAGAATCTACAGTAGAAGCTGGTGATGCACTTAATGAAGATGAAATAACACAGAATGATCAGTTTGATGAATTAGCTAGATCAGTAGAAACTCCAACTACTATAACAGAAGAAACAAATGCTGTATTAATTTCTAAATGGAAAAATTATGTTAAAAATAGTACAGGACAAAAAGGTAAAATTTTAAGTTGGGAAGAATGGCAAAACAGCAAAGAAGCTAAACAAATAAAAGAAGTAAGAAATGAATTATTAAATTATTACAATACTAATTTAACTGCTGATCAAAGAAATGAAAAATCTTTTGATGCATGGTTATTTGAAAATAAAAGATCTCCAGAAGTATATAGTATTATAAATTCTAAAGGAGGTACATATACTGATTATGTAATAACAAATGCTGACGCTGTATCAGAAGAAAATTTACAAGATGCTAAAAGAGCAGGTGATGAATTAATATCTTCTGAACAAGGTGTTAATATAATGAAAAAATTAGTATCTGGTCAAAGTCAAGATGATGATAGTTTTTATTATGAATTAGTTGGTAATGATTTAAAGACAAATCTTTATGAACAATATAAAAGTGTAGATCCTAATGGTAAAATTTTAAGAGATAATTATTTAACAGAAGCAGAAGCTATAGCTGCTCAAAAATTTATTGTAGGTCTTCTCCCTGATAACAGTACATTTACATTTCAAGGACAAGATTTACATTTTAAACAAATATTACTTGATAATAATGATAATCAGTTTATAGTAATAACTACACCAACATCATTTGCTAAAGGTGGTAAATTATATTTACGTCCATTAGAAACTGCTAATGATAGAAAAACAAGTTTTCAAGTAGATGATATAGGTTTATATAGACCTTTAGATACTACAAGTTTGAAAGCTACTACAAAAGAACAAAACATTTTAAAGCTTAGACAATCTGAACCAATTAAAATGTATGCTTTTAGACAAGATAATGAAAGTGCACAAGATGCTGAAGTTAGATTAAGTGATAGGTTAAAAGAATTAACTCCTGAACAACTTAATGATTTAAAACTTAAAGTTTCTAGAAATGCAAATTTTGAAAGTTTTAAAGAAACTCCTGGTGGAGCTTTACCAGAATTAGGAACTACAGAATTTAAAAATCCTAAGTTAAGAATAGGTGGTGAAGAACTTACTGTTGCTGTTATGAATGGTGAAGAAATACTAGGATTTTTACAAGGGCCAACAGGAGCTGTTTTATTAGATAATACATTAAAAAATGTAGTTAATCCTTTAAATCTTACAGAAGATCAAGTAGATGAGTATTTTGAAATTTATAATACAACTAAAACTCAAACAAGAACTAAAGCAGAACAATTACAAATAATTAAAAATAATTATGCTAGCAGCATTTTATTAAATGATAAGTTAAAAGAATTATTAGGAGGAGAAACAGAAGTAGTTGTTAATGTAAATAATATAAAAGGTTTAAATTTAAGAGTATCTCCTGGTAAAATGATGTATGCTACTAAAGATAATGCAGCAACATTTTCAGAACTAGTTAAAAATACAATAGATGATAAAGGTAATTTTTGGATTTTAGATAACCGTAGTGATGGTAAAGGTGGTGTTATTACAAATATTACTGATGATGAATTATACAATAAAACAGCTGCTATAGCAGAAGCTGCTTCTGAACAAACAGGTTATAATCCTGCTTATACATTAAGTAGATATGTTGCAGTAACTAGATTAGATAACGGAACATTTACTTTTGTTGAATTAAAAGCAGATCAATTAACTGCTGAAGAACAAAATGATATGGTGTTAAAAATACTTAACACTCAAGATGAAACAATACAAGAAAATATCAATGATGCAGATGAAGTAGTTAGTGATACAAGAAATTTTGCATTTAATGAACAACTAAAAGATGAGTTTTATATATTTGGAAAGTCTGGAGAATTTATTGATATAGAAGTTACAGCAAGAGGTGATATACAAGTTATCTATAGAAGTACTAAAAGAAAAGATAAAAATGGAAAACCTTTAAAACAAACTTTTACAATTAATGAAAACGATGTAAAAGGGGTTAAAGAAAATACAAATCCTTTTAATGCATTTGTACAAGCAATAAATAATAAAATTAAATTTAAAGAAGCATCAACAGATGTTAAACTTAAATTAAAATTAAATAAAGATAACTTTAGAAAATCTATACCTAAAGAAGCAACAATACAAGATCTTTCTAATACTCTTACTAATTTTCAAAAACCATTAAGAAGTAATATTAGATTAGAAGCAGTTATTGCTGATTCAGCTCAAATTAATAATGTTATTAATAGTTCAGTATTACCAGAGGGTTTAACTAAAGATGTTCAAGATGCTATTAATGATACTGATCAAGTAATGTTAAATGCTGAAATGGATTCTCCTGAACTTACTCCAGAGTATATGAGAGAGCTGTTTAAAAATGATTATCAAAATGTTGAAGAAGCAACAATAACTTTAATAGCAAGAAAATTAGCTAAAGGAGAAAATCTATCTAATGCAGAACGTACTATATATCAAAACAAAAAAAATCCTGATATAAGAGAATCTATTAATTTATTAAAACTTACTTATCAATCTGGTGTTATAGAAGAAGGAGCATCTTTAGATGTAGATTCAACATCAGCTACTACATCTGTTGAAAAATCAGAAAGTAAAAAAACATATGAAAAGCTTGAAGAACTAGAACAACAAAGAGAAGATTATGCAGATAAAATTTTTAATGATGCATTTAATAATGTTGTTCCTGATAGATCTAAAGCTACACCAGAACAAATAAGAGAAGCTAATAAAGCAGCACAAGAAGCTGAAGATAATGATTTTACACTTAAAGATTATGATAGACAGATACAAGATCTTAAAAAGAAGCTTGCACCAAAAACTGTAGATCAAATAAGATTTGGTGAAGAACATATTGAAAAAATTGATACTTTTATTTCATGGGCAAAAACTAATTTACCAGAGTTTATTCAAATACAAGATATACAAGATTTATCTGCTAGATTAAAAGGAAATGGTAAAACTGCAGGTATGTTTGTTTTAGAATTAAATAGTTTAGCAAATAATATAGAAGGAAATATATATGTTGGTGCACAAACACCATTTAAATATCATGAAGCTTTTCACGGTGTATTTAGAATGTTATTGTCTGAAGCTGAAATTAAAAAATATCTTGCTATAGCTAAAAAAGAAAAACGTGTACAGTTAAGATCTGAAGGTAAAACATTATCTCAAGCTCTTAATGAACTTAAATCATCTCATAGTATTTATAATAATTTAACAAGAGAACAATTAGAAGAAAGATTATATGAAGAATATTTAGCAGATAAGTTTGAAGAATTTAAAATTAATGCAAAAAGTACAAAAACTAATTCTGAAGTTAAAAGTTTATTTAATAGAATTATAGAATGGATTAAAGCCGTTATTAAAAACTTTACTAAAAATGAATTAACTACTTTATTTGAAAATATTGATGCAGGTAAATATAAAACAGCATCAGTACAAAATAATAGGTTTACATCAGAAATGGTTGAGAATGGTACAACTTCAGCTGCACCTAAAGTAATTCCTATAGATAGTTATCCTTATAGTTATGTAGATCCATTTACTGGACAAGAAATTGTATCATTAGCAAATACATATATGACTGCCAATGATCAAAGAAAAATGATTGCAACTATTGCTTCATTATATAGAAGTTATATAGAAAGAGGAGACTTACTTTCATTATCTAAAAAAGAAATATTAGATAAAGCTATATCTGATTATATAAAACTTTTAAATCCAAGAAGAGATTTTTATTTATCAGAACAAAATGGTTTAGCTTATAAAAGTATTAAAAGAAAACTTAAATCATATTACAATTCTTTAAAAGATAATAGAGATATTATTGCAGAAAATGTTAGTCAATATTTAAGTACATTTGATAATACATTTAATTTAGAGCAAGAAGCTTTTGAAGATCATGAAAATTTAGATGAAACTAATGTAAGAAGAGTAGATGAATATGGTAAAACTGCAAATCAAATAGGTGGTTATACTTCTTTACCACAAATGTTAAGAGAATTTATTGCTACAACAGTATTAGAAGAACAAGATTTATTTGGTAATAAAGAAACTTTAGATGGTATTCCTATTGTAACAACTGTTGATTATAATTTTGCATACAATGGTATACTAAAAGCTTTAGCAAATAAAACAACTGATTTACAAATGTTACAAGCTTTAGCTACATTTAGTTCTACAAATGTACATACAGCCGCTGTTGTTAATAATATATTTAAAGAAATAGGAATAAATGATCCTAGTGAATTATTAGATTTAGAAACATTACCAGCAGTTGCTAATCCTAATTTCTTACAAAAAGTTATTAAAGGTTTTAATCAATTCAAAGTTGATTATATGATGAACCACAAAGATGCAGAAACAGGTGTTGTATATATTTATGCTGCTAATAAAAAAGATGATGGAAATATGCAGTTAGATCAATGGTCAGAACATTTTGAACAAGTATATCCACAACTACTTTCTAATGCTGGTAATAAAAAAGCTGTTGATTTTCTTAATTTATTTAGATCTAAATTAGTAAATCCAAAAGAAAGAAGCAGACAAAAATTAGATGAAGAAGCTAAAAATGCATCTAAAAATTTATATGACTTGCTTGGAATACAAATAAATGCAGAAACTATAAAGTATAGTATGCTTTCTAATAAACCTATTAGAAAAAAATGGGAAGATGCTATTGTTGAATTAGGAATAGCTGCTGGAGCTGATCCAATCTCTGCAGAAGATATTACTGAAATAAGAAATTCAATATCAAGAGGTGAAAATCTTTTTTTAGATAATCAAACTAATATACCAGAAAATGAAATTCAAGAACAAAATACTGCAGAAGAATTACCAGAAAGCACAGGAGTAAGAAGTAGATTAAGAAAATTAGCTAATACAAATTCTTTCTTTGATGAGAGTGTAGGAGCTACAGTATTTAGAGATTCAAAAGGTAATTTTATATATGCTCATCAAATGCCTACATTCCATTTAGTTAAAGTAGCAGAGATGAATGCTAAAGATTGGGCACAAACAAAAATAAAAGAAAATACATTTTTTAATAAAAACTATTTACTAAACAATGATAAGTTTTTAGCTTTAGTTGGAGAAGGTAAATTAAAAGTAACTAGATTTATTGGATCTAAAGAAGGTCAGTTAGATGAAAATGAATTTGGAACTGTTGTTGAAAATAGAGGTTTATCTATAAATCAAAAAGCAGGTGTATCATTTGGTGATTCATCTTCTGCAGAATTTGCAGCAGTAGTAATTAATTCTTATGTAGAAAAATACAATAGAACAAATCAAGAGGTTCCATTAAATGATTACTTTAATAATGAGACAGGTAAAGATGATAAATATATTGAAGCACCTATAGATTTAAAAGTAATGTCTGATGCTAGTACAAATGATTTTGTAGCATTACCAGTTGAAAAATTTGTAGAACAAGATGATGCAGGTGATTTAAAACTTACAGATAAAGCATTAAACGCTTTAGTTTATAATTTATTGCAATCAGAATATAATAGAGTTAAGAAAGAACTAGATCCTAATACTGCTGAAACAGATACAATAGAATTATTTAACACAAGTAAAATTAAAAAAGGTGTTGAAGTTGGACATAGAGGTAAAAGATTTGTAAGATCAAAAGGTTTTATTACTAAAAGAAAGTCTAAAATTAAAGCACTAGTAGATATACAAGCACCTAAAATGTCTAATCAAACTGCTAATGATATTGTTAACAACAAACAAAAAATAATATTAAGATCAGGTAAAGCTCAAGCTAAAATAAATTTACCAGCAGGTGAACAAGCATCTGTATTATTACCATATAAAGTTGATAATGAAACTAAATATGCAAACGTTGTTGTTAAAAATAGAGGTTTAGTTTCTGTATCTAACATAGATCCTTTAGCTTACATTGATCAATTAGGAGATGCTGTAAGTAAAAAACCTATTGCTGGAAAGAAAAAACAAAACACAGCAAAAATAGATAATACAACTTATTATTTCCAAAGATTAGAAGATGCTAAATTTTTTAATGGTTTAAATTTATATGCATATGAATTTATAACAGCAGATACAGCAGAAGAAGCTAATATAGAAACAGGTGTTGAAGAAGTTCAAACAACAGAAGGGACAGAACAACAAGTAGAATTCTTTGAGTCAGACAATTTTATAGAAGAGACTTTAATTAATGCTGCTAAAGAAGGTTTAAATTTTGATCAAGCAGTAGAAAGAATAGGTGAAGACAAATTAAAAGACATTATAGAAGAAAGAATGCTAGTTGATTTTTTTGATTTTAGACGTTTGTTAACTAATACAAAAGCTTTAGATAAAATAAGTGTAGAAATTAAAGAAGGTTTAGGAACAATGGTAAGACCTCAAAAAGGAAAAAGAGGTAAGTCATTTTATCAAGTAACTAAAAAAGGTAGAGAGGCAATGAAATTATTTAATCTAAAAGAAAATGATTTAGATTATAACTTATTACAAATATACATGCATCAATTTATAAATGCTAGATCTATGAATGATGTATTATTAGGTGATCATGCACGTTTATTTACTTCATTTACTGATGAAAGTAAAAGAGCTAAAATGCAAAATGCAGCAGGTCCTAATGCAGCTTCTGCTTTAACAGCTCCTTCTTTAGGTATTACTCATACATTTAATAGTAATGATAGTATCAGTTTATTTACTTATCATGATCCTCAATCTATAAATAAATTTGCTGGAACAACAACTGATGAAACAGATGCATTTATGGTTGGTACTGTTAAAGCATTTAGATATATGTTTTTTGGTATAGGTAGATTATCTATAGAACAAGCTAATCTTTTAGATAAGATTCAAACTGGTGAACCTATTGGTGTAGATGAAATGTGGGGTAATGTAGCATTAGGAACTGAAGGTTATAAAAAATTAAATGCTCTTATAAATTCTAAAAAGTTTGTATATGGAGATGGACAAACATATTTAAAAATGTCTTTCTTTGTTTTAACTCCTGAACTTACATCATATAAAGATAGATTTGGACAATGGCAACCTTTACCTCAAATGGAAGAACTTCATAACCTTAGAATGAAGATGGAAAATTTTGAAAAAGGTAAAGAAACTGTAGCTTTAGCTATTCCTACATCAGGTTCTAAAATGATGAAAAAGAATGTTATATCTGCAGATGAAATGTACAGTAACAAATCTATAGAAGAATTACAATTAGAATATGGAGATAGAAAAATAGACACAGGATTAAATCCTAAGTTTATGAGATTACAAGTAGTAAATCCATCTAACAAAATAGAAATTGTTGATCCACGTCAAATGAAACAATTAGTTTTAAGTGAACAATCTGATAATGTAGAGGTTGTTATAAATGGAAAAACAACAAAACTAAGTGAAGTAAGAGAAGCATATAATAAATCTGTTTCTGCACAAACTATATTACGATTTAAAAATAGAAGAAACTTAGTATTTGATATGGGTACAGCTCTTGATGAAATAGGTAAAAGTAAAGATTTAGGAAAAACAACACCTAATCTTAGATCATTTTTACGTTATGCATTGGCAGGATTAGAATCATCACAAGCAAAAACTCAAATGTTAGAATTCTTTTCATTTGATGAGGCAGGTAACCCTAAGTATGATTTAAACAATCCTATTACAATAGAAAAATTTCAACAATTATTTTTAGCATACTTTAGTAAAGGTATATTAGCTGGTAAACAACATGGTGTATCATTAGCATTAGCATCTAGTTATGGATCAAAAGTAATGAGAGTAGTTAAAAAATTAGATGAAAATGGACAACCTCTTGAAACTGAAATAATTAGAATGGATGCATATAAAAAGAATCCTTCTAAATATAAACCTGTTGATAAATTTGTAAATGATAAATTTGTAGATCTTAAAATAGGTGATGTAATATTACAAGAGTTACAACATAATGTATATGATCCTAAAACAAAAACTTATTATAGTGAGTTTATGATGGCTCCTCATCATAGGGAAGTTCAAAAATTTATTAAACCTGGAGATACAATACCTCAAGTTGTAGCAGAAGCACTTGGTATACGTATTCCATCTCAAGATAAACACTCTGCTATAAGTTTAAGATTAGTAGATTTTTTACCTGTATATTATGGATCTACTGCAATGTTCCCTAAAGAGTTAATAGAAATATCTGGAGCTGACTTTGATATTGATAAGTTATATACAGCATTAAAAGAATTCTATTACAAGAAAGGACAGTTTCAAGAATACGGTAAAGGTATTACAGAAAAAGATAGATATGTAGATTATATTAGATATGTTATTTCTCAAGCAAATAAAAAAGGTTCTCCTATAAATGAAGCTATTGTTAATTGGTCAACTACAGATTCACCATTTTTAGATGCAGAAGAAATAGAAATGATGCAAGATAATATGGCTAGAGAAACAGCTAATCAAATAACTCTTAATGTAAACGCGTTTAATAAAGCTTATGATGTAAGAGTAATAAATTATATTATACAACTTAATGATCAAATTACAGATGAACAAATAGTAAAACTATATAATAAAAACGAAGATCTTTATGGTGCTCTTCAAAGTTTAGGTTTACCTGTTACATTAAAAGAATATAAAGATTATGTAGCTAAAAATGGTGAACCATATGAAGCTGCAATAAACAATGATATATTAGATCAAAGAATAGCATTAGTTGCAAATGAAGGTGTAGTAAAACCTATAGATAATAGAGAAATAGGTTATGGGAATGAACCTGCTAATTTAGAACCTTTATATGAAATAAGAGATTTATTACAAGCAGAATTTCCTGAGATAGCAGATTTTGCTAATCCAGAAGATGTTGATCCTGATAGTTTATTAGGTCTTGTAGAAACATGGGCAAGTATTAAAACTGGTGAAGGAGCTATTGGTGCAGTTGTTCGTCCTAATGTTGTTCTTTCAATGCTAGGTGTAAACAATATAAAAATAAGAAATGAAGCTTTGGGTCCAACTGGTATAGTTAGATTTAACAGAAGAACTTTTGATACTTTTGCTACACCATATACTTTAGATGGTAAGCCTAAAGATAAAGCTACAAGAACACAATATGCTATATCAGCTTTAATTACAATGGCTACAGATAATGCTAAAGAAAGATTGGCTGATGTATTAGGAATAAATAGAAGTTCATTATCTATTGTTGCATCTTGGACATCTTTAGGTGTTCCTCTTGAAACTAGTATATTAATACTTAAAAATCCTGTAATCAAATTAGGATATGATTTAGCACTTAATAAATCAAAACCAACTGATCCTGGTATTGTATCTATTCTAAAAAAGAGACAAAGATTTTTACAATTAAATTATGAAATAAATACACAACCTGTTACAGATCAAGTTTTAAGAGCTGCAATTAAAAATGATTGGGTAGATCCTACACAACCATTAACACAAGGTTTTGGTAAAAATATTACTGGACAAACACCAGAAGAATATTCAGATAAAGATGCTTCTATTGAATATGCTATTAATCAACAAATTATTAATGGAAAAAGAATATCAGACTATGTTGGTTATTTAGGTTCTTTAGTTGATTTACTTTCTGGATTTGGTCAAAGCATGGAATCTTTAGATTCTAAAGCACTTGATTTTAAAAAGTTAGGTTTAGATTTAAATAATAATGATTTTAAAAATTTAACTGATCAAAATTATATGAGTATAACTGAAGGTTTAGATGACAGTTTAACTGATGGAGTTCCTGTTCCTTTTGATGCTAGACCTATTATAAAAGGAAATGATTTCCGTGCTACGTATTATAAAATATTTAAAGAGTTTACAGAAGATTTAATACCAGCAGTATTTATTACAAGAACTAAACCATTCCAAAGAATAAAAGATACTGTATTAGCAAACATGGTTAATAACTCTATGATAATAGATCCTAAAAGAAAATTACAAATAGAAAAAGATATACTTAGTTATTTAACTATTAAAGCTTATAGACAGTTTTTAATGAATACTCCTAATGGTATACAAAAACTTGGATCATTACAAAACGGAATGATATATGATGATATAGGTGGAGAAAATACTTTAACTATAGAAGAAGTTGTTAGTAGTATACGTAATTATTTTGCTAGCAAAGGACAAGAAAATTACTTTATAGATAAATTTGTTTATTTAGATTTAGCATCAAATGAAAACAATAAAGCTGGTTTAAATAGACTAAAAGGAAATAATTGGACAAAAATGTCTGATACAAAAGCTGTTGATCTACAAGCAAGCTTTGCTGAAATATATAGTATACCAGCATTAAGAGAACATGCATATAACTTAATGCATTACTTATTAGTTAAAGATGGTATGCAATTTGATAGAAATACTTTTTTATCTGCAGTTCCTGCTTTTATGTTTGATCAAGTATTAAGAGCTATTAGTACTGGTCATAAAATGTTTAAATCAAATACAGCATCAGATACTAATCTTGTATTTGGAATGAGTCAAGAAGAATTAAATAATGATTTTACACAAGGTTATTTAAAAGCTAATAAAAATGGTTATTTAATACCTACAGTAAGACGTATTACAAAAGATACATCTAATGCTGCACATATTGATTCAGATGGTAACTTACAATTAAATATATTTAATGGTGTAAGTTCATTTATAAATAAAAAAGGGCAAAAGGTTGTAAAAGGTAAAAAGTTTAAATTACAAAGAAAAGGAGCTTCTATATTTGTAAATACAAAATCTAATGAGTATAAAAAACTTATAGCAAATGCTAGCTATTTAAGTAGTATAGGAATTAAATTTAATAGAGTAGAAGATCAAGGTAGAGTTTATTTAGAAATGATTTTACCATTATATTTAAGAAATGAATATCAAGATCAATTTGGAAGTACATACGTTAATTATTTTGAATTAAATCAAGTATATAGAGAAAAAAGATTTTCACAGACAGGTGATATATTAAACATGCTTGAAGGAGAAGAAAATATTGTAAAAGGTTTTCAAGCTACTTATACACCTGTAGAACTAGTAGGTTCTAATCAAAACACAGCTGTTGCATTTGTTAATGGTGAAGTTCCTACTCATGATGCATTAAAGAAAAAATATAAATCTGATGCTGTAGATAATCTTATTGCAGGTCTTGACTTAAAAGATCTTGAAGAACAACTAGCAGGATTAGATTTATCTAATATACAAGACTTATATGATCAAGCAGTAAATACAGGAGAAAATGTACAGTCTACTAATAAAGGGATAACTATAGATGGTAAATCATTAGAAAATACAGATCTTAAAAAAGAATCTGATGTAACTGATGTTAATATAGATCAAGCACCACAAGAAATACAGGATCAACAATTAGCAGCTACTAGCATGTTATTAAATATGTTAAATGCTAAACAAAATGATAAGTCTTCTAAGTCTGATACAGAAATAAAAAAGATTAGAGATTGGTGGGCAGATCCTGCAACAAATAGATATGAAGCTTTAAATCAAACAAAAAGATCTAACTTAGAAGGATTGTTAGAAGAATTTAATAACTTTGACGGCACAGCAGAAAGGTTTATAGAAATAATAAATAATTGTAAATAATGGCTACTTGTTATAATAGAAATACGCCTCAATATAAGGCTTTAGAAACTAAATACAAAAACAAATTAACTGTTGATGGATTTATAGATACCTATCAAAGAGTTACTCAATCAGATGAAATACCTACTGTAGCAGATGTTGAAAACATAATAGCTAGAAGAAAGACTATGATGTCTTTAAATAAAAAGAATTATAAAAAATCTATTCTTGCAAATCTTAGTAGAAAAAATATTATTCATAATATATATGGTGAGTACAGAGTAAATCATAGTAATCCAGCTACAAGAGCTTTTAGTCCTGCTGTATTAAAAACAAATTATAATAAAGTATTAAAATTATTACAATTTAATAATATACCTCTTGAAGCTGTAACATTTAGAAAAATATCAAATAATGTAGATAGATCTAACCCTACATATTTTGAAACATTTATAGTAGATATAAATGAAAAAAATCTTGAAAATTTAGATGAAATAAAAGAAACAGTAAATAAAAATAAAACACATATTGTAGATATTATATCACAATTACAAAGAACATTTCCTACTGTTAATGTAGATGCTGTTACTGTAGCAGAAGCAAAAACATATTACAATAATTTACCTTCTGAACATAAAGCTAAAGTTCCTTTTGATCAAATTAATTCTTATGTTCAAGATGGTAATGTTAAACTAATACAAGGTAGAGTAACTTCTGAAATAGCTATTGAAGAAATGTTACATCCTTTTGTAGCTGCTGCAAAACAAGATAATCCAACTTTATATAACAATTTATTAAATGAAGCAAAAGAAATGTTTCCTTTATTAAAACAAGAAATAGATAATGTATATACAGATGGTAGAGGTTTTACACCAATAGATAGAGATATTGAATTGTTAACACAATCATTAGCACGTCATTTTAAACAAGAATACGAACAAAATCCTACACAAAATTGGAGATCTAAATTAGCAGATTTATTAAAATGGTTTTTAAATTTAGTACAACAAGTAGCAGATTATGTTGTAGGAGATCAATTAAGATTAAATGTTAATGATATAAAACCTAATTCTAAACTAACTGATATTGCTCAATTATTAAATACAGAAGATTTACAAATATTATTTAATCCTAAAATAGATTCACAAGTAAGATATTCATTAGATCCTAATACTAAAAAAGTACTAGACTATGTTAGAGGTAAATCTAATGATGTACAAAAAATGATTATAGATAACTTCTTTAATGTAGTTGAAAATTCTAAGTTTGATATAAACGGATTAAGTACAGATAATGTTATATTAGATAGAAAAAATCATAAATATATTAATCTTTCTGATAGTGATATAACTTATAAGTCTGTTACTACTGCAATAAAAGGAGAACTTACAGATACAGAAGGTCTTTATGAATTAAATAGATTATTAGGAAATGACTTTGATACTTTATTAGAAAGTATTACTATGAACATTCCTTTTGAAGAAATGCCTAAATTAAATGTATTAGATGAAAAAACTGCTAGAGATGCTTATGCAGCATTAGAAAATTATACTTTTGGTTTAGAAGCAGATGGTAGTGTTTTAATACCACAAGTTATAGTATCAGATAAAGAAAGTGGTATTGCAGGTATGATTGATTTATTACGTATACATCCTGATGGTACCCTTACTATTATAGATTTAAAGTCTAGTAAAAATTCAAGTAAAAGTTTTGGTTATACAGATGTAGTTTATCCTGTCTCAGAAGGAAGTATATTTTATGATTCAAAAGATCCTAATAAAAAAGTATTTACAACAAGTCAACAACATGCTATACAAACTAATCTATACAAAAGAATATTAGAAAATAAAGGTTATGAAGTTCATGAGCAATCACAAACTTTTCATGTGATGGTTGGTATAGAAGGTAAAGGTAAAGATCAAAAATTTACTGGTTACTTTAAATTAGATGGAACAAGATTTCATCCATCATCTGAAAGCAAAAGATATGTAGATCAAATAGTTCCTTATAGAGTTAATCAAACTTCAGAAAATACTTTAGATTCTGCTCTTGAAGCTGCAGGTATATTTGAACCAAATAAAGTATTAAATGAACAACCACAAGAACAAGAACCACAAGATGATGCACCTACAGATGCTGCATACAGTGCTATGTTTGATGCTGTAAATACATTTAAAAAAGAAGCAATAACAAGAAAAAAAGCTATTGAGTCATTAAGAAGAAGTACTTTATTTAACATGTCTCAATCACAATACATAGAAGAATTAGAACAAACTATATCAGCTATTAATGTAGCAATGCTTAGAGGTACAGTAGATATTGTATTTACAGATATGTTACAAGATGCAATTAAAAAAATAGATGATGTAGTTGCATATTTAGGTGATAAAAATAATTTTAATGATCCTGAATATATTAAACATGTTCTATATTGGAAAAAATTTATTGAGACATACCGTGGATTAGCAAATATATCAGATGCAGATGGTTTAAATAAAACACAGTTAATATTAAAAGAAAAACTTCAAACAAGATTAAATGATCTTGTAGGTCCAGATCAAAATGATAGAGGAGATAAAGAACCAGGTATATTAGATAATGCTTTAGAAAACTATGTTGTATCTTGGGCTTTTGAAAAAACTAACAGAAATGATCTTACTGAAGATGATGTGAGAGCAATGATAAAACACACAGAAGATATTGGAATGATAGGTCATTTAACAGGTGATGCAGATACTTCACAAGATATATTGTTAGCTTTAATGGCAAAAGAATTTAAAGCTAAAAAACAAGAGTTGTTAGATAAAATTCAAAATAGAAATGAAGAGATAAGAGCAGCAGCTACAAGATTATTAAAACTCATTCCTGGTAATACTATTGATTATAGTTTTATGCAAGTGTTTGATGAAGGTGAATGGACAGGTAGATATGTAAAAGAAATAGGTTTTCAATATTATAGTAAGCTTAATGAACTATATGATAAACTTTCTGACTCAGAAGGAAATGCATTAAGATATATAGAAAGATTAAATGGTGATGAATTAACTGATGCAGAAAAAGAACATAATATAAAATTAGCAAAAGCAAAAGAAGCTTTTTCTGAATTTATGCGTCCTGAAGAATTAACTAGAGAAGGTAGAAAAGATGGTAAATATCATAGATTAACTAAAGAATTTTTAGATGCTAGAAATAGAGTTATGGAATATAAACCTTCTGTTAGACAATACGTTAGAAAGAATGGTGTATCTGATATAGAGATTCAAAATTTTAAAAATAAATACTATGATGAAATAACATATTATAGAAAAATTAAAAATTCTAATGGTGAATTTACAGGTCTAGTTAAATTAGATACAATGAATGTAATTAAAAAAGATTATGTAGAAAAAAGAGAAGTTACTTCTGATGGACAAGAAATGAGAGATTCAAAGTATCTTAAAATAATGAATCCACAAAATGAATTAGAAAGAGCACAAAAAGATTTCTATTTAATGTTTAGAAGAATATATGAAGATGAATTACTTCCTATGTTACCTAAAAATATTGAAATGTTAATGTCAGGAAAAAGTCCTATTATAAGAGATAGGTTTATGAGAGAGTTAGAAAAAAAACCTGATATAGTTAAAAGACTATGGGGTAAAATGGGAGAAGGTTGGACAAATTTTTGGAACACTACTACAAAACAAGAGATAGTTGCTTTTGATGAGTATGGAAATTTTGTAGAAGATACTCTTCCTATTTATTATATAGGTAATCCTAAAACTGAAGAAGATCTTACAGAAATTAATAATAAAATACAACTTAAAATAAAACAAATAAAAACAGCAAAAAATGCTAAAGAAGAAGAGTCATTAAAAGAAGAATTAAAAAAATTAAGATTAGAAAGAAACAGATTACAAAATGCACCTACTACAAAACAAATGAGTAGAGATATGGCAGACAATCTTTTAAGATTTGGAGCTATGGCACAAAACTATGAAAGTCTAGGTCAAATAGAAGATACTTTAAAAGCTGTTATGCATACTATGGAAAAAAGAAATTATGAACCTGCTGAATTTAAAGTAGTAAGTAAGTTAAAAGAAGGATTTAAAAGAGTTGGTCTTAAAGGTAGTGGATCTACAAGAGGTGAAGCAAGATTATTACAAAGAGCACGTAAGTGGATGAGTATGACTTATTATGATAATGAAAAAAGAAGTTTAGAATGGTATGATAAATTATCACAAAAAGTAGTTTCTTTTTCATCTTTAGGTTATGTAGGATTTAACGTATTTGGTAACATTAATAACTTTGTAATGGGTAGAGTTAATAATGGTATTGAAGCAATAGGAGGATTATATTTTGATAGATCAGCATATGTTAAAGCTACTGCAGAGTTTAACAAACGTATGGGATTTGATTATTTTAATAAATGGGCTCATAATTATTATGGTGCTTTTGGTACAGGTAAGTATGAAGAGTATAAACCTTATAGTAAGTTTGAAGCAAGTGTAGATTATTTTAGAATGTTAGATGACAAAACAGATATACGTGAAACAACTAAAACTCCAGGTGTAGAAGGAAGAGCTTCTAGAATGCTTAACTCTGTTGCATATTCATTAAACGATGCATTTGAATATAATGTACAAACTAAAATAGGACTATCTATATTATATAGTTTAGAAGTAGATAATGGTAAACAAGAAGGAGAAGGTGGTAGAAAAGTTATATCATTATATGATGCATTAAAATATGATGCTACTACTGGTAAAATGAGTATGAAAGATGGATATACTCATGTAACTTTAAAAAGTGGTAAAAGAAAAAAATGGAATGATAAAGTTAGATTTGAAGTAAGAAATTACATACGTGAAGTAAATAAAGAAGTACATGGTAACTATGCAAGAGAAGATAGAATGGTTATTCAAGCACATACTATTGGTATGCTTGCAGCACAATTTCATAAATGGATTGCGCCAGCTGTAAGAGCTAGATTTAGAACAGAATACTTTGATGAAAATTTAGGTTGGAAAGAAGGTAGATATAGATCAATGCTTAATTTTTTAGCTTATGCTGCAAGAAATTTACAAAGCATAGGAAAACTTCAAGCTAACTATAAAGAATATCATGGAGATAAAGGTAAAATGAAATTAGGAAATGTTCATAGAACTTTAGGAGAACTAATGATTTTTATGTCTGTATACATGTTAAATAGTCTATTAGCTAATTGGGATGAAGATGATGATGATTCAATGAAATCAGCTACAAGAAAAAGATTTGAAAATGCATTTATGTATCAAGCAAATAGATTACAAAAAGAAATGTTATTATATGTTCCAGTCTTTGGAGGTAGAGAACAAATACAAATTTTAGAAAGTCCTATATCATCAACTAGAATAGCAGGTGAGTTTAGTGAAGCTATGTTAGAAACAATGAGGTGGATACCTAATTTACCAGCATATCTAGGTCAAGAAGATGGTACATATGAATTTGAACAATGGAAAAAAGATTCTGGATTATACTATACAAGAGGATCAAGAAAAGGTAAAGCTAAATTAGGTAAAGAATGGGGAGACTTTATACCATTAGTATATACTATTAATAGATGGTTAGCTTTTGATAATATTAAAAACTTCTATATTAAATAGGATACCCATAATATAATTTTTCAATCCAACACATCTTTGTTTGTTTTTTCAGATTCAATAAAGAATTTATTTATTTCTTCTCTAACAAGCTCTCTTAGTTTTTGTTTTAACCATTCATGATCAGGATGATCTTTTGTTGCCAATAGTTTAAAAGATATTTCTTCTGCTATTTTATCAATTGATTTATTCATAATTATTTAATGTTTAGTTAACATAAACTGAGGTTATAATTTATATATTATTTATATGAAACGTATAGATATAACCCCAGCAATATATATTTTAATAATGATAGTTGTCTTTGCTTTAGGTACTATGTAATCTCACATGCACCACCTGCACAAGCTAACTCACCTTTAAGATCAGTATTATCTTCTACTTCAACAACTTTAGATAAATCTATATCTAATAAAGATTGTTTCATTTCATTATATTTTTCTTTACTTATATCTTCAAATGGAGCTTGAGTATATGTACCACCATCATAAGGTAATACAGACAAACCATTATAATAATCTCTATTTTCCCACATCCATTTTCCTGCAGCATCCCATTCATGTTCTCTTAAAGATATAGTTGCTGATACATTATGAGTATTTGATCCAGTTCTGTGACCTGGTGTTACCCATTCTGTTGCAACTTTTTTAACTCTTTCTAATAATTGGAATGGTGACTCTGTTCTAAGGATAGATCCTTCAGGGGCTTTTTGTGGAATGCTAATTACAGCAGTATCATGAGCTCTAAAATAATCATCTTCAACTAACTCTGGATGATTTATAGCTAGGTAATTATATATAGATTCATTTTTACCTACACGTATTCTTCTTATATAATAATCATTATGCCATGCATGAATACCAGAACTTGTTCCAAGAGTTAAAGATGTTGTTCCTGCAGGTTTTACAGTTGTACATCTAGCTGCTTTGTTTATCCCTATTAATTTGGCTACTCTTGCGTTCTCTCTTTTTACTATATTTGCAGCTTCCTTCATATCCATTTGGAGCACAACGGCACTCCCTATTCCTGTCATTGACACACCTATAAGAGCGTCTCTTTCTGTTGTCTCTTTCCATATCTGTCTTAAATAATGAAAGTTAGTATAACCCGCTTGAAGTGTACCAATAAATGCAGCAGCTTTAACTCTAGCTTCAAAATCTTTTTGAGACTCAACATTTGATACATTTACTTCACACAGATTACAGAATTGATAAGGACGTAATGCTATTTCACAACATGGATTAGTACCCCAGTCTTTATCATTATTAAAGTATATACCTGGCTCACCAGAACCAGATAATTCAACACGTTTCCATAAGTCCATAAAAAACTTTTTAGTTATTTTATGTCTCATAAGTACAGCAGAGTTATTAGCTCTACCTCTTTGTGGATTTTTTTCCCACCATGATCCTGATTTACAACCAATCATTTCTTCATCATGAGCACTAAATAAACTAATAAGAGCAGCTCTTCTAATACCACCAGCTAACACAGCGTCAGCAATATAACAAATAATATCATGTGTTTCTATTGTTGATAAAACATCTCCATCTTCTTTTGAACTTAGCAATCCTTCTATTTTAACTAAACATTCTTTAAGTGGTTGAGGGCCAGGAGCTTTACCACCTGATGTAACTAATGCTGCACCTTTAGGTCTAATGTCTGAATAGTCAAATATTATTTTAGATGATCTACCATTCATATAAGATTTCATAAGAATTTTAACTGCATCAGCCCAACCTTCTATACTATCTCCAATAAGGTATCTTTTTGTTCTTTTACCATAAGGTTTATTAATACGAGGTAGTTTTTCTACATGATGTTTTTGTACAGAATAGCCAACTCCTGTTCCGCCAAGAAGAAGAAACATACATTCACTAAATGAATCTAAACTATCTATAGGAAGATATGCACAATTATATACTCTATTAGGAGAAATCTCAATAGGTTTACCACCAAACTGCATGGATCTCATAGAAGGTAAAACTTTTTTATCATATACAAATTTATATACATCTTCAATTTGCTCTTTTAACTGTGGATATTTTTTAATATGCATAGCTTTATTACGATCAACAAGTTCTTCCCATGTTTCTCTTCTTTCTAATTTTGGTAAATATTTTGCGTATTTCATATGGACAGTAATGTCACTTAGAATCTTGTTGTTTAAATTCATTTTTGTTTATTTTATATAAGTTAATAATTAGTTTTTCCTTAAGCGGTAAATACAAGATAAATAAAATATCTTTAAGAATGAAAGAGAATGGCTATAAATTCATTCTTATTTTAATTTTAATTTTGATATTCTTTTTGTATATTATATATGTACTACAAAAGTATAATATTATTTATAAATAAAAAAATTTAATCAAATGAGTTATAGTGTAATAAAAAAATATAATTGGACTTATTTTGCTGAAACTATTTTAAAAGCATTAACAGGCACTAAAAAAACTTTCATGAAAAATTTAGCAGCTGGTGTAACTGAAAATCTTACAATTGGTTTTCGTACAGTATCTATTATGAATACTCATGCAACAAACACCATTACAATTACTAATGTAGCAGCAGAAACTATTACAGTTCCTGCATTAACTACTGTAAATTTTGATGCTATGAATGGAACAATTATGTCTGGTGATTTAACAATAACAACTGGCACTGGAACAGCAATAGTAGCAGGAACTTATTAAACATTAGTTAAATGGCTACTAATATTAATAGACAAAAAATCTTATCAAGAAAGACGCATACTATTCATGATGGTGTTGGTAATGCTACAGCTATATGTGCAGATTATAATTGTGTTTCTTCAGAGTATGGAGGAACAGATTATAGTTTTAATAATTCAGCATATTGGACTAATTTTGATACAACAGATCCGTTTTCAATTTCTGTATGGGTAAAACCAGAGTGGCTTCAATCAAACGGTTCAAGACAATTTCTTAATATAGGAGTTAATACAGGAAATTGGAATGATAATATTATGAGATTTTATTTTACTAATGGTGGTGGAAATTTAAATAGATTAATAGGAGAGTTTAGAACTGGTGGTAACTGGGCTTTAAATTTGTGGGCATTACATAATCATAATTCTAAATGTGGTTTAGGTATTAGTTCATCCTCTGGATGGTCTAGTGCTAACCGTGGTTATAAAAATACAAATGATTTTACATTAGTTACATTAGTTTATGATCCTTCTCTTAGTGCTACTCTTAGTGCAGTTAGATTTAAAATGTATTGGAATGGAAACAGTTTAGGAGGTGGTGATTTTATATATGATCAAAATCCACAAAATGTAACATTTCCAAGTGGAACAGCAAAACAACTACAAATAGGTGCTAATTTAGTTACTAATTCAACAGGAATGGAAGGTAATTTAGATGATATGGCTTTTTGGGATGTAGCATTAACAGACGCAGAAGTATTAGAAATATGGAACGGAACACAAGCAGCTGGTAGCACAGATGGTACACCAAATAATTTATTATCACATTCTAAAGCTGCTAACTTAAAAGGATGGTGGAGATTTGAAAATAATTTTGCTGATAGTTCTGGAAATAATTTTCATTTAACAAATAACGGAGTTTCATTTGACGCAACAAATAAAGCATAAATTATGTCAATACCTGGATCATATTATATAATAGAAGTTTCAAAAGCAGATAGACTTGCACCTGGAAAAACAAGAGAGCCTTTAAACCCTTCTGATACAAGTAATTTAAGACGTAATAAAGAACGTACTCAATTTGTAATAAGTAGTACAGAGACTATTCCTGGTGCTAATTATGTAAATAAATTTGCTAGTAGAACAGATATGATTGCATATATTAATTCTAATGAGGATTGGATTCTTTCTGATATGACTTCAACAAGAAGTGAACAAGCAAGTATAGAGTTTACTATTTCAGGTACACAAAGAAATAATTTAGTAGCAGCTTGGTTACCAAAAATAATAATGCGTTCTACAGGTGAAGATGGAGAGACAGTAGGTATATCTGAAAATTTTATAGCAGGTAATCCTGAATCTGTTGATAGTGCAAATGTAGAATATAACGATGTATATATTAGACAATGGGATGATGCTGTATCTAATGCAAGAATAACAATGCCTGATGGTGCTGTAGGAGGTGATGGTTCTGCTTCTATAAGAGATACAGTATATGCAACTCATTCTATGATTTTTTTAGCTAATATACCTTCAACTGGTTTAGTTTTACCAACTTTATCAGGATCAAATTTTAATTCATTTACAATAATGTGTTCTTTTCAACCACAAGATTTAAGTGCTGGTCAAACGGTATTAATAGGTAAAGCATTTGAAAATACTGGAGATGATGGAATTTTAAGGTTTATATTAAATAATACTGGTTTAAAAATATTTTTACAAAAATTTGATGAACGCAACCGTAGATGGTTGGATCTTCATACATTTGATGTTACTACAAATGATGTAAACTCACATGCTTCTGCAAGAGCTTATCAACAAAAACCTATTTTTATACAATTAAGTGAGGGTGTTGTATCTATTCCTGTAGCAAATGAGGCAGGTTCATACAGTACACCTGAATCAAACCAAGTTAATACAGAAGAACTTGGTGTTTCATTTGAATATCCGCAAAAATTTAATAATACAGTTTTAGCTAGTACAAATAATACAAATTTTACATTTATAGGAAGTCATGCTATATGGAATGCTAATTTAACAAATGATGAAATGGAAAAGATCAGAACTTATCTTTTAACTTTATAAAAAAATGGAAACTACTGCACAAGAAATAGCACTTATGAAATTAAGAATGGACTCAATGGAAGATAAATTAGACAAGCTTGATGAAAAGCTTGATATGATAACAGAAAAATTATTAGATCCAGATCATGGTGTAACGGCAAGAGTAAATAGAAATACTATTTTCCGTAATGAAATGGAAGATTTAGTAGGTGAAATATATGCTATGAAAAGATGGAGAAAAACAACTGATATATTAATTAAAGCCTTAATTGTTGCTGTAATAGGAGGTTTAGTAAAACTATTTTTATTCTAATGAAAAAACTTTTAATAATAATATTATTCATAATAGCATCTTGTGCTGCACCAAAAAAATGTTGTAGTCAAGATATAGATCTTAAAAAAACATTTAAGTTTTCTACATTTTACGCTGCAGTAAATGGAGGTAATTCTATTTCAGATGTTGATATATATTCAGTAACGAATGGATTAGAAACACAAACTATAGAAACACCATATGATTACGCTATTACGTTGGGTATTAGAAAGATAGCTAGATTTGGATATGAGAATAGAGCAAATACTTTTTACGATGGAACAGAAAGTTCATACTCAGATGCTGCTACTATAGGTAAAGTAAGAGGTTTAGAATTTTTATTTCAAGCAGATTTTAGAAGAGAACAAGGTGAAGACTATTTAGATCAACATCATTTTGTCAGACATGTAGATGATAAATATATAGTTAAAGTAGAATATCTTGAAGATGGTTTTGCTGATATAAAGTTTTTTGAATCATCACAAAGATACAGATATAAAGTAGATAATAAACTTTCTTTTAACGCAGGGATAGTTCAAAGAGTAGCAGAACCTTACGGGTATGATCCATTAGAAGAATGGGTGCTAGAAAACGGAGATATACATTATACATATCTTGCTATACAAGAAGGATATACAATAGATGTTTTTAATTCAGAATACTATGATCCTTCTGGCTCACTAGTTGCAACTAATCCAGAAGTATGGGAAGCAGTTGCAATACCTGAGATGTTAAAAAATTATACTGAGAAAAAAAGAAATGAATTACCTATACAATGGACACATTCATGGGTAGCAGGATTTGATTACTATAAGTATAGTAAAGAGTTTTGGTTGCATGCTTGGGGTAATGTAATGCCTCTTCATTATAGTGATGACAAAAATGAATTTAGTTATTACAATTTTAATGAAGGTCAGTGGTTAGATTACTCAGGTGGATTAATATTTGGATACAAATTAAATAAAAGTTTAGGTGCTTTTGTAGAAGGCAAATATAATAAATACTGGAATAAAAAATGGTATGATTTTAAATTTGGTGTTAATTACGTAATTTTTTAGTATATTATATATGACTAAGCATAGTAAATATTATTATGATAAAACAAGAAATTTATCATATGAACAAATAAAAAAATTAGAACAAATGGAAAAAATAAATTGGATTAACAGTTGGGCAAAAGGTAACAAAAAAGAAAAGTATGAAGTTTCTATACGCTTAGGTAGATTAACGTTATTAGAAGTTAAAGCTTGTTTGTTTTGTGAAGAAGACTGTTCTAGAAAAAGATTAAGAGTAATAGTGTTAAATTTTGGATTTGAAATATAATGGGAAATAAAAGTATGAATATGAGTCCTAATATGTTACGTGCTTTGCAAAATGCAAAAGGCATAAAACAAAAAAAGGTATATGGTGGCACAGCTCCTACAAAACCTGTAAGAAGACAAACAGGTGGTGGATGTGGTTGTGGTAAATAGTTATGACAAAAGAATTAAATGAAGATACAGGTTTTAGAGTTAGTATTAAAACTCTAATTGGTATTGCAATTGGTATAGCAACAGTTGTTGGTATGTGGTATGCTTTGCAAGCAGACATAGAAGAAGCTAAAGAACTTCCTGTTGCTCCTCCACCAGATGTAACTAGAATGGAATATGACATGAAAGATCAATTAATTAGACAAACCATTCAAACTACAGCTGATGATGTGGATGAAATAAAAGAAGATATAAAAAGGATTGAAGAAAAAATAGATAAGCTAAGATGAAAAAATTATTTATTATACTACTGTTTCTTCTACCTATAAATATATATGCACAAGTAACTGTTAGATATTTTAATGCTGAATGGAATAAAGCAAACGGAGTATCATGGTGTCATGAAAAAAAGAATGGCTTAAGTGATTGTGAAGTAAAAGCATATGATATAGGAAAAGATCCTAAAGTGCAAGATAAATATAAAGTAGTTGTTGTACCAACTATAATTATATTTAAAGACGGAGAAGAAGTAAAACGTTTTCAAGCTGATATTAGTTTTAAAATGTCAGCAACTAGAGAAGAGGTACAAGAAATTATTGACGAACAATTAATGAGTGATTTTTAAAATGGAAAGACAAAGTATAATAGAATATAAAAAAGGTGGAAGTAAAAAAGATGCATGTTATCATAAAGTAGTTAGACGTTATGGACCTAAAACATCTGCATACAGAAGTGGTGCAATGGCTAAGTGTCGTAAAGTTGGAGCTGCTAATTGGGGTAATAAATCAAAGAAAAAATAATATTAACAATTAAAATTTAAAATTATGCCACAAGGTAAAGGAACATATGGATCTCAAGTAGGTAGACCATCTAAAAAACAAAAAGGTGGAAATAACTGTATAGGTAAAGTAAAAGGTGTTGATGTATGCTCACTAACAATGAGACAACAAAAAACATTAGAAAAGCATTCTGTGCATCATTCAAAAAAACATATAGCAATGATGGTTAATGCTATGAAAAATGGAGCATCATTTGGAGCTTCTCATAAAATGGCACAGAAAAAAGTAGGAAAATAACATGGCTGTTAGAAAAACTAAAAAAGGTTTAGCCCTTAAAAGATGGTTTAAAGAAAAGTGGAGAACACCTAGTGGTAAGAAAGACTACAGTGGAGGTGAGAACACATTTAGACCTACTAAACGTGTAACTAAAGATACACCAACCACCTGGTCTGAATTAACTCCAGCTGAAAAAGCTAGAGCAAAAAAAGAAAAAGATACTAAAGGAAGAGTTAGTAGATATAAAAAGAAAAAAAGCAAAAAGAAAACTAAAAAGAAAGTTACAAGAGCAATGTGCGGAAAGGAATTAAAATGTGGTGGTGAAATGTCAAAAGCAATAATAAGATAGTGTTATGATGCAATCAAGTATAATAGAATTAGATACATATAAAAAAGGTGGTATGGCTGGATGTACAATCAAAAATGGTTGTAAAAGTAAAAAAGGAGGTCTTACTGCTAAAGGACGTAAAAGAATTAACCGTAAAACAGGTTCTAATTTAAAAGCTCCACAACCAGGTGGTGGTAAACGTAAAAAATCATATTGCGCTAGATCAGCTGGTCAGATGAGAATGCATAATATAAGTTGTAGTAAAACACCAGATAAAAGAATTTGTAAAGCTAGAAGACGTTGGAAATGTTAAAAAAATTATTATTATTATTATTATTTTTTAATTCAAGTTTTATTTTTGGACAAGGAAAAGAAACTATTATAAGTTTACAAACAGATAGTTATCCAAATGAAACTTATTGGATATTAATGGCAGATTCTTTATATGGTGATACTATATACGAAGTGCCTCCTGGACATTATACGCAACCTAATACAGGATATGTAGACACATGTTATATACCTGATAGTATAAGTACTATAGTGTTTTTATTAAGAGATACTTATGGAGATGGAATGGACGGTAGTTATTATGTTGCTGTATGTGGAGATACTATTATTAATAAACCAACTATTACTTTTAATAGTGGTATATATCAAACTAGAATGGTACCTCCCTGTTTTCCTAATCCCCCTCCTCCTGCTTTATGTTTACCTGCTAAAGTTATTATTAATTTAGATCAATATCAATCAGAAACATCTTGGGAAATAACTGATTCACTAGGATTTGTAGTAGCATCAGGTGGTGGGTATAATGCTCAACCTGATTATGGTACAGTTATTGTACCTGTATGTTTACCATTAGGACCTTTAAATTTTACTATTTTTGATGCTTATGGAGATGGTATGCAAGGTTCTTTATGGCAAGGACAAGATGGTTCTTATTTTGTAAAACAATGCAATGACACTTTAGTATATGGAACAGATCCTGCATTTGGATTAGACAGCACACATATTTTTGTTATTGACTCTTGCCCTCCTATATACGGATGTACTGATGATGATTATTTAGAGTGGAATCCATTTGCTACTGTTGATGATAGTAGCTGTCAAACATTAAAAGTATTTGGATGCATTGATTCAACTATGTATAATTATGATTCTAATGCAAATACAATGGATTTAATCCCACAGTGTGAGTTTACATTAATACTTCACGATCTTATGGGTAATGGATGGATAGGATCTAATTTAGAATTATTATTACCTGATACATCTTTTGTATTTACTCATTTAGGAGGATTTAATCAAGAATATCAATTTACTATAGATGCTCCAGATCCAGCAACATTTAGATTTAATATAACTCCTCAAGCATCTCTTACAACAATAGAGTGTGGATTTACTTTAATGAATCCTGAAGGAGATACTTTAATTAGTATACAACCACCATTTATACAACCTTTATTTCCATATTCATTTATTACTAATTGTGGTAATACTTGTATAGAAAAAGTATTTGGTTGTACAGATCCATTAGCATTAAATTTTGATTCTTTAGCAAATACAGATGACACTTCTTGTTATTATGTAGCTGGATGTATGAATCCCCTATACTTAGAATATGATTCAGCTGCTGACTATGATGATGGATCTTGTGCAACTTTAATTGTATTAGGATGCATGGATTCTACTGCATTAAACTATGACCCTTTAGCTAATGTAGAATTACAAGGATCATGTATTGCTATAGTAGAAGGATGCACAAACCCTTTAGCATTTAATTATAATATTAATGCTAATGTTGATGACTCAACATGTATACCAGTCATAGATGGTTGTACAAATCCTATAGCTCTTAATTATAACTCAGCAGCAAACACTGACGATGGTTCTTGTGTATTACCTATTCCAGGTTGCACTGATCCAAATGCATTTAATTATAATCCGCTAGCTAATGTAGAAGATTCTTCTTGCATTGGAATTGTGTATGGTTGTACTGATCCTACAATGTGGAATTTTAATGCACTTGCTAATGTAGACAATGGATCATGTGAACCATTTGTTTATGGTTGTATGGACTCAACAATGTTTAATTATAATCCTATTGCTAATACAAGTGATAATAATTGTATTCCTTATATATATGGCTGCACAGATCCTGTAGCTCTTAATTATTGTGATTCTTGTAATACAGATGATTTTAGCTGTATACTTCCTATATATGGATGTACTGACAGCACTATGTTTAACTATAACCCTTTGGCTAATGTTGATAATAATACTTGCATTCCTTACATCTATGGTTGCACTGACCCTAGCATGCTTAACTATAACTCCCAAGCTAATACAGAAGATTTCAGTTGTATACCTTTCATTTATGGTTGTACTGATAGTAGTGCCCTTAACTATGATTCATTGGCTAATACTGAAAATGGTTCTTGTATTGAAGTGGTTACAGGATGTATGGACCAAACTGCGTGGAACTATGAAGCATTGGCAAATGTTAATGATTCCTTGTCTTGTTTATATGATGCTGCTTGTATCACTGGTCCTGGTAATCCTTATTGGTTAAATGATGAGTGTTATGCTTGGGTTATATCAGTAGATAACTACTGTTGTGAAAACGAATGGGATACTATATGTCAAGCAACATATAATTATTGTGGAGGTAATTGGAGTGGACCACAACCACCTGCTAGATGGGTTGAACAACAAATTTATATATATCCTAATCCAACAACAGGAATAGTAAAGTTTAATTTATTATTAGATGTTACTGTGTATAATAATGTTGGAAAAGCTATATTACAAGAAAAAGAAGTAAATACAATTGATATATCAAGTTTTAGTAAAGGAATTTACCATTTTGCTATTAAATATCAAAATAAAATTGTAAATTATAATATAATCAAGAATTAAAATTAAAATAAAATGTCAACATATTCAATTGCTGCACGTGTAACATTATCTGGAGATGGCGTAAGTTCAGATGGAATTAATATAAGTGAATTAAATACTTATAGTATTACTCAACCTACTGTTGAATCAGGAGCCATAACTATTAAAACTACTAATGCAAATTTTTCTACTTTTGATGGAACTCATAATTCTAGTGTTAGACTTTTATATGTAAAAAATACAGGTTTATCTACAGATGGTACTATTACTTTTAGTGTTGGCGGTTCTACTAGTGCAAGTACTTTTATAACTGTTTATGGAGATCCTACAGCTGATCAAACAATAACTCTTATATCTTCAGATGGTACTAGCAAAACATATATAGCTAAAGATGCAGAAAATGTTGCTTCTTTACAATTTAAAAGAACTGGTACTGATGCTGAAGTAGCAACTTCACTAGAAGCTTGTATTGAAGCATCTACAGGACATGCAGGAAAAATAGTTGTAGATAATGATGGTGCTGGTACATTAAGATTAACACAAGCTACAAAAGGTTTAGCAGGTAATACTGTAGTAACTTCAACTTTAGCAAATGTTAGAACAGGAAATTTTTTAAATGCTACTGTAACAAGTGAAAATTTTGCAACTATAAAACCAGGTGAGTGGATAACTATACCTATAGCTGCAAATGCAATTGTAAATACAACAGCAACTGCAGATGCACCTTGTGAATATGGATGGTATAGAATAGTTTAAAATAAATAAAATGGCAACAGTAACAACACAATTAACTTTAGTAAGCTCTACATCAACTAGTGCTACTGTAAATTTAGAAGTAAGTGATACATTAAATACAACTAATCCAGTTGCAGGGGTATCAAGAGTAACAGTTTTACATACAGGTTCAGGAACTGATATTATTGCTGCAAGTGGAACAGATACATTATATACTTATTTAAGAAATATGGATCCTACTAATATAGTAGATGTTAGAACAGCAGCTGGAGTAGTAATAGCAAAGTTGGGACCACATGAAGCAATGTGGCTTCCTGTTTATTCTGCAACAGGTTTAGAACTATTAGCTAATACTGCATCTTGTGTTGTTGAATATGCTTATTGGAAAAAATCATAATTATGGCAACAATAGACCCAAATAACGTAGAAGTAAAAAAAGGATTTGTCTTTAATGAGACAGGTAATATAATGATGTCTACTACAGACATGCAAAGTCAAGAAATAGAACAAAGTGTAAGAGATGTATTTGCTGAAGTATCAGTATTTTTTGCAGCTATGACTAAAGCATTAGAAAAAAATGCTGCAGATGATATGAAAGGTATAGACAAAGATGGTACTATAACAGGTACAAAAGGTAATGCATATAACTTTTCTTTATATGATTATAATGCATTAAAAAAGATTATAGATAATTCTGGTTGTTTTATACAAGTGAATGAAGAAGATGTAAATCACAAAACAGATTCTTGGGGTGTAACATTTTCTAAAGAATTAGTAGAAGCTGTTCTTGGATTAGCTACAGGAACTGGTGAATTAGCATTTGCAAAAGCTATGGTAAGTTCTATTGGTAAAGCAGGATTGCAAATAGGTAGACGTACTACCTCTGACTCAAAAAAAGTTGCTAATATTATATTTGTTTGTGAATATTTATTAGGAATGCCAGTTATTAGTGCTATAGTTATTACTGCAGATATGGAAACACAGTCTCAATCATTTAAAGCTGGTCCATGTTTTAGTGAAGAATCAACATCAACAGATTTAACAATACATAAAGATACATATATGTTTGTAACTCCTGCATTTATAAAACAATATTCAGGAGATTTAATTTCAGGAATTAATGATCCAGATTTTGAAAAGTTAACAGGTATATTTACTTCATATCTTAACCCTTCAAAACCTGCATCTACTCCTAAAAGTAAAACAACTAATTAAATAAATAAAAAGATATGTCAACTATAACTTCAAAATTAACTTTATCAGGTACAGGTGTAACATCAGATGTTTTATCTATTACACAATCAAGTACTTTTAATGTTACACTTCCTGCTATAGAATCAGGGACATTAAATGTTACATCTACTGCAATAGATTTAGTTCCTGGAACACCATCTAAAACATTTATAAATGCTTGTTCTGATTTTGCTTCAGGTCCTACTTCTTATCCACATGTTCTTACAGCTGTACTTAAAGCTGATGGAGTAGTTAGTCAAGGAGCTCAAACGTTTACAATGAATGTTACAACGTTACCTTCTGGAGGAGCTAATTTTAGAGTATTTAAAACTACATCTACAGGACAAAATTTCTTTGGACCTGCAACAGCATTAACGCTAGGTTCAAATACTTTTACAGTAGCAGCTACTAGTTTTGATAGAACGGTTAAGTTTCAGTTTTCAAAAGGAGATGTTGAGTTTGATTTTTTAAGTGTAAATGGAAGAGCTTCATCATGTGTTACATCTTCAGAAACTGATAAACGAGTATATTTATATGCAAAAAATACTGGTACAATAGGAACATCTGATAATGTTCATATAAAAATAGGAAATGGACAAATTATTGCTGATTTAGCACCAACAGAATGGTTATTTTTTCCTGTTGAAGAAGCTTTAAATTTAAAAGTAGATACTGTCACTAGTTCTGGTACAAGTACAATTGAATATTCATACTTTACAGCAGCATAGTGGCAAAAGATTGGATGAAAACAGCTGTAAAAAAGCCTGGTGCTTTAAATGCAGCTGCTAAAAAAGCAGGGAAAAGTAAGTCTGAGTATTGTAAAAATCCTCCTTCTGCTAAAGCAAAGAAGAGATGTACATTATGGAAGACATTTAATAAATTTAGACCACGTAAAGAAATGGGTGGTTCTATTATTGTTTAATAATTAAAATTAGAAATTATGCCTAATATGAAAAAAAATATGTTAATGATGACACCAGCGGAAAGAGCTGCAATGGCAAAAATGCAAATGATGGAAGGTTCAATGATTGTACCACCTATGATGGCAAAAGCTGGTAAAGAACTTAAAAATATTCCAAGTGATAATAAAGGTTTACCTATGTTATCTGAAGAAGTACGTAATACTATGGGTTATAAAATGAAAGGTGGTCCAATAGGAGGAATGCCTAATGAAGAATATAAAAAGAAAGGTGAAGTAAAAGCAATGAGATACTATGGTGGTGGAAGTACTTATGGAAGAAGAAGATCATGAGTATTTTAAGTAATTTATTTACTGGTGGTGCTAGTGATCTTGTTAAAAGTGTTGGTGGAGTTATAGATGATTTACATACTTCTAAAGAAGAAAAGCTAGAAGCTGCACAAAAAGTAAAAGAGTTAATAGCTAGCTATGAAACTCAAATGGAAAAAGAAATAACAACAAGATGGCAGGCTGATATGAAATCTGACTCTTGGTTGTCAAAAAATGTTAGACCATTAGTTCTTATTTTTTTAGTTGTTTGTACAGTATTAATGATATTTATTGATGCTGGTTCAATTAAATTTGTAGTAGAAGAAAAATGGACTGACCTGTTACAAATAGTATTAATTACGGTGATTGGTGCCTATTTTGGTGGTCGTTCATTAGAAAAAACAAAGAAATAATGGTTAAATGTGCATGTGGTAAAACAAAAGCTGAGGATGGTTCATGTGATGGTTCTCACAATAAATGTTAATTTTAAGAAAATAATATTATGGCAAAATATAAAGTAATTACTGACGGAGATGAAACTCAAGCATTAGGTAGAAAATTTTCATGGAAAAAAATGGATCAAGCAGCTTTAAAAGAAGCATATGATCTTGGATTAACTAGTTTTGTTGAAAAAATAGAAGACAAAGTTAAAGTTAAAAAAGTTAAAAAAGATGAGAAATAGTTATAAAGAAGCATTAAAAAAAGCTGCAAAGAGTTTAAAAGTTAAATATCAAAGTACAGGTGAAGTTAAAACAGAAGTAATACCTGATAGAATTATTAATGGAAGTACTGAAGCAACACCTTTAGCTAAAACAACAAAAGGGCAAACTGTAAAAAGTAAATAAATGTCTAAAGATAGAAAGTATAACTATCCTATTGGTAATAATAAATTAAATTCTATTATTAAAAATAGCAGCACTAAACCTACAACTAAATCTAAACCTAAATCTAGTTGTAAAATGGTAATGATTAAGTAATGGGACCTTATAGACTTTTATATTTTAAAGAATTAAGTGGAGAAGGTAATCCTTTAGATATATCAATACCTTCATCATTAATTATTAGATCTGAAGCAGTAAACGCTACAACAGTTAGAATTTATTTTAGTGATCCTGTTAATACACGTGCTAGTAGTAATGGTTATATTACATTAACAACAAATAGTGGTAAATCACAAGAAGTACATTATTCTTTTTTATTATCAGTTCATCCAGCAATATTTGCAATTAATTCTCCTAGTAATAATAGTTCTGTTCTTATTTATGATACAAGTATAACTGATGTAACTGCTATAACTTGGACTCCTGGTTCTTAAATTAGAACGTAGCCCAGCAGCAGTAACTACTGGGCTTTATGTATAGGAAAGAGTTGGTTTAGGATATGGAAGAGAAACCTATACATAATTGTTCTAAAATATATATCTAATAGTATCTAAATTAAAATATTTACTGTAAATTTTTTTAAAATTTTCTAATGCTTTTGTTTTTTTCTTAATTGGATACCTGAGTGTACCATTAAGATTTTTAGGTTCATCAGAGTATTTCATTAATTCACGTACTTCTTCAGAAGATCTTATCATTTGATTAACATGATTAGTTAAAGCAATAACTTCACATTTATTTTCTCCTGCATATTTTTTTACAAGTCTAAATAAAGAATCATACTCTTTACTCCAACCTGGATAAAAAACAAGTGGACTATAATTTAAATGTACTTCCCATCCAAGATCTTTTAGTCTATTAACATCATGTATTCTAGATAATATCTTTTGCATTTTTGGTTCAAGTATATTAGAATATTTTTGTGGCATAAGACTAACACGGACTCTAGGCTTTTTATTAAAATGATTAACATCAAGTTTAAGTAATCCTGGATACTTAGTAGCCATAGTACTATTAAGTTGTGGATGATTATCATATCTTTTTAAATAATCATGTAATGGTTCAGGCATTTTATGTTGCATTAAAACTAAATCAGAATTGCATGCAATGTCTACCATTGTATATATTGGATCTTGTTGATTAGGAACTTTAATATATTTTTTTTCCCACTCAACTACAGAGTTAAATATTTCATTAACATTTAAGTTAACAAAAACTCTTTTACCATTGTATCTAGACATATAACAATAAGTGTTTACACAACCACCAAAACATCCATATATAATGTTTGGTGCTATACAATCACTACTATTATTATTTGTCTTTGTTATTAATGTTTTTGTTACTTGCCGTTTTATGGCCATATAACTACAATATTATTCCCAGTAAATGAAGATAAATTTTTCTTTGTCATAATTTTTTTTAATAGGGTCTTGTTTTGGGTATTGCTTTTTTAATTTTTTCTTTTGTTTTTTTTCTTTTTTCTTCTTGTTCTTCATCAATTGCAATCTTTAATAAACATAGATAACCAATAAGATCATCTACTGTATCATAAACTTCAGGTGTTAGACCAGCATTTTCAATACGTGCTATTTTGTCATCTATTCTTGCACATATATTTTCTATAGCAGATCCTTTTGCAAATATATTTCTTGGGTTTGTTGCAGAATCACCATAACTACTATTTTTTTTCAGTAACAATTTTGTTACTTTTTCCATAGTTACTTTTATTTTTTCTTGCGTTGTCATAATTATTTAAATTTTTTTCTAATTCTTTTTGTTGTTCTACTCTAACTCCTTGTTCTATAGCATATTTACCTAATAAATACATTACAAATAAAATTATTAGTACTATAATTACTTCATTCATTTTTTTACAGTTTTTAAATTAACATTAAATTGAGATTGTTTTAATCTTTCAGGTAATACAATTTCTACTAAACATGTATCACAAGCTTCACCTTTAGATTTAACTGGGCTAGGATTATGCCCATAGTTCTTTATAGTGTTATTACATATACAACATTTCATATCTTAATCTTTATACCATACAGCATACACTGCAGCTTTATCACCAGTAGGTTTACCTTGTGCGTTTCTAAGTGTAGCATCACACATATGTACTTTTTTTAATATACTTGGTCCATCTTTTTTAGATGCACTCCAATATTTAGGATTTTTACTATTTAATTTTCTTTTTTTTGTCATAAGCATTAGTTTAAAAACTTTAGAGGGAGTTACACAGGGTAAGAATAACCCCCTCTTCAGTCCAATCATGTCAGTGATTTAAATTTTAAAGTCTCCGAATGTATCAAAGTCTTGAGCTTCAAGATCAGCTAAAACTCCATTTACGTCTCCAGTATAAACACCATTATGCGGTATATAACTTGGTAACGAGCTTGAGTCATAAGTTTTTATATTGACGTTACTTAGTAATTCAGACGTCATAAACTTATGGAACTTTTGTTGATCTGTCATCCACGATCTTGGATGTGATAACTTAAGAGCATGTGTTACGTGATTATAAAAGGCCCATCCACTATTAGAATTTGCATTATAATCAAATGATGGTTTGTCAATCTCTCTTTTAACAGATGATAATTGTGTTGCATCTAGAATTTTTTCTTCTACAAACAAACGTCCTAGTAATTCAGCTTGCTGTTTAAGAGATAAGTTAGTTTTTTTAAACTCATCTTTATCCTGGATTAACTGATTAAAGTGTTTATGTGCATACTTAACTTGTGATGCAATTTGTCTTTGCACTTCAATATCAGCAGACCCTGTGTGTTTTCTAGCAAATGTAGCCATGTCACCGTGGATCATACCGTTATTACATACAAATACATAACCTCCTATACCGCATTGAAATCTTGTACTTTTATCATATGAATTAGTCCAAGCAAACATCATACCCATATCATCATCATGTGTAGTAACTATTTGATAAATACCTTGTGCAATACGTGCATTAGCATTACATCTAAATGTTTTCTTTTTTATAATGAAATTGTTTTGTTTTAATAGATTCTCAGTGTGATCTATAATACTTTTATGAGGAATAACTGTGTAAGTTTTTCCATGAAGTGGTAGCTCTGCATTGCACAGATCTACCTCTGAAACATTAGTTGGTTTACTATATCCCATATCTTAATTTTTTACAAATATATAAATTAATTTTACTGAAACAAACTCATTTGGTTAGTTTTTACACCTAAAATGTTATTTATTTCTCTCTCAATGGCATCTAGATAATATTTTTCATTAATATCATAAGAAGCCCATTCCCGTGGTTCTGCTTTATTATAAAGTGTTTGCATCCAATGACCAGCTTCTAGTTGTATTTGACGCCCATCATTTTTATTTACTTTAATTAGCTTTACACCATTATTTGATATATAATATCTATTGATTTTTTGTAGTTCGTCTTCATGTCCACTACCATCTTTAATATATCTAGCTACTTGTTTCCAATTACCTTTAGATTTACCTCCAATACAATAATCTAATATATTTCTATTATGTTTAATACTATACTCTGGTAAAGTTCCATCAACAAAGTAAGCATATAAGGCTTTTGGAATAATTAGTTTAGATTTGTTTTTATGAAGAGCTAATCCTTCAAACTCAAACCGTCCTTTACATTTAGCTTTACCATTTTCATCTACTGCAATATAATTATTAACATCAGCAAGAACAAGTTTAGAATATGTACCGTGTTCTAGATTTAAATTAGTAATCTCCTCCCACTTTTTACATACTTCCATATATAAATCTTGTTTAGATCTAGGTATTATTGTCTCAACACCATCTGTATTTTGCATTAAAGGTGTTGCTTCTGGTATTGCTTCCATGATCATTTCATAAAGCATCATCAGTGTAAGTTGACCATTAACAGTAATAAACATAGTAAATTGTGGATCATATAGAAAAGAGTTTTTATCATTACTAAGACCATATGTACTATTAAGTATAATTTTATATACATAGTTCATAGGATTACTCTTAGGAATTTTTTTTCTTTCTGTAAAGAACCATTCGTATAGTTCACAAAATGCTTTCTTGTCTAAATGTGCAGGTGCAATCTTATTCATAATAGCAAGATTAGGATAAAAAGATGTAACATCAGAAGACATTATAACATTATCTTCATCAGATTCATATACACCTGGTCTAGCTGCACCGTGTGCACCACCTAAACCAAAATCAGTTTTAACACCTTTATACTTAACAGAATATTTAAATCCACCTTTAGTATAAAGAGGGTCTAATTCTACTGCTTTAAATCTATCTAAAAGATTAGTAAATTGAGGTGTCTCAAACTTAATATAATCAAGTATTAAATCTTTAATTGTAATTATACTTCTATATGTTCTAAGTTTTTTAAGATCATACTTAGGTATATTAAGTTCTTTACTAAGGTAATAAGCAAATAACTCTTTACTAATCCTTGGTTCAGATGCACTATAAAGATTAATATTATATTGTTCAGTAAGATTTTTTCTTAAAGCAATTAATGGTTTACATTTTTCAAATATTTCTTTTGTTGCATCAACATCATTAATACAATATTCTATTATAAGATCAAGTTGTTCTTTTGTATCTATACTAGTATCATGATGAATAGGCATATCTAATATATTATCCCAATCCATTGTATATTCAATCCACTTAAGGCTAGAACGTTTAGCTGGATTGTCCCAGTGATTAAGTTTAAATAAATCAATTTGTTTAATACTCATTTGCCACTCAGGAAAATCTTGAAATTCTTTAGCATTAGCTTTATTAATTGCTCTTTGTGCATAACCATATATTTCTTCAGCAATTGTTTCTCCATCCATTTTATCATGGTTACCTTCTTTATGGTTTTTTATTATATTGTGGGTCACTTGTGCATCAAATGCTAATCCATTATAGGATATGTGCCACTCATTGTTATCTATATTTTGTTTTAGAAAATCTATAAACTTATTATAATCATTTTGTAATTTACAAATAGAGAAAATATGTGTTTCCTCACTTTTGTAATGTTTAAATACTGCTACAAAACAATTATTTAAAGTCTCATAATCCATTATCCAGTGATTCATATTAATTAATTTATATATAGAGACAAAAAAAGGGACACAAAGTCCCTTTTCTTTAATTTTAAATATATTTTATTTCATAACTTTTAAATTAGCAGCTTCCATAATAGGATCTCCTGCAGGGTCTGCTGCATTTATTTGGTTATTAAGTTCTACATCTAAATACTGTGTATAATCATATGAATCAGCATTTAAACAGAACCCTTTAAGAAAAGATTCAATCTCTTCTCTTTCAGAAACATAATATTCAGCATATGTTTCTATTAATCTTCTCTCTTCTCTGTAATCTTTACCATTCTCACGTTTTGAAATTTTTAATTTCATTGGATCACCATTATCATCAAGCTTTGGTAGCATATGATATGATTGTTTTGAATGTTTTGAAATTACTGCAAGTATTTTACTACTTGGATCAAAGATTGCTTCCATATAAGGACAAGCATCAGTGACTGGAATAGCCTTAAATGATTTGTAAGGCCCCCAATTAGATGTAATTAACATCATACTTTTGTCCACTTTTAATTCTGTGGTTTTTACTTTTTTTGCCATAATTAAATTTAATTTTGTTAACTCTGCAAAGATATAATATTTTGTTTAAATAATTGTATCTCAGTTGAATTAAATATTAAACATTCTTTTTCTAGATTTGGTTTATCACATAATTCATATACATCCTGTATAATATTTAAGTTAACATTAAGTAAATTAGCATAATCTTCATGCCAATATTCAGGAAATAAAAAACTTTCTATATATTCTGCAATAGTTCCTTTGTCTCCAAAGAAATCCAAGATTGTTTCTTTACCTCCTTTTGATAACTGTGAATATTTACCTTTAGCAATTCTATTTACATCAGGTTTATATCTAGAAAAATCAAAAGTAACAATAATTGTAGTAATAGATTTATTTTCTATATAAATACTATGTCTAAATAATCTATTAGATTTTAATATTAATAGTTCAAAGTCTCTAAATTTTTCTATTTGTTTAGGTGTAACTTTGTAAACACATATAAATTGATAATCTTCTGTTTTATACACATTGTCCCAAGACATATATGTATTATTAGGTACAAACTTTACCCCTTTCTTTATATTTAGAAAAGGGTAAAGAAACACCTTGCTTTTTTGAAAATATTCTTTATATATACTATTCAAATGCTTTTTGTTTTTTATTATCAATTTTTTTATATCTTCTGGACTAAAGTCAAAACTAAATTCCATTAGATTAAAGTGTTACTGATCTAGTTATAAACTCATAAGGTAAATCATATCTACACTTTGTATAATGAAAGTTAACAATTTCTAATAGTTTATGCAAATTATCCGTCCATTGATTCAATGTATTATTACTTACATCAAATGCATAAGTTTGATCATATTTGTCTATAACTACAAATTTAAAAGAAATATTATACGTTTGTGCAACTTTTTCATCAACATTTTTTCCAACAAGAATAACATAAATTGCTGCTTGTAACCAGTATTTATAAAAATCAACAGTTTCTGGAAAATCCATAAGACTTTTACCTGAAGTTTTAAGGTCAATTATAGTAATTGTTTTTGTCTCATGATCAATAACATATCTATCAACAATACCTTTTAATCCAAAATTATATTTAGTAAGTTTACAATCTAACTTTTTCTCATTGTATACTTCTAAACTATCCATTTCAAAATCTGTTACTTCATGAGTAAATAAAGACATTATATTTGCATTATCTTTTAACATTTCAACACGGTTTTTACAACGTTCTAGTGTATCTTGATCTATAATATCTTTATTACTTTCAAGTAAAAATTTAAAATATTCTTCATTTTCAGATGTTTGAATTTTAGCAAGTCTTTTATTATCATCTTTAAAAGATTGATAAAGATTTTGATTTTGTAAAGCTGTTATAATCTCTGAGTCTAAATCATTTAAATTATTTTTAGGATATTGTTTAAGCTCATTTAAAACGCGTCTAACAGCATCAGATGGCACTTTACTAGGTAATACTGTAAACATATTATCAAAGTCATCTGGTTGAAGAAGGAGAGTATGTATAACTCTCCCTTCAACTAAATGTTTGTCCATCTTAACTTCTTTTTCTTTTAAGATATATTCTTTATAAAAGATTCTAGGTGAAAACAATAGTCTATTCATTGAAGAATAACTAAAGTTAAACTTAGAATCCATAAATTCTTTTTCTTTTTGTTTATCTATTTTCATAATTAAAATGGTAAATCATCTATTGCTTCTTTGAGTAATACTTCTCCAATGTTTTTATCTATACATTTTTTAGCATACTCTGCTTTTAATTTTAAATTAGATCTTGTAAATTCAAATACAGTATCTGCACTAAGACCAAAAGTACTTTCAACTACATTTTCATATACAGTATCAAGCATAGCTTCCATAACAAAAGTTGTTAAACCTTTATCTTTAGCTAAATGTTTTATAAACTGATCATATGGTGATGCATTATGTCTAGCATAAGATAAATTATATTTTTCAAACTTTTGTCTCATTGCTTTTACATTAACATGATTCCAAGATTTAACACTTTTAAATTGACTTTCAGTAAATCTAAAAAATAATAATGCTAAAAAACCTTTAGATTTTTCAAAATTACAATTAGCCATCATTTCTAAACCTAGTGTATAATTTTCTTTATCATTACCTTTAAACATTTGACATAGTCTTTCATATATTTCAGTATTAATAATTAAAGAATCTTCTGTAGCTTTTTCTGCTAAAGCAGTATCCCAAACTAGTTTAGATTGATTAGATAAAAGTGTATCTGTCATTTCTTTATCATCAGTTTCTATATAACAATGATAACCTTTTGAGTTATAACCTTTTTTAAGAGCTTTATGAAATATTTCTATAGAATCACTTTCATTATAATAACCATAAGGCACATTCATTATATAATAAACATCAGCTTCTAAATTATTAAGTTTAATTTTTAAAGCATCACTAAAAGTATTTGGTTTTGTTTTATTAATAAGATCAATGATACTTAATAAATCAGCCCCATATATAACATTACTCCATATATTTTTAGTTATAAATTCAAGATATTTTCTACTTATAATTATTCTATCAGCTGCATTTATATCTCTAATAACTTTAGCATTATATTTTTCACAAATAGAATTCATTTTTTCTCTAGGTAAAGATAATTTTTTACATCTATAAAATGTTTGATTATCTATATTATCTAAATTATTTTTATTTGTTGAATCATCTAATTGTTTCATGATTTGTGTATTACGATCATTCCAACGTGATGATGATCCTATATAATAACCCAATTGATTTGCATCAAAATGTTCTACAGGAGATGTTTTTCCATCAGGAGTTCTAAAACTTAATTTAATTATTTTATTCATTTGTTTTTTGTTTTAAATATTTTCTATACTCAGGTTTTAATTGGACTTTAAAAGTATATAAATCTCTATTTTCTATTCTTATTTCTTTTCTAACAATAGATTCTAAATATTTAAAACTTTTATTGTCAAGTTTTTCCTTTTTTTCTAACCAATTAATCATTTCTAAAGCATTTTTATGATAAAAATCTTCTATTTCAGAAACATTTATCCAAAATTGGACATCTTTATTTCTACTAGAATATTTATATAAGCTACTACCTATTCTTTGAGATAATTCCCAAAGTAAATGATAATTTTCAGTATACTTTATAGTAGGTAATATTGCTTTTACCATAGCAGTATCATCATCATTATAACTAGATGATAATGATTTTAAATCTTTTATTAATTGTACTGTTAATTCAACTTTATTAGCAGATTGATTCATAATTTTCTCAACATCCCATACTTCAGCTAATCCTTGTTCAACATGATATGCAGAATTTACTGCAAGACCTGTTAATAACCAAGAATCTACTGGTAAAGAATGTTCTTCAGTCCAATTACGCCTTGTCCAATCATCTAGTTTACCATCTATAATTACTCTAGCATATTCACCATTCCTCATGTTATCAGGATTTTGTGTATAGTTTGTAATTATGCTTGATCCATCTTCTACAGCATCATAGTTCCATAATTTAGGAAACATAATTCTATTTTGAATTGTCTCACAATTATCAAAATTTTTTTTTAGATTATCATTAGTTATAAATAAATCTGCTTGTGTATAATCATTTGTCACTGTAATTTTATGTTCTTTTAAAGCAGCTTTGATTCTATCTAAAGATAAATCTGCATTTGGTAATACAAATGCTTTTTTCATTTTTGTTAAATCAGGTGCTTGAGATTCATCAGAATTATCAGATAATATTTCTAATAGTTTATTAAAAGTACAATGTGATTCATCTACATATACAGTTTCTATAGTGCCGTTTGCACCATTAGCCATGATCCCATAAGGATCACAGCTAATATTAAAATGTGCAATTGCATCATCTAAATGTTTTTGATATACATTTTTTGTTGCCATTATTTTACAGTCATTTTCATGATTTCAGGATTCATCATGAGTTTGTTAAACTTCTGCTTATTACCATTAAAGATAGTTCTAATAACTAAATACTTAAGATCATTAGTAAAATACTCTTTAGTACATAGTGCAATTAATCTATCAGTAATTTTTTGTGTTATAGTATTATCTTTAGAATAAACTACAGCATAGTTTGCTAATCTTGTAGCAAGAGTTGAAGCAATATCTGCTCTATATGCATCTCCTGTACCTACACAACCACCAAGTTCACCAAGAATATATTGTTCATTATCATGTGTTAATAAATCTTTTGGTGTTACAAGTTTATCTAATTTATTATTAATAAATGTAGTAAACATAGATGCAAATTCATCACCTACACTACCTTCACCAATCATTTGAACCATAGATAGTTGTGACTCAAAATTATCAAAGCTAGATATAGCATTAAAGAAAGTTGTAATAGACCTAGCATTGGTTTCTTGTGTTACAAGTTCAGGGTGCATCAATAAGAAGTTAATACAACGTGTATCTATACCTTCTTCTTCTGCCCACCGTGCCCATACATCTACATCAAACTTTAAGTTTGCAGTAATGTAACGAGTTTTTTGTGCTGAGTCAATACTATTAACCATATAGTCACCATTGTCTGGATTACTAGTTAATATAATATGCCAATCTTTTGGTAAAGACCAAGAAATATATTGCTGACGGTCAACTAATTCCATAACAGCTTGAATAAATCTCATATCTGCACGATTCCAGTCATCAAGAAGAAGTATACCTCCATCTTTTTTATCTGCAATCCATTCTGGTGCACAATAAGACATTCTATTCTTACCTGTCATTTTCCAACCTTGTTTGAGATATTCTTCTACTGCAAGTTCATCAACCCATTGTCCAACTTTTTTAGTTATAGTAGCATTACTAACTTGTGCAGAGGCTGCAGCCTTTTGTGCAGCAGTGTAATTAAGATCATCAATCTTTTGTGCTACTTTTTTTTCTCTAAACATTTGGAACTGTCTAACTGGAAAACCTACAAGGTCACCCAACTCTTCTATCTGTGCTAAGTTTAACTTAACAAAATTTAATTTATGTTCTTTAGCTAATTGTACTACAGATGTTGTTTTACCAATACCTGATTCACCTACAATTTCTATTGCTACTGGTTTTTTACCATTTTCTTGTAGAAATCTGTTGTTTGCAATTATGTGATTTACAAAACCTTTTACTTCATCAATGTTTAAATTTACTTGAGCCATTTGTTTTTTTATTTTAATTAATTAATTTGTATTTTTTGTCCTGGTAAATCTTCATTTATCTGACAGTTACTACTATGTACCCATAATGCATTTCTTGGGCAATCTTCAGGTGGATAACACTCACCGTCTGTTAAATATATTAAGGCAGTATATTTACCTATATCATTATAATGATCTATAACAGGTTGAAACTCTGTACCACCTCTACCTTTAATTTCCCAATCTCTTCTTGGATTGAATTCTTCTATAGAGTTGATTTGTGTATCACATTGTACAACTGTAATTTTATGACCTGTTTTATGCATATGCACAAGTTCATTCATAAATTCTTTTAGTTCACTATTAGATACTGATCCACTTGTGTCAACACCAACACAAATATGATTTTTAAATTTAATTTTAAGACCAGGGTTACCTGAATATCTTTTATTAAATTTACGTCTCAATTTTTTTGTGTAAGAAACAGTAGAATTACCAACAAATCTTTTTAAATAACCTTTCCAATCAAATGATGGTGGTTCAACATGTGTAAGTCTATTAATTAAACCTGCTAATTCACCTGGTATACTACCACGTCTTTTTTCAGTTTGTTCTGCAGTTTCTTTAAGTTGATGTTCAACTTGTTTTTGTACAAGCTTCTTATCAGCTTCTGATAGATCATCAAATTCTTTCCATGTTTTATGATCATATGGGCTATCTCCATCCATTTGTTGCATAACATTATTTAATGCATCACATGTACCATCTTCACAAGCTTGTTCTAGTAATTTATAATATACTGAAGTACCTGCTTTTGTAGGTAATTGTAAATCTTTAAATGTATCCAATGTTAAACCACCTTCTGGTAAGTAGTTATGATCTATATACTGATTAATTTCAATATCTGCTGCAATATTAAATAATTTATGATTTGGAAATCTATCTTTCATTGTCATGTGTCCAAAAGATACATGTAACAATTCATGTTTTAATAATCCAATTTGATGTTTATCAGGTAGATTCATAAAAAATTCTGGATTTACTGCTAATTGTACTCCAATACCTTTTGGAGATACACCTGCTGTAGGTAAATCAGTTCTAAAGACTTTGTTAAGTCCAATAAGAAAGAGCCCGTAAAAGGGCTCTTCTAATATTAATGTTTTACTTGCTCTTGCAAGCTTATCTTGAACAATTTGATTTTTCATATGTTTAATTCTATTTTAATATCTCTTATAATGTTATGAAAGTTATCATATAATAAATGATCTTTAACTAATTTTATAACTAAATCACGCATTATTTTTTGTTCTAATTCCATTTCTGGTTTTAAATGTTTTTTAATAATTGGAAATAAAATTTGCCATTCTAATTGATTTGGTTCAACTAAAAAGTATCCTTTAAATCTTTCATCATTCATTAATGTATATCTACCATTATGTGCTAATGATTTACCTAATAAAGTTAATATAACTTCACTATTATTCATATTAGCTCCTCCAATCATATTATATAATGTTTCTAAAGCAACATTTTGATCTTCTTCACCACCTGATAGCATTTGTTTAAGTCTAAGAAATGATGAATAATCCATTTTTAATTTTTCTTTCATAATTAATCTTCTATTTTAATTGTTTTTAACATCCACATAGGTGGTTTTTTTGAAGTTATTGCTTGTAACCATTCTTTAGCAGTTGGTATATAATTGTTGCAATCTTCTTTAACATGTTGTTCACCTACGTATCTAGTATATACTGTTTTACCATCTGAATTAACAAATGATTTTCCAAATTTTTGTTCACATTCAAAAATACCTTCTGAATGATGTCTCCATAATCTATGAGCTGAATTACCAAACCATGCTTTAGTTTCATCAAACCATTCATGTATATGTATATAGTCTTCAGATTTTCCACCCCATTTTCTTACTGATGATCTACTATGTAGTAACGGATGGGCCATTTATTTCAAATTTATATTCATAATTTTCTTGAATATTTTGATAATGATTTATTTCAACTTCTAATATATTTACATAAAAAGTAGCACTTCCATTACCACCTGAATTATTGATCCAATCATATTCTATATTATCAGATAATAATTTATAAAAAAATTCATCAAGTTCATTTAAAGTTTTTTTAACTTGATTTGTATTAATAGATTTATCTTTAATATCATAAGCTTCTAGATAATCTATACAACCATCATCTCCACCACCAGAATAATCTATCATTACTTTATATACATTTGAATCTCTAAGGTTTGCTATCAGCATCCTTTCTTTTATTTTTAGACGCATAACTTTTTTCTATTTTAATTAATACTCCTGGACTTTCTTTATCATACTCAAAATCTTCTAAAACTGGTATAATAAAATTTGCATTGTCATCTTCAATCCAACCATGTTTAACCATTTCATCTTGCACTGTTTGTAATGGATTTACATGATCAAATTTATGACGTGTTCCACGAATAAATTTAAAAGAAACATATACTGGTAATTTATATTTAGCAAATTCTTTTGCAAAAGAAGCTGCATGCTTCTTATAAATACTATCTGTATCTTTTCTATACTTCATAGTAGTTTTACTTGCTATAAAAAATTTACCTGTCCACCTTCTACTATTTTTTG